GGAATTTATACATCCGTGTGGGTAACCAGTGCTTTACATGGGGCGTAGCAGCCATAACAGCAAGCATTTTCTCAGCGAGAGCCAAGGAGTACATGTCACCAGAATCAAACCAACGGAAGTGGGTTTGATTTTGCAAAGCTTTGACCATCACCTGGATCCAGTCAGCTTCTTGCCATGCTTTTTTATTGTCAGCACGGACTTTTTTTGTATCTGGGAAATTGTAGCAACCAGTGGTAGCGTAGCAACCAGAGCAAGCAGCGACCAGCTCACCATCATCACCAACCGAGCCTGGACAGGTTTCAATAGCTTGCAGGGACCATGAAAGGGTACCAAGCTTGCTGGTTTTGGAAACTTTATTGTAGAGCGCTGCTGTCATTGCTATTCCTTTTTGATTTACTATGGAATGAATTATACCAGAATTCCTGAAAATGGCAACCTAATACTTTAGTATTCCAGTGCCTTAGCGGACTATTTTGTAGCCCTCATAATCCCACAAGGGTCCACGGTTAATTGTATCCTGGCGCAGCTCTTGGCCGATGCCATATTTAAGGCATCGGCGGTTACCACCCACGCCAGTGAATTGCTCACAATAGGAGAACGAAGCGGCATATGGCTCACCGACCAATTCCGTGGTTGCTTCCTTTGCATTGTAGGAAACGGTGCATATGGCACCAAAGCCGATGGCCATGGTGGCAAGGAATATCTTGGTTGTTTTCATCATGGAATGGATCCTACAGGAACCAGTGAAAATGGCAACCTATACTGAAAGTATTACAGCAAACCGGTCAAGTATTAACCTGCAGCACCACCACCTCAGGATCACCATCCGCAAAATCTTCCGCAAAGTGGTCCACCTGGTCCACCGTATCATAAAAGTTACCACGGCGGTTATCGTTGACCGCAACCGGTGCGTCCTGCGGCATGGTCTGGAGAATGGCAATTAATTCTGCTACCGTCATTAAATTGCTCTCCATACGGTTACATCCAACACCAACACCACCACGGCGGCGACCATCACCAGAGAAAAAACCAGTGCTTCCAATTTTACTAACATAAAATGTCCTTTTTAGTTGGTCCCAATTTTACAGGGACCGCCTCGGGGATCCGATCCCTCTGGCTTTGTTGACTATGGAATGGAGTATACCACAATCGGTCGGAATGGCAACCTAATACTTTATTCTTCCACCTTACGGATGGAGTAATATTGACCAGAAACCGCTCTGGTGTTATACTCCGCAGCTTTCAATTTTGCCTCCAATTCCGTCAGCATGGTGGCAACCACCCGTTCGGATGCATACGGCCGACCACCACCTGCCGGTGTATAGTATTCCGTTACATAAACCAAAAACATGTTACACTCCACGCTTTTTTGCCATGATGGCACCAGCAATAGCATTATCTTCAGCACCATATGTCACAACCTTGCCTGGTTTACGGTTTGCTTTCAACGCCTTAACACCTACAGGCGCTGCTTGCTTTGCGAGCAGTTTATCCAACCGGGCTTGTGCCTTAGCGATAGCAGCAGCCTGCTTTGCAGCCTTGGCGGCAGCACGGTCAGCTTTGAGCAATGCCTTGCCGGCCTTAAAATCAGCACGGGATTGAGCATGAACCGCACGGAGAGAAGCGAGCATTGCTTTTTGGTCAGCGAGGGAGAGGGAAGCAAACTGGTTCAACATTTTTTGTCCTTTCAAATTCAACATGGGATATAGTATAACACACCGGCAGGTTTTGGCAACTGTAAACTTTTTCATTACAACCAATCCGGTCAACTATTGGCTTGCCATGGACTGGGGCTTGTGTATAATTGACCCATTCGAAAGCAGGACTGGGGTGCACACGGACCCTGGTTAACACTTATCGGAGTAATACTTCCGTTTGCAGGATCAATCACTGGCTGAGTACTTTTGTTTCTCGGCGTGAACCATTGAGAGTCATTTTGTTTTCAACCTGCGTGGTTTTTGTGTACTTTGGAATTAATCCGGCATCTGACCCAGAGACTAAGTTGGACTAATACCAAAGCATTACACCTATTTTGCGACCAATGGTGCGAGTTATCCACAGCATACCCACAGGCATAAAAGTTATTCACAATTTTAGAGTTATCCACAAGTTATCCACAGCATAATAACCCATTAAACCAATGGAATACTATGGTATTATATTGCCAAAATCTGGTTTCCGTGTATAATCTTAACGCATGACAACGACAAAAACGGTTAATATTGGAAATGTAAACTTTAGTTCTCCAGTGTATATTGTGAATACTATTGACTTATATTGCCATTATTCGGTTTTTGTGTATAATGTAATTTTTAACGGATGCAGCAAATGAAACAATTTGAATTAATTTTTGACGGTGTAAGTATTGAGTATACTGGTTATTTCAAAAATGAGAAGGATTGTATTACATACACACGAAAGCGTTACAAAACCCATGCGGATGTAATGCAAATTCGTGCAGTTTACCCTAAACTGGAAAATGTATACTATTCGGTTAAAACAGGCAAGATTATTAATACGGAGGTTGTATAATGTCGAAAATGTCAGAAATTAGTATTACTTTGCAGGAATACGAGGAAAGTTTACATGCGTTTGGCCATGCAGATCCTTTGGTTGTTGCGTTGAAGCGAGAACTTTTAGGTTACGGTATTCAGGATGTGAATGATTTGGTTCGTGGTATTGATGATGAATTTGATACTTTGGTTTTCAACGGTCAGATGGATTTATTCTGATTAGTTAGTAGGTACTCAGGTGAGTACTTCAGTAATCCAGCGAGGTAATGGATTACTAAAGTATTCAGGTTGCCTTTCGAGGTAAATCTGGTATAATTGATCCATAATTTGATGAGGTAAAAAAATGCAGTATTCAGATATTACGGAAATGGTTGACGATTTGTTGGACAGCGAAGGTGATGTGGTTATTGGTAACCTGACATTTTCACGCTCGGAAATTGTCAAGAGGTTAGATCCTATCGCATATCGTGAGATTTGCAACGATGTGGTTTCTTCTCAAATTGAGGATTTGCAGTATGACTTAGACCGTTTGGATCCTGAGTTGGATGCGGATGAAATTGCAGATATCAAGGAACGCATTGAAGATTTGGAAGGTGCATTTTAATGGATAAGATTACCAAAGATAAATTGGTGCAAAAGTTGGAATATGCTCAGATGATATTGGCTGAGGTATACGATTATGCCGGCAAGAACGGTTTGGATGAGGTAGAGCGTTTGTTATCATTCGCTGATACTTGCATCTATGACGCTTTGGATGAAATTGAGGTAAAGCAATGATTCTATTTTATGTGATTATAACAGGTTATGTTATATTGAATATAATGATATTGTCAGCATTTACAGTCGAAACTTATTTGGAGTTAAAAAAATAATGGCAAAATTAGAATTAAAAGTTGTTCACAATTCATTGGGTTGTGGTGATTATATTCGTGTTGTTGACCAGGATGGTACCCTTTGGTACGATTCGCACCGTATCACACCCAAGGATTTGGTATTCTTTATCAACCAATTGGGTTTTCAGGCTGAGTTGGTCGAGGTAACAGACGAGGAAATGGAAGAATTGTGAAGCGAGGTAAGTTTTCCGTTGATACCATTGAGGTAGAAGTCCAGCATTTCATTGAGGTAACAAAATCCTCGGATGATGCTGGTGAGTACCTACTATCACAATTGGTGTATATTGTAGGTGAACTACCAAAAAAGAAGCAGGTAGAATTTTTGAATGGTTTGATTAATGCAAAACAGGAATTGGCATGAAATCTAAGGTTGTATATTATGTGACAATGGTCGATCCAAATTGTCCTGATGAAGTATCAGATATGGGTTGTTTTGAAACCGAAGAAAAGGCCGATAATTTCATTGCAAAACAACGAGTTCATTATTCCGACCGTATGGAATGGATTACCGAAACCCGTTATTATCATGGAGCGGAATGATGAATGAATTAATCAAAAAACTGTATGAGCAGGCTCATATAGAACGGCACCAAGAATATTTTAGTTCTGAGGTTGATCCTACTATTAAGTCGGTATCAGTGACCCGGCACTTTGACCTGGACTTGTTCACCGAGTTGGTTGTAAGGGAATGTCAGGATAATTTGGCATGGCATGGGCACGATGAAGCCGTTTCACAATTGGAATGGTTCAAGGCAAACAAATTAGGAATTGGAGTTAAATGATGGAAAATGTGAATACAACTTTTTGGGATATGATGTTGTTTGAATTGTCAGGCAATAAATTCAATAATTATGGTTTGAATGTATTGGCACAAACCCAATGCGGTAAGGTATTGAGTGCAACCGAGCACAACCTGTTGACCGAGCGATTGTATACACCAACCGTGATGGAGCGATTTGCAGCAAAATAATACTTGACCGGATTGGTTGTAATACTTTGGTATTAGTTTGCCAAAACCTAGGAATCGTGTATAATTGATGTTTTAGTTGGAGATATTATGGATTTTGTGACTTCTGGTAACCCTACGGCATCGGCTTTGTATTTGGTCGACCGTGACAAGCAAGGCAAGGCATATCGTTGGTACAATGCAGAAACCGACCAATGGGGTATGTGTGGCCTTGATATGAATGATGCGTTAGACAATAAAGACAAGACCGCCGTTGGTTTCTTCCCATGGTGCGGTCCATTGACTGGTCCTAAGTTTGAAGCTAAATCACCTGTTATTGTGGTGAGTGATGAAAAACCAGTTAAGGCAATGAAAGCCAAACCTGCTGCCAAGCGCATGGCAAAGGCAAAACTGGTTATTTCCCAAGTTGGCAATACCAAGGTTGGTTCTATTGTCAAAGGCAGCAAGACCGTGCATCCTGATGGCACCGTGTTCTACCGTGCTGACCGTAATAAGTGGGTTGCAATGTGGAATGGCAAGCAAGAAGCTGCCCGTCCTACACCAGAAGCCTGCTTGGCATTCTTGAAGAAGAAATACAACCACGATGGTATTGTGTTGAAGTAATAACCGAGTGACCAAAGGTGGCAATGCCAATAAGTCCACTTTTGTCTTTTCAGAGAAACAATATGGAGAATAAAATGGGTTTAGATATGTTTGTTTGGCGTGTTGCTGCCAATGATGTGATTGATGACCTAACCATCCGTGGTGATGAAGATGGTCGTGAGCGTGATATTGAAGAATTGTGGTATTGGCGTAAACACCACGACCTGCATGGTTGGATGGAGAAGTTGTACCGTAACAAAGGCGGTACAGCACAATCATTTAATTGTGTGAAGGTTCGGTTGTATCCACATGATTTGGATGCCTTAATGTTTGACCTATTGAATAATATGTTGCCCCAAACCACTGGTTTCTTCTTTGGTGATAATCCACCAGATAATGAATCACTGAGCAATGATTTGAAATTCATTCAGGCTGCTCGTGATGCCATTGCTGAAGGTGATGCCGTTTATTATGATTCGTGGTGGTAATATGACAGAACAGGAAATGAAAGCATTTATTGATACTGCCAGTTATGAGCAGTTGTTGCAAATGAACCGTTTTGAACCACTTGGCAGCAAGTGGATGTGTGGTGAAGTTGGTCAACACTTTGCTCACCGATTTGCTGAATTAAAGTCAACCATGACCGATGGTGAATTGGTTGGTGCATCCAAAGCAGTTGGGTGGGATTGATGCAAGGCCACAATTTCAACCGTACCATGAATGCCAAGGGTATGTTTGTATATTGTGGCCGTTGTGGGTTGATTAGACTAGGCAACCGTGCAACACAAAAGGCCATTAATAAACCATGCAATGGCCTCCGTGATTTAGATGATGATGAATATTTGAAATTGAAAGGCAAGAAATGACAGAGCGCAAATTACCCTTTGATTGTATGGTTTTTGATAAAGAACCAGTTGAAGTAAAGAATCCATTTTCTGGCCAGTCCTGTATCTTGGAACCTGATGCTGTTGCCGTGTATGATTGTATCAGCGGCGCCAATATGATGGGTGATTATAAGACTGTAAGGAAAGGTTTGGATTGGTTTCGCAAACACTTCCCACAAGAATACATGATTTTGTTGGACTAATGGAGATTATTATGAATGAATTGATGACAAAACAATATGACGAAGGTTATGTGGATGGTTATACCACTGGCGATAACCTGAACCCATACGATTTTGATACTGCTGAGTTTGCTCAGTATGAGGAAGGTTACACCAACGGTATGAACCAATACATCCGTGAAAATGATTTGGATGATGGTCAACCAACAGAGCAGGCCGAATGGCATGATTTTGATCCAGATTGTTAATTATGGCCGTTCTAATCATTTTATTAATTGAGTTTGGTATCAGAGTATGAACGAACAATTTAAAACGCTTGACAAACATGGTGGTATTACCATAGGTCAGGAACTAAAAATTGTCAAAATCGGTAAGAATGTAGGAAGATTTATCAAGATGAACGAACGGATTAAAGCACTTGTTGAACAGGCTCTTAAACATCCTGATAATGACGATGATGGACTAACTGTATTTGACAACGATGAATTGGAAAAGTTCGTTGAGTCCATTGTGCGTGAATGTATGCGTATGTGTGATGTTGCGGCTGTTGGATATGAAACACATGGGTATATGAAAGAAGCCAATGGATGTGCCTCGGCAAGGGAATATATTGAAGAACATTTCGGAGTTGAATCGTGAGTGAAGGTGATAAGGCAGGATGGTGGGCTGTTGCGTACCTACTGATGATTGGTGCGGCGGCTTACTTTACCATTTTTATGATTATTTTCAGTTTTGTTAAAAAACTGTTTTGGAGTTGAATAATGGCGATTCTAATAAATTCTCCCAAAGGACAAGGCTATATCGCTTGTATGAATGGTCTGCCGCAAACACACAATCCACATCATGGCATTCACCCAGACATACTCTGTTACTGGTATGAATGGATCGAGGGTTGGTATAAGGCCTATGATGAAGGTCGTTTTGGAGTTAATGTATGAATGAACAAAGAATCATTTTTGTGTTTGGTTCCAATCTTGCTGGTCGCCACGGTGCTGGTGCCGCCAAATGGGCATTAGAAAACAGGGGGGCCATTTATGGTCAAGGTGTTGGTATGCAAGGCGATTCGTATGGTATACCAACCAAAGATGCCAATATTGAAACATTACCATTACCTAGCATTAAGATATTCGTGGATCATTTCATAGAATATGCAAAGAATCACCCACATTTAACATTTCAACTCACCCCTATTGGTTGTGGTCTTGCCGGTTACACACCCGACCAGATTGGTCCCATGTTCAAGGGTGTTAGTTTGAATGTAATGATACCAGATGATTTTTTACCATATGTTGGGGCTTGACAAGGTTTATAGTTGGTCTATAATCCACGGTGTAGCCCCTTTGAGGATAATATTATGAAAGTTTTGGATATCTTATGGTTTACCAATATGTTTGGATGTGTTGGTATTGCAAGAACTGATGATGAATATGATGGCATTCGCTATTATATCAGTTATGTACCAGGTTTGAATGTTGATGAAGATACTGAGCGTGTTGCACAGTATGGTTCCACATTCCCTAAGGATGCTGGTGATGCTTTGTTTGGTATAAAAGGTGAATGATATGTTTGATATGAGTAGTTATTCGGTTGACCACGCCAAAGTGATTCAATCACAGGATTGTTTGGCTGTCACGAAGTTATTGGCAGTTGATTTGATGGCACGGCCATATATGCAGGTTGGTGATTTCTTTAAGAAATTATCCGATACTGATTTGCACAATCTAATGGATGTGGTTGAAGCCAATGATGGTGAACCTAATGAACGATTTAGTGACCTATTGTTAATAGCTGAAATGTTGGCTGGTGCTGAAGGTCTTGGTGGTGGTGAAAGTGTTGATATGATTACCGATAGGACCAACCAATTGATTTCATTTTTGATTATTGTATCATTAGAGCGTAAAGGCTTGGTCAAAGTGCATTATGAAAATATGTCCTTTGGTGATGATATGGGTGATAAGATTGTTGTGGAGAGAATCTAATGTGGCGTAAAAAAGAAATTGCTGAAAAAGTGGCAGAAGATATTGAAGATAAAGGCGATACAATACCAGAGATTGTGTTTGCACCTGGTTGTTTTGACCATTTTGAAGGCACACAAGAAGAATTGGATGCCTTGAAAGCGGAGATTATGGAAATGTTTGCAGGCAAAACATCTAGCCAACTTATGTCAGAAGCACGATTGTTGAGTGTTGAAGATATTATGGATATGCCTGAAGAAGCACAACAACAAATTGTTGATGCTTTGAATGGTGTTGATACCACACGAAAACTACATTAAAGGATAAACCATGGATTTAGAATTATCATATGCCGAAGATTTTGCATTGGATTCGGCACTCCGTTTCCTATTGGGTCAACCATGGAATGTGGACGATGATATCTGTCACCTGGACGGTCAGGGGTTAGACGGAGACCTTGTTTGGTTGACTACCAGAGTCCTATTTGGTCCCGCCACCGTCCACCTTGCTACGGGTGTTGCAGTATAATAGTTGACCTCCACAATGGAGAACTAAAGTATTAGGTTGCCATTTTGCGTGGTTGTGTTAGAATACTTGTATTGATTGATTAGGACACACATGACACAGGTTACATTCGTAAACGGCAAATATGTTGCAACCATTAACGGCAAAACTGTTAAGCGCACCAAAAAAGAGCATATGGATTATGTGTTGCGTAAGGCAGGTGTGCAAGGTAGTGCCGCTGAAGCGTCCGCACCACAAGAATCCCGATTCTCTATCAATGAGCGTTTTGGTTTCGTTGGTGACATGGTAACCATGTTGTGCAAAGGTGCTCAACCCTCTGTTATTATCACTGGTCCTGGTGGTCTTGGTAAGTCTTATACCGTGACCAAAACACTAGAAGCCAATGGTTTCAAAGATATGTCCATTCTGGACGATTCGTTTGAAGTTGGCACCAAGACAGCCAAAAACAAATTCGTTGTTGTCAAAGGTTATTCTACACCTAAAGGTTTGTACCGTTTGTTGTATGAAAACAAAGATGGCGTGATTGTGTTTGATGATTGTGATTCCGTATTGAAAGATCCAGTATCCTTAAACCTGTTGAAAGGTGCATTGGATTCCTATTCACGCCGTATCATTTCATGGCGTGCCGATATCAAAGACGAAGATTTGCCTACAACCTTTGAATTCAAAGGCCGTGTGGTGTTTATCTCCAATTTGGCGTCAACACAAATTGACCAAGCAATTATCACACGCTCTATGGCCGTGGACCTGTCCATGACCACACAACAAAAGGTTGAGCGTATGCGTTTTATTCTCCAATCTGGTGAATTCATGCCTACAACCAACAAACAATTCAAAGATGATGCCATTGCATTGATTGAAGAATTGCAAGACAAGGTGAAAGAGTTGTCGCTGCGTACCTTGATCCAAGTTACCAAGATCCGTGCCAATGCAGGTGCCAATTGGCGTAACCTTGCTGAGTATACAATTTGTGGTTAATATTATGAACGAACGAATTGAAAAACTTGCTATGCAGGCTAACAACCACCATGGCAATTTCTTTGACCTCAACTATAAAGAACTGGATGTATTTTTAGAAAAGTTCGCCGAGTTGATTATTAAAGAATGTAGTTATCTTGCGGACCAAACACATCATAAAGCAACCAATGGCAAATCTGCTGGTGGATATATTAGACAACAATTCGGAGTTGAAGAATGATTGAAACTATTTTGATTATGTTAGTGGTTGTAATTATTGGTGTGAATGTTGCAACCACAGTATCAACAAGATTTCGCCGTTGGCTTTATAGTAAGGAAGTAAAATGAAAACATTTCAATTGAAAAAAGATTCTTGGCATTACAAGTTGGCCAACTTTGGTGTTGACCATGGTGGCAGCCGTGTATATGATTCAACGGACATTTGTTCATATATTCGTTATGTTATGTACGGTTTATTCTGGTTTTTAGCTGTATCATCTTTTGTTTTGGCGTTTGGTGGTTTTGCATTATACTCCATAGGCAATTTAATTGGTTGGTTGTTTCTTGGTTATATCTTAGAAAGCGGAACAATCGGTTTCTTTATAATCATTGGTGCATTATCATTGTTTATTGGTACCACAGCTGCGGTTATGGTTACCAAAGACCGTATGCGACATGAAGAACCTGGTTTTGTCCGTTTGGCATACCGTAGTTGGAAAAATAAATTTTGTGCAAAGGTTGAATTAGTATGACAGGCTTGGTATTGATTCGTGGTTTGCCTGGTTCAGGTAAGTCCACTATTGCAAAGAACCTGATTGGTTGGTATTGGCATGTTGAAACTGACCAGTTTTGGATGGATGGTGATGAATACAAATTTGATATGTCTCGTATCAAAGAAGCACACCAATGGTGCCAAGATAAAACCAAATCCATGTTGAATATGGGACAATCTGTTGTGGTGTCCAATACATTCACCACAGCATTTGAGTTGTTGCCTTACTTTGACATTGCAAAAGAGTTTGGGATTAAACCACAGGTTCTATTGGCACAAGGACAGTTTGGAAATATCCATAATGTACCTGATGAGGTGTTGGGCAAAATGGCCGCACGGTTTGAATATAACATTGACCACTTGTTTGCGAGATTGTTGTGAATCTGAGTTTGGACTATGATAACACTTATACCAGAGACAATGTTTTTTGGGACACATTCATTGATGTTGCAAAACGCCATGGTCATAAGGTGTATGTTGTTACCATGAGAACACCTGCTGAGGGTGATGAAGTTGTGAAGTATCTCGCACACCAAGTTGAGGCGATATACTTTACTTCACGAAAGAACAAACATGACTTTATGTTTGCCGCTGGCATTTCGATTGATGTTTGGATTGATGATATGCCGTTTTTCATTTTGAATGATGCGAGGTTGTAATGACATTTGTTAAATCAGATATTGATAAATGGTTGTTATCATTGCTTGGTCGCCAAGAATTGGTTGAACAATGGTGGATAAGTCCAAACTGGCATTTTGGAATGAAAACACCACTTGAAGTTTATCAAGGCACAGATAAACAACGTCAAAGTGTTATTGATTATGTGTGGTCGTTCTTGCAAGGAGATTATAGTTAATGCATGAAAACGCAATTAAATTTTGGTACTTATTGTTCGCCACTATTGTGTTGGCAATCTCTTTGATGTATAATCAATATGAACTGGCCATGGTAACTGTTATCATGGGTTTTATTGTTGCGAGCGAATGATGACCGATATAAATGATGAATATGCAAAAAAGTTGAATGAGGTTGATGGTTTACTGAAAACTCTTGCATGGGCAAGAGAATGTGGACTTGAGTATGAATTTATGGTTTCATTTCTTGAAGATTATGAAAACACAAAAAGTGTTCCGTCAGCTGTTTGGTTTGCAACCTGTGAGTGGGATTTATGAATTGGCATGAAGCCATTGATGAAATGTACAAAGGCAATGTAGTCAAATACATTGGTACGGTGAATGGTAATGTATGGACTGAAAGAGGAACTTCATTCTGTATGCAACGTGGGTGTATATTCGTTTATAGAGATGGTAAAGTAATTCCAAAATCATATGGTCACATGGTTTATGATCCTGACTTTAGATATGAACTAACTGGAGAAACAGTAGACCCACGGGACTGGCCAAATAAACCAAAGAAGTATCCGGAAGTTAAGGTGATGACTGGTTATTCAAGAATTGGATTAGGAAATGTATAATGTTTGTCTTTGATGTTGAGACACTTGGTAAGAAATCTGATTCGGTCATTCTATCAATGGCCGCTATCTATTTCAATCCTGATGAAAAGCCATCACCACAACAAATGCGTGATGATGCTTTCTATGCCAAGTTTGATGTTAAAGACCAACATACACGATTGAACCGGCACATGGGTAAGTCCACTATGGAATGGTGGAAGAAACAATGCGACAATGTGAAAAAGGTTTCATTTGTGCCCAATGAGATTGATTGTGTGTTTGAGGATGGTTATGAAGCCATGCGTAAATGGGCAGAATCAAAGAATGATCCAAAGTGTTGGGTGTGGGCTCGTGGTAACTTAGACCAATTGGTGTTAGATGATATTGAAGAACAATGTGGATTGACACCAATATGGTATTTCAATCGTTGGCGTGATGTAAGAACTGCTGTTGATTTTCTATACAACACACAAGATGGTTATACTGATGTGGATTATCCAGGTTGGAATTCAAAGATGGAAATTACCAAACATAATCCAATTGATGATTGTTTGCTGGATGCCATGATGTTGATGTATGGAGTAAAACATGAATGAACGAATTAAAGAACTGTTGGCACAATGCGCACAAGAATCAATTGATGGATCGTTTGCTAATCGTTATGTGAACCAGGAAAAGTTTGCCGAGTTGATTGTAGGGGAATGTTTCTATTGTGTGGAAATCATGGAAAAGATTGCTCACGCTAGTAATGCGGATATTCCTCCAGATTATGACCGACAAACATACTTAAAAACATTAGAAGCCGTAACAGGCTTGATGAAGGCACATTTCGGAGTTGAAGAATGAACGAACGAATTAAAGCAGGCAGTGATATACATGCAGGTGATGGTGGTTATGGTATAGGCACCAAAGAAAACTATGATGCGTTTGTAAAGGTTCGTAATAAGTCGTTGGCCGCAGCACGAATTCGTAGACTTGCTGAACAGGCTAGAATGTATGCTCTTACACTAGAAAACCGTGTGGATGATTGTAATGATGTGTTTGAACAAAAGTTCGCCGAGTTGATTGTGCTAGAGTGTGCTGATTTCCTAACTGACGATTTGGACTATCCAGATGCGGCGTTGAAACTTATGGAAAATTTCGGAGTTAAAGAATGAGCACCCTGGAATGTTCCTGGGAAGAGTTTAAGCACCGTGCTAAAGAGTTTCATCTTGCGGCACCTACACTTGACTACGATGGACTTGATAATGCTTTCAAGGCACTGGGGTTGAGTTATTTGGGTATGCGTGAGGATATGTGGCGTCATAGCGCCGCAGTTGTGTTAAAGATGGCAACAAAAACCTATATTGAACGAGAAGTGGAGTTGGAGAAAAGTAATACTTTTTGCTGAATTGACTCAAATTGATTTTGGTTGTATAATATACACATACAGTAATAAAACAGGAGTTTGATATGGGCACAGTAGTTTGGTTGATGATTGTAATTAATGCTCATGGTGGCACAGCAATCATTGGACCCGAATTTACAACAGAAACCAAGTGTAAGCAGAATGCTTTGGTCGTCCAAAAGGCTCTTGAGGATGCTCGTTGGAGCACTGTTATGAAAACGCCCTTATGTGTTCGAGTTGAGAAATAAGTAGTGAGCACCACTTTTTCAATTGACAACCAACAGTTTGGAGTAAAGAAATGAACGCACGAATTAAACAACTTGCTGAACAGGCTGGCATTTATAATTTGAAATTAGTGGATGAAACTGAATATTGGATTTTGGAAAAGTTCGCTGAGTTGATTGTCCAGGAATGTGCATATATTAATTTTTATAAACGAACCGATATCAGTCTCAAAGATGCTTACCGTGTGTCCAAAGTTATCCTAGAACATTTCGGAGTTGAAGAATGAAAACAATATTAGTTTGGTTGTTGGTGTCTGTTAGTGATGGTGCTTACAATAGAGGAACTGTTGTTTATTCTCCACCATTGGCGACACTAGAAGATTGTGTTAGAATACAAAAGAACATTCAATCAAATAATATGTACACATATTGCGTACAGGTTAATATGAAAGCTGAAAAATGAAAGTTGAAGATTTAAGAGTTATGTTACAACACGCTCGTGATAATGATGAAGTGATGATTGTGACCAAGTTGCCATATCAAACTGTTGGTGCCCATCCAATGACCAAAGTTAAGTCGGCTACATCCGGTTTTGATTGGGAATCAGGTAAGTTTATGATTTGGCCTGAATCCGATTTGTATCCATCCAATGATGAATTGATTGAAAAATTCAAAGTGATGGAAAAACAATCACACGTTTTGTTTATAAAGAACATGGAACTGGAAAAAGAAATTAGGAGATTAAAGAAAAATGAACCAACTTGAATTACAATTTGCATGGGCTGCCATATTTGGAATTGGTAAGGGTATTACCTATTTGTTGTTTATGGCTGCTTTGATTAAATATTTGGTGACTTAATTATGGGTAGTGGTGATAAATTTAGATTTAGATGGATAAGTGAATCATATGTCAGTCTTGGCATATTCATTGGACGCCGTTGTGAACATGAATGGTCAATAAACATTGATTTGATTAAAGTATCAATCTATATTGGTATTGGCAAAGGCTATGAGGAGTTTCGTTGATGAATGAACGAATTAAACAACTTGCTGAACAGGCTCAACAATATGCTGAGTATATAACTCCACAAGGGTGTGAATGGTTTGACACATTCAAGGAAAAGTTCGCCGAGTTGATTATCAAAGAATGTGCCGATGTTGCTACTGTTAACCAATATCAAGCCTTTACACCTGGTCACTATGTGAAGAAACATTTTGGAGTTGAAGAATGACAATTGATGAGGCTAGAAATCTCAAGTCATTCAAACACTCATGTAATTGTGGTGGTTCAGCATGGAATATGAACGGTAGAAATCCAGCAAGACCTCACATGAGTTGGTGTCCTCAGATTGAAGAATATAATGAATGGTTTGATTTGGTTGGCGAAGAATTCTTTGAGAAATTAGGAGTTAAAATATGAATGAACGATTGAAAGAAATTGCTATTGCTGCTCAGGTTGAACATTGCATTAGTCATGTTAGATTAACGGAATTCGCTGAGTTAATTGTAAAAGAATGTGCTGGTGTTTACTCAAAAATTGATAATGGTAACCTACACATGGGCACAGACAACTATCTAGAAGCACTACAAAAACACTTCGGAATTGAAAAATGATTAAACTAACAACCATAACAAGTAGTGGTTATATCACCCATTTGGTTGCACCTGATAATGTTGCTAGAATCACTGAGGCTGGTACGAGTTCTCAATGGCATGGTATTCGTTCATATGTTCGATTGTTTGACGGTGATACATTAGAATGTAGTGAGACAGTGGACCATATTAATAGGATGATAAACGATGAATAAACTTTTAATTGTAATGGCTGTAATGGCCTTGACTGCTTGCGGTAAACATTCAAGTGATACAACCGCATACGCATCTGATCCTGATGATGTGATTGTTTTGAATGCCTGTTTACAACGTGAATTGTTCAATGAGTGTATGAAGGCATTACCAGCAGGACCACAAGCAACCAAATACAATGATTGGGACGAAGTTGTTTCTGAATGCCGACAAGGCGCAAGATATATGGCCAAGCGTGCTCGCAGGTTTGTACCACCAGAGTGTGAAGGACAATAAATGCGGTGGAAGGATAAGATAGTCTACCAGATTGGTCAACACAGGGAACGCTTTCCGTTCGCATGGACACCCACCAGAGTAGGCAAATATACAGTATGGTTGGAACGATACTGGGTCAAGGAGAAACTGATAGGAATCGCCTATGACAAGGAGATGTGGGTGGAGGTTGAACGAGCAATCGCCTGTTATTACTACTAAAGTATTACTGTTGTAAACCTGCAACAAAACACTTGCCATTTGGCATGGTTCCGTTATAATTGATGTTTTGATTGATTGATATAAGGCATTTGTAATGATTCTAAACAACGCACCGCAGGCAGAAGCTGTATTGTCTAATGTTGGCGAAATCGGTGAATTCCGCATCCGTAATTCTGCCAAGGCATTTAACATTCTTTCTTCTGGTTTGTATGCCAACAAGATTAAAGCCATTATTCGTGAATTGTCGTGCAACGCTGTCGATTCGCATGTTGCTGCAGGTAACACCGAACCATTTGAAGTTCACCTGCCTACTGCAATAGAACCATTTTTCTCTATTCGTGATTTTGGCACAGGACTTAACCATGAGCAAGTCACCAATATCTACACCACCTATTTTGAGTCCACTAAGACTAATAGCAATGCTTTCATTGGCGCCCTTGGTCTTGGTTCTAAGTCTCCATTTAGTTATACGGATAATTTCACCGTAACTGCTATCAAAGATGGCCACAAAGGCATTTATTCTGCTTTCATTAATGGTGAAGGTGTGCCTTCTATTGCTCTGATGGGTGAAGAAGATACAACCGAACCTGCTGGTGTAGAGATTAAATTCTCCGTGAATGAACGCAACGATTTTTACAAGTTTGAAGATGAAGCCAAAAAGGTTTATCGTTGGTTCAAACAACAACCAAAATTTACTGGTCGTGAATTGACCATTGCTCCAATTGATTATGAAACCAAGGACATTATTCCTGGTGTTCATTCCATTTCTATGTCATCACGCTCTGTGGCTGTGATGGGTAACATTGTATATCCAATTGAAGTACCTAACGCTGACAAGAACCTTGAAGGTTTGAGCAAATTGTTGGGTTGCGGCCTTGTTATGGAATTTGGCATCGGTGAGTTGGACTTTCAAGCAAGTCGTGAAGGTTTGTCCTACATTCCACAAACGATTGAAGCAATTAAAAACAAATTGCAACAAGTTAATGCTGCGTTGACTGATGTATTGGCCAAAGAAGCTGATGTGATTGACAACGCATGGACTCGTTCACAATTCCTGTATGGCAAGAAACGCAATGCGTTGTGGTCTGCTGCTGTGAATGATTATGCAACCAAGAACAACACACCATTGTTTGAACCTAAGACACAATGGTCTAGTGATTATTCTATTGATATGCGTTTGTCTGATGCAGCCAAGTTCAATATTACATTGAGTGGTTTTCACATTTATCGTGGCGAAAAACTTGCCAAGAACATGAAGATTGCTTCAAAAAACTTTGGTAACAAAAATGATGACGGCTCTACAAAAATAGAGGAATACATTTCCTTTTCGGTAATACCAAATGTTTTCTTCATTGCAAACGACACAAAGGTTGGTTCATTAGAACGTGCTAAACAACACTTCCGTGCTGACGCAGACAAAAATTCCAGTTTTCGTTATGCTGTTTTGTTGAATAAAATTGACAAGAACAAAGAAATGGATTTGAAAGGTTTTTATGACTTCATTCAAAATCCACCAGATGCACAACGCATGGTTGTATCACAATTAGATGAACGCCAACGCAAATCAGGCGGTAATGGTTTCGGCAAAAATGTGAACATTATGAAAGTTGAAGAGCGTGGCGGCAGTGCGTGGCATAGTTCTTCAAAAGATTATGTGTGGCGTGCAGCTGATACATTGGACAAATTTGATGACAACACCACATATTACTATATGCCGTTGAAAGGTTTTGAACCATTGTGGAATTCCTTGAAGTATCATTATTCTGTACCAGATTTTGTTGCCGCTTTGAAGAATACCAGATTGCCTGAATTCCAGATTCAAGTGTATGGTGTCCGTAAAGGTGACCTGCCTGCCATCCAATCCAAGAAGAATTGGGTGAATGTGGAATCCTTTGTCAAGGGTAATATTGAAAAGATTGCCGACAAAGTGGTATTAACCGAAGTTGTTTCATCGCTTGACAGACATGTACTTTTTGAGTATAATTACCAAAAACTGCATGATGTTGTTGTTAACGATAAAAGTCCTGCAAAGATTTTGCTTGCTGACATGGCTGGTCTACCTGAAATGAGTGGACATCGTTCATTGAAAAATCTTATGCAACTTTTTGGCATTGAATCAAAGCTCGTTGCTACTGATTTGATTAGTAAGTATAAAACAATTCTGAAAGAATTTAGTGACCGTTACCCTCTGGTCAATAAATTCTCCACTTCAGCAAAAGAGGGTGATGTTGGTGAGTATATTAATTTAATTGACACAGTGAAAGGTGTTTAAAAATGTTTCCGTATCTGATTCAAGGTAATAACGTTGTGGTCGTTATCAAAAATAAACCACATACAATTAGCAAAACCCACATCACTTATCAAAAAGTGGTTGATGCTATCAAGGCTGCCGATTGGCAGACTGTTGAGAACATCATTGATCCTAAGAAGGTTGTATTGAACTACGGCAATGGTAATGTGGCAATCCAAGGCGATAAGTTGTTTTGGAAAGGTGATGAAATGCACGGCGCCATTGTTAAACGCATGGTGCAAATGTTGCAAGAAGGTTTCCCAGTTGAACCATTGGTTAACTTCATGGACAACTTGATGCAAAACCCATCGTACCGTTCAGTAAATGAATTGTATGGTTTCTTGGAAAAGAATAACCTGCCAATTACACCTGATGGTCATTTCTTGGCATACAAAAAAGTCCGTGATGACTACAAGGATGTTTACTCTGGTAAGTTTGACAACTCTGTTGGTCAAATCGTGGAGATGGAACGCAACCAAGTTAATGATGACGCACGACAAACCTGCTCGGCTGGTTTGCACTTCTGTTCAGAAGGTTATCTCCGTAACTTTGGTGGTGCTCGTGTGATGATTCTTAAAATCAATCCTCGTGATGTTGTATCCATTCCAACCGATTATGACAACAGCAAGGGTCGTGCCTGCCGTTATGAAGTTGTTGGTGAAGTTGGTGTAAATCCTGATGATGCGGCAGAATTTACCGCACCTGTGCAGGACAATGCCAATTCTTGGAACCAAGAACAGGATAGTTTTGTTACCAATTTTGGTTAAAAAGTAACTTGCCAACCTCGTGTTGGCATGTTATAATACATTTTTTATTTGTGAAAGTTTTGTAATGACATATTTTTTGAAGAATGGTAATACTTACCGTGTGGCAACCAAAGAAGCAATGGACTTGCATGAGACATTGCCTGCTGGTAACTATGTGGTCAAGCAGATGCCTATGGATGGTCCATTGTATCTTGAACAAATTGATTCGTTTGATTCACCAAAGAAAATGTATGGTGATGTTCAATCAAAAACAGACCGTATCATTGGCACATTCTTGAGCCGTGATAAATCCACCGGCGTATTGCTGACTGGTGAAAAAGGTTCTGGTAAAACCATGTTGAGCAAGAATATCTGTATTCAATTGGCTGCACAACATGCTGTGCCAACTATTGTTATCAACGCACCATGGCATGGTGATATGTTTAACACATTCATTCAATCTATTGAGCAACCTTGTGTTGTGTTGTTTGATGAGTTTGAAAAGGTGTATGACCGTGAACAACAAGAATCAATGTTGACCTTGTTGGATGGTATCTACTCTAGCAAGAAATTGTTCCTATTGACCTGTAACGACAAATGGCGTGTTGATAGTCATATGCGTAACCGTCCAGGTCGTATCTTCTATTACTTGAACTTCACTGGTTTGGATTCAGAATTCATCCGTGAATACTGTGAAGATAACCTGAAGAATAAATCACACATTGATAAACTGGTGAGCATTACTTCCGTATTCTCAGCATTCAACTTTGATATGTTGAAGGCTACTGTTGAAGAAATGAACCGTTACGATGAAACACCAAACCAAGCATTGACCATTCTTAATGTCAAGGCAGAGTTTGATAGTGGTACATCATATGAGGTTGAGGCATATCGTGGTGAACACAAAGCGGAACGCCTGAGTCCGTCCATCTGGACTGGTACACCATTGGCAAATGACGATATCAGCTTGAATATGTTTTTCAAGGCACCAAAAGGTTACGATGGAGATAAACCTCTAATTAAGGGTGAAGTGTATTCAGTCGAAGCACCAAACATTGAATATGGTTGGGTTGATGAAGAATTCGCCGCAGGTGATTTGATTAAGTTCGATTCTAAGACAGGTAAATTCATCTTTGAGAAGAATGGTTTGACCGTGATTCTTTCTCGTATGAAAACCCGTACCTATAACTTTGATGCGTTCTGATGTTCAACTTCTTTAAGAAACGGAATGTGCCTCCAGAGACATATCCGATTATTGATGAATATGCAAAGCAGTGTGGTGCCGTTAGAGACCCTAACGGTTACTACATGTTCACGCCGCAAGAGCTGTGGGATTTTTCTCTATATATTTTGTGTGATACTTATGTTATGTGTAAACAAAACCCTGATATCACAAGCAAAGAAGTTATGGATGAATTCAAGGAGCCAATATGAGCCATGAAGAAGATAAAATTAAACATAGCGCACGCCTACACAAAGAGGAAGCTGCGATTAAGAAACAACAAAAGATTGCTCTTCAACACGGCATGGATCGTAAAGAAGTCGAGCGTTCACCTCATAAATTTGCAAAGCACCATGCAATGGATTGTGGAAACCCTGAGTGTGGAATGTGTGGCAATCCACGCAAGACACAAAAAGATAAATTAACTGTGCAAGAAAAATCATTCAAACAAACTGAAAGTTGGAATATTGATGCTGAATAGAAACCAAATGGCCTTTGTTAAGGCTGCTGAAGAAATGTTTGGTGTTGGTGCGGTGATTACCCGTGAAAACATTGAACAAGTTGTTGATAAAAACAAATTATCATTCCCATATTGGATTACAACCAAATCGGAGTTCCGTGTTGGCCGTGGCCAATACAAACTGCCTGTTGTTGGTGCCAAAGTTGTTGAACAAGAACCTGAAATGGAAGTTGCACTATCAGCACAAGTGTTGGAGTTTCGTCAACCAAAATTGATTGATGATTCTGATGTATCAATCCCTACAAAATATCCTGATTATGTTCCATTTGGATTTTACAAAGACCTTTCTAATATTATTAACTCTGGCACATTCTATCCTGTGTTTATTACTGGCTTGTCAGGTAACGGGAAAACCCTCATGGTTGAGCAAGTATGTGCAACCCTCAAACGTGAATGTATCCGTGTCAATATCTCAATTGAAACTGATGAAACTGACCTATTGGGTGGTCCTACTCTTGTTAACGGCAACGTGGTTAACCGGGACGGTCCTGTTATTACTGCCATGAAGCGTGGTGCAGTTCTATTGATTGACGAAGTTGACCGTGGTTCTAATAAGTTGATGTGTTTGCAAGGTATCTTAGAAGGCAAACCACACTTCAATAAGAAGTCTGGTGAGTTGGTTAAACCTGCACCTGGTTTCACCGTGATTGCTACTGCAAACACTAAAGGTCGTGGTAGTGAAGAAGGTAAATACTTGTCACAGATTTTGGACGATGCGTTCTTAGAACGATTCCCAATTACTGTTGAACAGGAATATCCTGATGCCAAGACAGAGAAAAAGATTCTAACACCTTTGATTAATGATGCGGAGTTTGTTGAATGCCTCACACAATGGGCAGATATTGTACGACAAACATTCCAACAAGGTGCTGTTGATGAGATTATCTCTACACGCCGTTTGGTTCACATTGCAAAGGCATATTCTATTTTCAAAGATAGAATGAAGGCAATTAAATTGTGTGTGGCTCGTTTTGATGATGAGACTAAAGAAGCATTCATGGACTTGTATTCAAAGGTTGACGCCAAGGTGAATCCCCCGCCAAAGCCAGCAGAACCTGAAGTTGTCCGAGTTGCACCAAGCGAAGAAATCCCATTCTAACCTCGCATGGATGGTTGCCAACATGCCATCCGTGTGATACAATCCATGTTGGAAATTTTATTATTTGATTTTGGAGGACATAAAATGTCAAAACACACTGGTAAACCTAACCGTCACGAAAAAGTTGCAGTCACTTTGTTGTCTGGCAAACCTGTTACACCTGATGAAATTCAGGCAGTATTCAAAGGCACAGACCAAGAGAAGGTAATGTATCGTCTAAGCACCAACATTTACAACATTCGCAAGGATGGCGGTATTGTTAAAGTGATTAAAGATGGTCGTAAGGTTCAGGCATATCAATTGGTTAATTACACCGAGTTTGATGCAAATGGTCGTTATGTTGGTAAACAAACACCTGCACCAGTTGCACAAGAAACTAAAGAAGTCGAAACAGCATGAGTGAACTAATCGGTAAAATCGTAATGGCGGTCGGCCTTGTTGTCGGCATTTCATTTCTACTTTCATGGCCTGTTTATATGTTATGGAACGGATGCCTTGTTGGTGCAATTGAAGGTGTGAAAGAAGTCACCTGGTTGCAGGCATGGGGTATTATGCTTCTTTCCGGTTTCTTGTTTAAGAATACAAACGTTTCTTCAAAATGAACCAACACGACCGTGACAATTTAAATTTTCTGATGAATTGCTCTCAGGATCAATTTGATGAATGGGTGGATAAAGCAACACCTGATGATGTTGATTATGCACTGGAATTGTTTCAAAAGGCCAAATCCGAAACCATACTGTTGCAACATGAATTGTTGGATTGTGTGGAAATGGATTTGGCAGAAGCGAATGAATTGATTAATAGGATTAAAAATGTGGGAAAAATTTAAAGAATGGTTTTCCTCGGATTACTTTCCCTGGTTCATGTTAGGATGGTGTGGAGCAAGTCTATTGTATTTCCCATCATTTATCAATCTGGTACTATTAGGATTCTGGGTTTGGGTCCTAAATGCTGAGTACTAAAGTAGTACTTGCCAAACCTACCAGATTTGATATAATCCTTTCATGTTTGTGAAGGACTTTGTTATGAAATATCTTGCCTTATTGACCTTGCTCGGCCTCACGGCTTGCGGCACATCCAAAATTTCTGGTTATGATGGTCCAAAATATATGGATCGTCCTGCTGTAATTGCGGGTGCTCGTGATTGTATTAATGGTCGTATGAAACCAACGGTACAATATCTATCACAAAAAACAGACCATGGCGTTGTCCTTGTGCCTGTTGAAGTGCATTGCGACCCATATCACCAACACAACCAAAAAGGAGAATAATATGTCTCCTGCTATGAGCGCACTCTCAAGTGTTGGTATCACACATTCAATGTTAATTCTTGCCGTACTATTCGTAGTTGCGGCTGTTTGTATTGGAATGTATTGGCATATCATTTTGCCAGGTGCCATTATGATTGGTGTTGCTTCTCTGTTTATTTCACCAATGGAATCAACCACAGAGGCCAAACCTGAAGTTAAACAAGAGGTGATGACCGAAGACCAAACAGCATTCATGGAAGATTGTACGGGTCTTGCAGATTATCCAAAAGACAAGTGTGATAAATTGTGGCAAGAACGGGTAATTGAAGAAAAGGCATTGGAGAAAATGCAACCATTACCTGTACCTGAAAAGTCTGCCGAAAAAGAAGTTGACTTCAAACCAGTGTCTCATGTACAATTGTTGAATGTTGACAATGAAGAATACAAAGCACGCCGTGCAGAAGCATTGAAGAAACCAAATGCTGTCGTATTTCAAGCAACTTATCGTTAAGGAATTTTATGTTAAAACTGTATCGTGGTATTGTGGATATTCTTACTGAAAGATCCGAAGGTCTAACCTTGGCATTCAGAAACCATATTCGTGAATTTAATGATGGTGTAACGCATGACAACAATTTTGGTGTAAAAGGTTTTTGGAACCTGTTACTTGAAATTACATATGTGATGTATGTGAAATTGTTTGTTGCCGTTGGTGTTGTATTGACTGTATCTCTTACCATACTATTCTTTCCTTTGTATGCAATGAGCATGGCTGTTAATAATATTATGTCGCACCGTGCACCACCATTTGAACCTGAATTTGTAGAACCGACCGTGGAGAAAAAATAATGGCATTATGGTCTGTAAAACCCGCATGGAAAAAATCCATCATTGAGCGTAACATTCTATCCAAAGATGGCAACCGAATCGTTGTTGAAACTGGTTGGCGTTGGGGTGAATTCACGGTAGAAACTGATGATGATAATCCACCAAACATTGAAGCAGGCGTTGACATTTATGCCTGTGGTTACAATAGTGAATTGGTTGAAACCTCTGATGGTTGCTGGGAAGAGATTGATTATGATGATTGTGACGATGAAACACGTGAACAAGTTGAAGAATTCTTAGAAGATAATTCTTGGCTTGACCTAGAAGAAGAAGGTTGGGTGCAAGAAGATTGTGAAATGATTATTGACTGTGACCTGATTATTGAGAAAATTGATGACTGATAAATTTGAACAACATGAAATTGGAAGAATATTACGTGTGAAGGATGCAATAATACATAAACTGCATGACTTCAATTTGACTATTCATAAGTTGGGTCCAGGCTTCATAACAGATTTTTTTGTGAGTGGTGGATGCACAGCGTCAATTCTTCAAGGTGAGACACCAAAAGATTTTGATGTGTATTTCCGCACAAAAAAGATGTGTGAAGATGTGATTAAATTGTATCAGATGGACTCATATAAAAATGAGGTGGCTGTATATGATGAAAAGTATCGTGATGTGGACAATCATCCAAAAGGTTTGTTAATCACCGAGAATGCTATGACATTGAAGAATGGCATTCAGGTGATTATTAAACACTATGGTGAACCAGCTGATGTGCGAACAACATTTGATTTCAAACATTGCTTGCCATATTATGATTCTAAAAATGATAAAATGTACATTTCAAGAGAGCAATATGATTGTTGTGTGAATAAAATATTAGTTGCTAATGAAGGTAGAATGCCATCAGCAGGCAGAATAGATAAATTTATGAAAAGAGGTTACAAATATGGCGGTCTGGAATCCCAATTACAATAATCAACGAAGTCATAATGCTATTCCTCAGACAACAATAATACCAACAGGTACTGGTTCCGGTACTATCACCAATGCCAATTGGAATAATACAACCATAAATCATAGAGAATATCATATTCAAGGTAAGATGGTTGTTGTTTCTAGAAGTTATGATTTTTCACATAGGATGAATTCATCTCTAGATGATGATGCATATAATAATGTTATTAAGAAACAATTGATTCAAGATATGGTTAATGAACTTTGGAAAAATAACCATATTGAATTCACAAAAACAGAAGATCCAAGTCAACATGGCTATATGTACCGTGCCAGAGTTTGTACGGTGCCGGACACCCAAGTCCGGATACTACGGGAACAAGGCTTGCCAAAATAACCTGTTTGTGTTATAATATACACATACTGGAGAAGTAAATGAAATTTGCATTATGTTCGGACCTACACTTAGAGTTTGGTCACATTAAATTATTGAACACCGAAGGCGCCGATGTGTTGGTGCTTTCTGGTGATATTTGTGTTGCCAAAGATTTGGCTTTCACAGACAGCAAGCGTAGTCTGGAATGGATGAAGTTCTTTGAGCAAGTTGCATCCGAATTCAAAGATGTGATTTACATCATGGGTAATCACGAGCATTACCATGGCGATTTTGCAAAGTCTTACGACCTCATCAGAGGTGCTTTGCAAGAGTTGCCCAACATCCATGTTATGGAAAAAGAATTCATCCGTATTGGTGATGTAACATTTGTTTGTGGTACATTGTGGACTGATATGAACAAGGAAGATCCTATCACCTTGAATCATATCAAAGGTTACATGAACGACTACCGCATCATTGAAAACAGCAATGAAATGGTGCAGTTCAAAAAGGCCATCTACAAAAAAGATGAAGAAGGCAATTACATTATGCAAAAGATTGGTGAAGTCAATTCAACAGTTCTTGACCACTATGAAATTGAAACTCGTCCTTCAAAGTTCTCACCAGAATTGTCTGTGCAAGAACACAAGGCGACCTTGAAGTTCATTGCTGAAGTTGTTGATGCTGAACCTACCACTAAGTTTGTGGTTGTTGGTCATCATGCGCCTTGCAAATTGTCTACAAAACCACAATACGAAAAGGATGTGCAAGTGAACGGTGCATACAGTTCTGATTTGTCGGAGTTTATGTTGGATCGTCCACAAATCAAAGTATGGACACATGGACATACTCACCACAACTTTGATTATATGATTGGTTCTACCCGTGTGGTTGCTAACCCTCGTGGTTACCATATGTACGAAGCGCAAGCTGATATTTTCAAATTGCAATACATCGAGGTTTAATATGCGTGAAAGTGATGTTCAACGAATGATTGATATGACAACAGAAAATATAAAAGCTGGTGTCAATATCATGGCTGGTGGTGATTATGAGGCAGTTCCTTTGAGTGAACTAAAACCAGGAAGATACGAACACCTATCTGATGAAGAAATGTGGTTTGTACAGAATGGCCATTGGTTGATTCGTAAAGTGCCAAACACCAAAGATAAATTCTATGTGGTGTGTGGTTATCCACCAGCCAATGTGAAACAAATTTATGGTATTGAATGATGAAGTGTTCACGTTGTGAAGAAAATGCTCGATGGTTGCGTTGCACTCAGTTTGCAGGCGACCATCCTTTTTGTGACCTTCATGCCTTATTGGAAGAAGGTTTTGGTACTGACGATTCTTATGAATATTGGACTGAGGTGGAAGAAATGGAAAAGAAATTATATTTGGTTGAAGTTATGTCCACATTCCGTATGCGGTATGTTGTTGAAGCTCGTGAAGAAAGTCATGCTTGGGATGAAGTGGTTATGAATGAACACAACGTTGACTTCAAAGAATTCTCACAGGAACATATAGGCACACACATCTTCTCTTCCCGTGAATTGTCAGCCACAGATTTTATGGAATTGTTTAACAAAGACAATGATTATTTGGCAGATTTGCCTGATGTGAAGAAAATGAATTTTATCAATATGATTGATTACAAGGATGAAGAATGAAAAAGGTTTTGATAACAGGCAGTAGTGGTTATATTGGCCAACATTTGTGTAAATTTCTAGGTAATTCCTATCATGTTACAGGATTAGACCGTGTGTTCAAAACACAATTTGCTGACCGGTTCTTTGAACAAAATATTCTGGAGAATAAAGATATTGAAGGTGAATACGATACAGTTATTCACCTTGCTTCATTGGTGCAGGTTGGTGGTGGTCAGATGGCTGCAATGGATTACTATCGCACCAATGTGGTCGGTACCATGAATATGTTGGAACGAATCCAGTATAAAAACTTTATCTTTGCATCAACCTGTCAGGCAAGTGATTCACACGTTTATGGCCACACCAAATATATTGCGGAAGGCATCATTCGCCAATATTGTGCATTGAACAATAAGAAGCATACCATCTTCCGTTTTGGTAACGTTACTGGTCGTGATTATGATTTTAATCCAACAAATCCAGATGGATTACTTTTCAATCTAATGAAGGCAAAAGAAACAGGCACATTTAATTTGTATGGTAATGATTACAATACATTTGACGGAACAGCATTGCGTGACTATATTCATGTGATGGAAGTTTGTCATGCAATAGAAAAGGCAATCAACCGAGCAAGTTGCGTGCCTGGTGCTGAGATTCAACCAGTTTTTGAATATCTTGGCCGTGCTATGCCTGTTTCTGTTATGGATTGTGTTAATGCATTTAAGAAGGCAAATGAATGTGACTTTGAGGTTGTTGTGAAACCACGGCGTGTTGGTGATTCTGGCACAGCAAAAACATACATAGTTTCTCCGTATATGCCTCAAAACAAATTTACACTCGAAGAAATGATGAAGATATGAAAATCTATAAATCAAATTATCGCAACCACTGGCTTTCTCCATATACAATCTTGGAGAAAGTATTTTTCTGGAAAGAAATTGACTACGATGATCCGTTCATTGAGAAATGGTCAGACCGTTTGTTGCCATTCTGCCAAGCATGGCAAAAGTTACTTGACTTCATTTATCCAAAAATTAATTATGTGAAGGTTGACCATTATGATACATGGTCAATGGACCACACCTTGGCTGATATCATTCTTCCAATGTTGAATCAACTGAAGGCAACCAAACATGGTTCACCTAAAGTTGATGATGAAGATGTACCTTTTGAATTGCGTTCATACTGTGCATGGCCTGTTGAAGAATGGGAAACTGATGCCAACTGGCACAAACGCTGGGAATATGTCCTTGATGAAATGATTTGGGCATTTGAACAAAAAGTAAATGGTGATGATGAATCTCCATATTTCGACCATGGTGAAAACTGGGACAGTAAACCTTGGGACAAAGACTACGAACCACCAAAAATTGATTGGGCAGGTTTGAAGGCACATCAAGCACGCCGTGCAAATGGATTCCGTTTGTTTGGTAAATACTACGAAGGACTGTGGGACTGATGAAGTTATACCTGCGTTATTGGTGGAATGTTTGGGCAAAAGCCTTAGGTGAAAAGGCACACCACAATGACAAGTTTGCCGACCGGGTGGCTTTCGTTAGGACAATAATTGTGTTATCATACTTGGTCACAAACTGTTTTATTATTGCAGGCGTCATACGCCATTGGGGTTAATATGTTATGTTATCTTGATTATATTTCGGCGAGCAGACGCCTGCATGAGGCTGAAAAAACTGTTACTATGTTGAAAGATGATAAGTATTCTGAACGTGGTGTACCAGATATGGTGCTAGCGCAACGAGACTTCATTAAGAAAGAAAAAGAATATTACGGTGAAGAATGTATTAAATGGAATTTGATTCTATTATTTACATTTTGGTTCTGTGTTTTAGTTTGGATTGTTGGTCATAAACTTTTTGGAGTATTTTGATGTTTGAAAAATTTAAAGTGTTTGTAAGCAATTCTGTGTTGAGAAACATTATGGATTTTACTATTCTAATTGCACTTCTTTACTATTTCTTTTTCATGCAACCTGCACAGAAAGAAAACCCAGCACTAAAAGAATACAAAGATGGTATTCAAAATCACCTGACCTGGTCAATCAAAGGTGAATGTTTTTTTGTAAGACCGAACGATGATGTGACCGTATATTTGGTGCGTGTCCCTGATTGTGATAGAAAATAAGGAGTTAGTATGAGTATGTTTATCGAAGTTGATTCTATTGAAAAGGGTTGTCCAGTTATTATTAACTTGGATTCAATCGTTGAGATTGCACCTTTAGCATCTGGTGGTTGTGCTCTGTTCACTGCCGATGGTGCAGGCATGAACTCTAAGAGTGCAATGCGTGTTAAGAATGATTATTCAGAATTCAAGCAGTTTGTAATGCAAACAATTAGTGCGGAAGATATTGCTGCTAGATTCCCAAAGAGAGAAAAGGAACCAGCACCAGTTGGTGATTTGTTTGGAAAAGAAAAAGCTGTTAAGCAAACTAAGGCAAAAACACCAGTTGATGCACCTTTAGATATTCCTAAACTGTAATGAATGATATAGTCGCCGGCATTTTTGAGTGGATTAAAAATGACTACAAAACAAACCGAATTCGATTCTTTGTCGAATTGTTGGCCTGGTCACTCTCAATCTTTTGCAGTATCGGTATGGCGTACACTATGCCTAATCCTCCTCTTATTCACTTTTACCCTGCTTGGATTGCTGGGTGTGGCCTTTATGCTTGGGCTGCTTGGAGTAGAAAAAGTTTTGGAATGCTGGCGAACTATATCCTCTTAACAACTATTGATACAATTGGATTGATTAGATTATTATGGAACTATTAAATACACAAACGGTAACTACGAATTATAATGCACCACCATCAGTATATCAAAATGGTGGTGCATTTAAGGTGGAAATACCACAATCTGGTGTAACGGTGGCCAAACCGTTGTCCTACAAATTCCGTGTGGCGGAATATGAAAATGGTGGTGAAGTTGTTAAGGTGGGTTTGCAGGTACAGACGTGGGAACACGACAACTATGGTAGTGCCATATTGAAAAAAGACTGGACAGATGTGGAAAGAGTGCGCTTGCCATATACCGAATGATGTGTTATAATACTCGTTATGAATATCTTTTATTTACACCCAGAACCTCGTGTCTGTGCCGAAATGCACAATGACAAACATTGTATTAAAATGATCCTTGAGTATGCTCAATTACTTTCTACCGCTCATCGGGTGCTTGATGGCACTCCTACTATTGATAGGGGAGGCGCAGCTGGCCGACAACGAACCACGTATATACTCCCTGATAATCGTGATACTGTGCTTTATCGGGCTACTCATATTAACCATCCTTCAGCAATTTGGGCCCGTCAATCTTATGCCAACTATGTCTGGTTGTCTAAACTGTTGACCGAATTGTGTAAAGAATACACCTATCGTTATGGTAAAGTTCATAAAGTTGAGCGTGATGGTCTTGAAGAAGAATTGATGTATACACCAATGAATATTCCTGCACATGCACCTTTTACAGAACCTACACCAGCAATGCCCGATGATGTAAAAGTTGCCGGTGATTCTATCAAATCATATCGTAATTACTATATAATGAATAAGCAACACTTGGCCTCATGGTCAGGTAAAATTAATTCTCGTAAAGTACCGGAGTGGTTCGATGAAACAGTTGGTGTGTGATTTTTGTGACTCAGTAAGAATCGGTGTAAAAACTGGATACAAACAATTTAAGAAAAGTTTTCAAGAGTGTCTTAAAGTAAGGAAGTATACTGAGACACCTGCTTTTGGACCCAATACATTTGAACCAGAAGTAAATAAAAAAGTACAAGTTGTTAGAGAACTTGCACAGAAAAATTACACGGAACAAAACTAAATGATTTACACATTTTTAAATAAAAATACAAATGAAATTGAAGAACATACTATGCGTTTGGCTGAGTATGAAAAATTCAAAGAAGATAATCCACACCTAGAACGATACTTTTCTGCCGAGAATGTTGTTGGTCTAGGTGATGGCCAACGCATGTCTGTTCCAGGCATTGCACAACCACATGCTGCGTTTGAAACTGGTGTTATTCAACGTATGCAAGAATCCATTCCAGGAAACACCATGTCTGGTCACAAAACAAAACGACCAAGAGAGTGGTAATGGCACAAATACCAGCATTATTTCTTCCAAAAAGGAGTGACAGTGATAAAAAAACCACCGTGAAGAAAGAAACCCCTAAAAAAAGACAATTCAAAAAGAAAGAAGAAAAGCAAACTAAAAAAGTTGCAATGTTATTAACATAGGGAGTTTTAATGGCGACAAAAAAACAGATTAGTAGAGAAGAAGTTATTGAAGAACAAACTACTAAGACAAGACACCAAGCAATAAGTAATTCACTAAAAATAAAAATAAACGATTTAAAGACATTTGAGCCATTAACGCAAAATCAGAAAACATTTTTTGATGCATACAAGCGTGGAGATTATTTTGTTGCACTTCACGGCGTTGCAGGTACAGGTAAAACCTTCTGTGCATTATACAAAGCATTAGAAGAGGTATTGGATAAATCAAATCCATTTAATAAGATTATTATTGTCCGTTCAGCGGTACAGTCCCGTGAAATGGGACACTTGCCAGGTGATGTTGATGAAAAGATGGAAATCTATCAACAACCATATGTGCAAATCTGTCACACACTATTTGACCGTAAAGATGCCTATGCACGGTTGAATGAACAAGGTTATATTGAGTTTATCTCCACATCATTCATTCGTGGTATGAGTTTTGATGATGCAATTATTATTGTTGATGAAATGCAAAACTTGACCTTTGAAGAAATTGATACAGTTATGACCCGTGTTGGTTATCGTTCAAAGATTATCTGGTGTGGTGATTATCGTCAAACAGATTTGAATAAACGCAAGAATGATATGTCAGGCATTTTGAAGTTCTTTGATATTGCACACCATATGTCGGCATTCACACGAATTGAATTTACACCAGAAGATATTGTTAGAAGTAGTCTTGTGCGTGATTATATTTTAGCTAAAATGAATTATGAGGATTCACAAGATTAATGTTTACATATTGCCCACCAAAAGAACTCGCTGACCTAAAATCACAAACATTCCCTGACGGTAAACGATACTACACCACACCCGATGGTGTTAAGTTGCCGTCCGTGACTACGGTCATTGGTGCAAAGGGTAAACAGGCCATCTTGGAGTGGCGCAAGAGAGTTGGTGATGAAGAAGCAAACAAGATATCACGCAAGGCCACTTCCCGTGGCACCAATGTACACACATTATGTGAACGATACTTGAATAATGAATCACTTGGCAATATCATGCCTGACGCCAAGGAGATGTTCCTGCCACTTAAACCTATACTGAATAGAATCAACAACATTCATTATCAGGAATGTGCGTTATGGTCTCTCCAATTGGGTATGGCAGGTCGTGTTGACTGTATTGCAGAGTTTGATGGTGTATTATCTGTTATTGACTTTAAGACCTCACGCCGTCCTAAGAAGAAGGAAGACATTGATAATTACTTTGCTCAATGTGTTGCTTATGCTTGCATGTATGAAGAAATGATTGGTGTAGGCATCGACCAAATCGTTATTATCATGGCTGTGGAAGGCTCAGAACCATTGGTATTTGTTGAAAAAACAGAGAATTACCTAAATATTCTATTGGACTATATAAAATTCTATCGAGAAAACGGTTGACATATAGAATTTTTTGATGTATAATGTGATTTATGGTTGTATGAAGCAACTTGAAAAGTATTCTGGACGGGGGTTCGACTCCCCCCAGGTCCACCATAAAGCACACTAGTCGGCGACTAAGCGTAATTAATGCGGTCTCTACGGAGTGAAAGGGTCAGTGGTTCGATTCCACATAGTGTGTTTTATAATGGGCCTGTCATGGTTTCGACAGGGTAAAGAGTATAGAAGTGGACAACTTATCAGAGAAGATATAAAAACTAAATTAAAGTAAACGCAAACGATGAAAAGTTCGCATTGGCAGCCTAAACGCTGACTAGGGTTTCGGTTGGTTTCCTCGTAACAGAATAACCAACCATTATGTTTAACAACTAGGAGTTTTAATGAAGAAATTCATTCTAATTACCCTATTCTCAATGTTACCGGTGGTTTCACACCAACAACCACTAAATGATGCTCAAACAGTATCATTTGAAATGGCCAAACAAATGGAATGCATGGCCAAAAATCTCTACTATGAAGCAGCCAAAGAACCTTTTGAAGGTAAACTTGCTGTTGCACAAGTAACAATGAATAGAACAAATCATCCAAACTTTCCAAAGACAATTTGTGAAGTTGTATATCAAAAAGGACAATTCAGCTGGGTTGAAGAAAAAAGAAAACCCATCACCAGCAAATATGCATGGGAAGAATGTATGATTATTGCCAGAAAGGCATTGACGCAAACAATCCTACATGATACAATATACAAAACGAAGTCAATGTATTTTCATAACAATCAGGTTAACCCTGCTTGGAATCTGAGATATGTTGCACGAATCGGAAACCATTTATTCTATACAAGATAATGCCTACAAAAAATGAAATCAGTGAATTTAGTGAGTTGATTAATTCAATTGCTGCCGAACATAACATCACAAGGATGGATGCAATCATCCATCACTGTGAACAATCAGGTATGGAAGTGGATGTTGCATCTACACTTATATCTTCGGCACTTAAATCCAAAATTCGTGAAGAAGCACAAGAACTTAATTTGTTGAAGAAAACATCCAAACTGCCTCTATGATTGAATTGGTGCAGGTGAAAACACCAGAACAAAAATTACTGGTGAAAAATATTATTGAAAACAATCATTCTTATGTGCCTACGAATTCATCCGTTGGTCGGAGAATAGATTGGTTGATATATCACCAAGAAGATGATATGGTTCTGCCTGAATGTATTGGCATGATTGGCCTTGGTTCGTCTGTATATCCACCACCAAAGGATATACTGCGTCACCTTGGTATGTCTAAGCAAGAATACAAAGTGGCTTTCAATAGTATTGCCAATAACTGGCGTTTCTGTTTCAGTAAAAGAATCAAGAATGCTGGTACGCAAGTATTGAAACAACTTAGACAGAAAGCTCCAGGTGCATGGAAAGAAAAATATGGTGATGACCTTAAATGTATAATCACCTTTGTTGGTGCCGGTAAAAACGGTGCAGTATATTTGGCCGATAATTGGAAACAAATCGGTGAAACTGCTGGACTACCTGCACACAAATCATCTTCTATGAAATGGCACACTGGTGAAGAATTGAAAGAACTATTTGTTAAACCAACAGGTGAAAACAAAAAGATAATCTTAATCAAGGACCTTTAATGTGATAACTGAAAACACTGGCTTCTCTGCCTTTGCTCTATATAATGCGATTAAACTTCATTTTACTTCTGATAGTTACGATTTTTTTAAGTATGGTGGCAAAACCAACGTATCAAAGTCCAACTTTGCCGTCCGAAAGGACAAATATTCATTCTACAAACTATCCAGGAAATATAGTTTACAGGACTTGAGGGACTTCTATGTTGCCAATTTCCTGGTAAAGAATGTTTCATGGATCGGTGAGATTGCCAATGAAGAAGGTGAATCGAACTATAAAGACTGGCAAAAAAGAAACCAGAGCTTGACTTATCGGTTCAAAGAAGATATAATGTATATACTTGATGAAACAGATGGTAATCCAAATGATTCGTTAAAGGTTGTAGACGGACAACATCCACAATTATTGCGATATGTGTGGGGCCATGATGTTAGTATTGAAACACTGGTGATACTGAATGACACTCTAAATTTCCTACCAATGTGGGACAAAAAGATTACAGACACAATCGTTTGGCCTGAATGGAAAAGAAAGATTGATGGTTATTCTCCGTTTGTAAATTATGATAAGGACAAGTTTGTGTCCATTTTGAAAGAAAGTTTGAAAGACTATGCAGATAGATAAAATCTATGTTGATATGGATGGCGTTCTATGTAACTTTGAGAAACGATATACAGAACGATATGGTCATATCTCGGAAGAAGTACGCCGCAGTACATTCAAAACAAACTTCAAAGACTTCATTGAAACTGACCAGTTTGCAACATTAGAAATTTTGGACGATGCTCGTCATTTAATTGATGTATTGGATCTCTATGTTATACCAAAAGAGATTCTATCTTCAACAGCATACGAAGAAGTATATGAAAGTATTTCAATGCAAAAGGCTCGTTGGCTTGCAACACACAACATTTCCTGGAAACAAAACTTTGTACCTGGAAAACGCCACAAGTACAAGTGGGCGACACCAAATTCTGTAATCATTGATGACACTTGGAGTGTTATTGAAGATTGGAGAAACGCAGGTGGGATTGGTATTCATCACAAAAATACCGAACAAACCTTGGCGGAGTTAAAATGCTGCCTAAATAAAGATGTACATCATGCATAAAGTGGACAATCCGTTTATATTCCGTTATATTCCGTTTAATAAGAAAGAAGGTAAATTATGGTAGATTTCGCCAAATTGAAAAAGAGTTCAGGCAATCTGGACAAACTCACTAAAGCCGTAGAAGCACTCAACGCTTCGTCAGACGGTAAATCCGACAAAGAGAACTATTGGAGACCAGAAGTAGATAAAGCCGGTAACGGCATGGCTACTATTCGTTTCTTGCCAGCTGCAGCAGTAGATGGTGATGATGGTCTGCCTTGGGCAAAAATCTTTGAACATGGATTTCAGGGACCTGGTGGTTGGTTAATCGACAAGTGTTTAACTACAAAAGGTCAACAATGTCCTGTTTGCGAACACAATAACAAATTGTGGAACTCAGGCATTGAAGCGAACAAAGATATTGTTCGTAAGCAAAAGCGTAAACTAAGTTACATCGCCAATGTGTATATCGTGTCTGATCCAAAGCATCCAGAAAACGAGGGCAAAGTTAAATTGTTCAAGTTTGGTGCCAAGATTTTTGAGAAGATTACAGAGGCAATGAACCCACAGTTTGAAGATGAAACACCAATCAATCCATTTGATTTGTGGAAAGGTGCCAACTTCAAGTTGAAGATTACTAAAGTTGCTGGTTATCAGAACTATGACAAGTCTGAATTTATGTCACCATCAGCATTGTTGGATGACGATGATGAACTTGAAAAGATTTGGAAGTCTCAACACTCATTGTCAGTATTGACAGAGGACAAAGAATTCAAATCATATGATGACTTGAAGGCTCGTTTAGAGAAAGTTTTGGGTGCTTCTGAAATGCCTAAGACTACTGTTGAAACAATCAAGGCTGCTGCACCAAAAGCAAAACCTGCTGCTGATGATGCACCTTGGGAACCACAATCATCAGAAGATGATGACATGGCATACTTCTCAAAGTTAGCTGAAGATTAAACTGTTGTCGTAAACTGTTTAACCCCGCCTAGTGCGGGGTTTTTTATTGGTTGACCAATCTTGTTGAATTGTATATCATACGCATGAAGGTTGGTTCCTGGTTGCGTACAAAAGGTACTGGAGAGAATGGAGCTTCGCCGCCTGCATTAGAATTCATTGCATTATTAACTGTTGTCACAATATTTTCATTCAATGTTTCTAACAATGGACTAAGTACATTCTCGGTAGACTTTGTTAATATTTGTTGGCCAGTTTCAATTTCTGGAATAACTGGTGTTGATGATGCAGCATTTCCAGTTCTGACGGCAGATTCATGTGCCATCTTTAACTTATCTTGTTCAGTATTTGGTTTCTGTGTAGTTGTTGTTTGTTTTGGTTCTATTTTTCTTGTTTCGGTGAAAAGATTGTTAATTTCTTCCGGTTTCATATTGATGGATTGCAAGTATTCTCTTTGTGCATTTTCGGAACCATAAAACCTTGTCAATAGTGGCGCATCTTTAAGTGCTGTGCGGCGTTCTTCCAACATTTTGTTGTAGTCTTCCACAGATTGTTCACCCAGTTGTTCGTTTGCATTAGAAATCGCTTCACCCAAAACAGAAGAATCACCAGCACCCAGTATAACTTTTGTTGTTGCTTCTGGATTTTTATCATTATTTAATAATTCGAGTAATGTTGTTGCTGATAAAATAGCAATACCCAATGGTGTAGCAACAAAAAATTTACCAATTCTTCCCAGCAATTGCAATCCAGTTTTTGCGCCACCAAAAGATTCTAATATATTTTGAATTATGTCGAAAGGTCCCGCACCAATTTCTTGTTCTATTTTTTCAGCAGTTTTTTCATCTTTTGAGTCCATTGGTCTAAGAGTTTTCAGTACATCCAATAAAGCTTTATGTCTTTTGCTGGCCTCAAGAGCATTTTCTTCTTGATAATTTTTCAACAACTCACGAGACTTAACATCATCATCAAAACTTTTTTGCATGAATGTCAATATTTTACTCAACACATCAACCATTCCATCAGGTTGTTCCAAAGGTGATATTTTTGTGGCTTTAACTGGTGCTGATTTGACTTTAGAACGAACAGTTTTACCACCTTTTTTGGTGCCTTTACCTGATGTGGCCTTAAAAGAATATTCACCAGTTAAAAACTTGGCGATATTTTCACCTTCAAACTTTTTTTTGTAAGAAGTTGTTTTTCTTTTTGTATTTGGTGATAGAGATAGTTCCATTATTGTTCCTGTGCCTTTTTCATCATAGCAGGTCTATCATCAACTTTCGGTCTATTAATTGTTTGTGGTTGACTAGAAGTTGAAGAATTGTTGTTTATTTGTATCTGTGCATTTACATCATTTTGTCTTTGCATTTCTTTTTTCACATCAATATTCTCTTGCGATGAATTGTTCAATTGTTGACCAGTAGAAATTTCAGACTTAAATTGTTCGGCCATTTTAATTCTCTTTGCGGCTGATGCAGTGTCGGCATATCCCACAGTAGAATTAACGGTATCTATTTTGTTATATTCTTCTTCACTAATATTTCTTTCTTTTGCTTTTATTTTAAAGAAAGCAGGAATAATTTTGGCTGCAATTTCAGGTTCATTGGCCAAATCTGGATTTTGAACAAGGTCAACACCTATCATTTTGCCAACTCGTTCATACATATATTTTCCTGTAATTTGTATGAAACCTCTTCCACGATATTTAAAACCATCACCTGGAACTGTGTTGCCCATTCTTCCATCATACACTTTATTGAAGTATGCTTCTGGTCCTGCTGCAACAATGTCTTTTGCATCTTGCAAAGTTTGAAATCTGACTCGATTTTTTCCATTTTTTGGTTGGCCACCCGGAACACCCTGTGGACCAAACATGGAAAATATTTTTTCGGGTGATGGCACACCTTCACTTCTAGGGTTGAAATTACTTTCAGCAGATACATTGGCCATTATATTTGGTATTGCAGCACCAGCAAAACCAGCAGACAACAATGCAGCGAAAACTAAAGCTTTGCCACCGGAAAACTTAGGTGGTGGTATTATTGGTTTTGTTACAGTCGGTCTTGCAGTTGGCTCAACTTTCGGTGTTGGCGCTGGTTCAACCTTTGGTTTTGGTTCTGGTTTTGGTGCTGGCTTCGGTTCTGGTTTTGGTGCTGGCTTTGGTGCTGGCTTTGGTTCTGGTTTTGGTTCTGGTTTTGGTGTTGGTTCAACTTTTGGTTTTTCCGCCTTTGGTCGTTCAACTTTTGGTTTTGGTTTTTTTACTTTACCAGTTAATGCCTTGATGATTTCACGGTTTCTAAGTTCTTCTTCTAGAGCTTTGGTTTCTAAAAAATTCAAATCTAACTGTGACTGTATCTTTTTGTATTTTTGTGTTTTAACTAAGAGGTCATATATTCGACCAAGAATATCTACCGACACAATGTTTGTTTGCTCGGGTGTTCCCAATTTGTTCGCTGAAACGGAACTAAATTGGTTTGTTAATTGTGATGCCTTTTTTGTGGCTTCGGAAGACATTTTTTTCTTAGGCATTTACTTTTTTTGTCTCTCTTTAATCTTTCTATTTTCTTCTTCAATATACTGAATCAACATAGAAACATAAATGTCTCTTTCCCATGGCATCATATTTTCAAGTTCACTAAGACTATACTTATGGTGTTGCATCAATGAAAAGTTAGTCTTATAGTAATTTGCTAAGTTATCATGACGAAGTATTAACCGAAAAAATTTTCTAACCCTTCCACCTCAATCGTGTGGTGGAAACCGCACTTACTACATGTCATTTCAATTTTTTCAGATAATTTTGGTAGATTGGTGAAGAAATCTTCAATCTTTTCAAACTGTGACTGATTCAGTCCTTCAACAAACTCAAGCATTTCTTTAGGTGTAGACTCTTTTGCATAATAGAATTGTTCACCATCATAAATGTACTCAATACTTTGTGCAATCATATTGAAAGTAATATCGTTAATATTGTTGTATTCCAATGATTGACCAACAACACCAAATTCTGGATACTTCATTTTGATTGAAATGGTATCAGTTAATTGTATCTCTGGACTAACGACTTTATCCTGATGCACTTTAATGTTCATCAGGTCTATGTTTTTTTCCATAATGTTGTTGCAAGTCTTATCTTCAACTTCATTGTTGCAACGATAACGAGATTCGACAATTTCACCTACCGACTTGGCTCTTAGATGAATGAAATAATATTCAACATCTATAATTGGTAGAGATTCAATGTCAACGCCTTCGGTGATTGTACAATTATTTAAAATGTCACGAATACTATTTTGAATCGTGTTTGTCTCATTAGATTCAATAGACATTAACAGGTTTCTCTGTTCTTTCACCAAGAAAGGTCTATACTTTATCTTCTTCTTTGAAATTGGCAATTCAATTTCATATGTTGGCACATCAATTTTTGGTAAAGCCATTATATACTCCTATAAATTATTTAAATGTACGTCCAATATCAATACGGTTGGTCAAATCACTTAGGCCTGTTGAAATACCACCTGCAGCAGAGCCACCTAAACCACCAAGTGATGATGTGAGTGAACCAATCGCCGAGTCCAACATTTCCATACCAAGTGCTTGTAGAGAGTTGTTCTTCCAATATGTGTATGCAAAGGTCACAATCAATTTATGGTGACCATCACTAGACCAATCCAAGTCCATTTGATTCATAGAAACAGGAAAAGCATCATACAAGTTGACAGAATAAGTCAACTCATTTGAAACATCGTATTGGTTTACAGTCAAAGTTGTTGCATAATCTTCTTTGAATCTATAATTGTTGTTGAATTGTGGGTTGATGAAGTTCAACCACGAATCGAAGAAAATCTTTTGACTCATATCATCATCAACAATAAAGGTCAAATCTATGTCTGTGAAAGTAGAAAGATACGGCAATTTTTCAACTGGACCATATGTCTTTTGTTCTGTTGTTGCGAATGTTCTTCCTGGCAAATTAGCATTTTCACAACGATATGTTAAACCACTTGCTGTTTTCAGGTAAGGAATTAAAGTCAATGGAACAGGAATGTTCACATCGAATCTGTTTGGTCTTGCTAAGTCCTGTTTAAAACTGGCCTTAAAATCGTTAATGGATCCTGCCATTTATGACTTCCTTATTTCTTGTAATGAATCTTGCCAAACCTGTTTTGGTTGAGCACCTCTGAATTGTTGTATGGGTAGGTAAGTTGCCACTTCCCATTCGTTTGGTTGTACGGCAAGTATCCTGGAATCTAGGTTTGTATACAGGTACTTCTTTAGACATGGTCTGAACTCTTTGAATCGTCTGGCCGTGTTTAGGATGTCATAGGTGATACGAACACGCTGTATTTCGTTATTATCGGTGTAGACACCACCATAATCTACCAATTTTTTCAATAATGCCGCACGTTGTTTAATCGGTAGGTAATGTAGGTTCAATCCCAAAAATCCATCTGGATATCTTTCCAACATCAAAACTAAAGGGAATCTGTCATAATATGGTAAATCCGCCTTAGTTTTTGGATCATAATAGAAGAAATATAGTCCGCCAAGTAAAAATCTGGTGACAAAACGATTGTTGTCACGGCTGATTTGTCGTGGTATGGCTCTGGGATTTCTCAATTCATTAATACGATCCGTGAGCCAGTTCATTGAAGCACGGCTCAAAAATTGTAGTTGGGCTGCTGTTTTTTCTTCAGCTAAGGATTTTAGAATTGATTGCATCTACTATTTAGTTTAGAGACCTAGGTCGTCTTCCGTCAGTATTTTGAATTCCCAACCACGGTCCAAGCAATATTCATTAGCCGCTTTCCATTTGGCTTGATTGACACCCCATGTAGTCACTTCTTGTATGTACTGTTTGGTGATTCGTTTCTTCTTTTCAGGTTCTCTTGTCTGTTTTTTTGGTTTGACTTCCAACATCATCGTCTTGGTTCCCATTCTAGTCTTGACTTTAACAACAAAATCTGGGAAATAACGATGAAAACGACCATCGACAGGTGACTTGTAAGGCACGACAAGTTCTTCAGATGCCCACGATATGATGTTTGGATTGCGGTCGAGCCAGTCCATCACTCTACATTCCCATGATGAGCGATAGATGATATTTGTGTGGTCTCCAATGTACTTTGATGGATTCCTAGGTTTGAATGTTCCTGAATATGCCATAAATAGTATGTATAACAATTTTTACAAAGAAAATAATGGCCATTATTTCAATACCAACTTCCGTTGCCGGTATTTCTATTCCGGGTAAAGTCATCAACGGACCACTAAGTAAACTCTACCAGTCGAAATACAATCACACATTTCTGAAATATCCAAGAGACTTGGAATCTTCAGGAAAAGGTCATGTGATTGAATTTACTATTGAAGAAATACAACCAATCGAAATTTCAACCCAAACTGTTCGTGATGTTGCGAAAACAGTTGGAGATGCATCTATGGAAAAACTCAAAGAAGGGTTCAACAAAGCCATTGAAGCAAATAAAAACGGATTAAACATAACACCAAGAAAAACCAAGACTGTTGCCACAATTCATTTGTATATACCAGATACAGTTAACTTTACATACAATGCAAGTTTTGATAGTGTTTCTGTCACCGATGTGGCACAAAAATTGATGGGTACAATTCCAACAGCAGGCAAAAAATCAGGTGCTTTGGCAAAATTTGGTAGTAAATTGATGGGTGCCGTTTCTTCATTAGCTTCTACAGGACTACCAACATTGGCAACTCGTGCATTAGGATACGCAGTGAACCCACAACAACAGTTGTTATTCAACGGCATTGATTTGAGAAACTTCTCTTTTGCTTTCACATTTACACCTTATTCGCAACAAGAATCTAAGGATGTAGAACAGATAATTCAATTGTTGAAAGAACACTCTAGACCAAAGTTAGTTGAAGGCACGGCTGGTATGTTCTTTACACCACCATCAGTTTTGAAAGTTAAATTTTTGTTCAATGGTAAAGAAAATACACATATAGGTAAGATTGCTGAATGTTTTATTGAAGGTATTGATATAAATTATGCACCAAACGGTTGGGCAGCTCATACTGATGGTAGTCCAGTGCAAACATCACTATTATTGAATCTAAGAGAAACAACAATTGTTGATAGAAACATGGTCAACAAAGGATACTAATGAAATACTTTAATGTTCTTCCCAAAATAGTAAGTAAAGATAAGAATAATGTTTCCACGATTGCCACAAATTTGTTGGCAAGAGCAAGTCTTATACCCAATGTTTTGTTGGATCCTATGACATATTATCAATATGACATACAGGAAGGTGACACACCAGAAATCATTGCACACAAATATTATGGTGATTCTTATCGTTACTGGATAGTGTTATTGGCCAACAAGATAGTTGATCCACAATGGGATTGGCCAGTAGAATCAAGAATATTTGATTCATATGTTGAAGGTAAATACCCAAACAGAAACATCTACACATCACTCCACCACTACGAAAAAATTGAAACATTTTTCAATAAGAAAGAATTTTCAACCAACACAATAAGAACTTATTTGACCGAAACTGCTTACAATAATTTGATTCCGTCAGAAAGAACACTAAATTTCAGTCAAGGTGATGTTGTAGTAACAACAGAAAAAAGAACTGTCAACTTATACACATACGAATATGAATTGAATGAATCGAAAAGAACTATAAAACTATTAAATGAAAAGTATGTTAGACAAGTTGAGTCTGAGTTAAAATCGTTGATGAGTAACTGATGGCAACAAATAATATTAATCCCAGTTCTGTTAACGACAGTAAACCATTTGAAATTGAAATTGTTGGAAATAGGATAAATGATCCTATTGGTCCACAAGACTATAACTTTAAAAAATTAAAATTAAAAACCAGTGTTGGTGAATTAGATATCAAAACACTTTTGGTAGACTTTTCTTTTTTTGAAGATATATTCAGTTTTTCAATATCAGGTTACTTGACTGTCCGTGACGCAGCTGGTTACATTGAATTGTTGAAAATTAATGGTCAAGAAACAATAGAAATTCAGTTAAGTAAATTTGAAGATGATATTAATGACATACACAGAACTCTAAGGGTGTATAAAATAGATCCTCGTCATCCATCAGGAAACATGACCTCCGAATATTACACATTGCATTTTTGCTCTGAGGAACTAATATTATCGGAACAAAACAAAATTAGTAAGGACTTTGGCGGCCCCAAGAAAATATCAGACATGGTCTCCCTAATTCTGTTTGACGAAATACAAGGATTGAAAAGTAATAGAGCCAAAAAGAATTGGAATATAGAAGAAACCTCAGGTGTCTATGAGTTTCCATTGTCTTACATGAAACCCTTTGAGGCCATCAGTTTTTTGTGTAACTACGCAAAACCAAAAGATGGTGTCGGTGCTGATATGTTGTTTTTTGAAAATAATGACGGATTCAATTTCAGGTCATTACAGTCGATGTATAAACAACAACCCTATTCGACATACAAATACCAAGCAAAGAACATAAAGAAAGATGACAAATCGGAAGAATTTTCTGATAAGTGGGAATCAATTTTATCCTATGAAATGATAAAACCTTTTGATATACTGAATGACATAAGTTCAGGCACATATGCAAATCGTTTGATTACTGTGGATCCATTAACAAGGTCACACAAAGTCACAGACTTCAATTACTCAAAATATTCTGACCAAACTAACACAATGAACAAAGAGGAAACAATCTCTGAAGCATTCAATAGATTGGGACAATCATTATTTGATTCACCTTTGGCTAAATTGGGTCTGGCAATATCCAATGCCGACCACGAAAATATTGAATATATCAAAGAAAAAGTGGCAGCAGTCAAAGATATTTTTTCGGAAATCATAGGAACAAATAGGATTGCACAATTAAATTTAGCAAACTACACTGTATTGAAAATCGTTGTTCCTGGTGATCCGGCTCTGACTGTTGGTAAAACCATTCATGTTTCATTACCATCATTGCAACAAGCCGCAGATAAAAATCAAGTTCTTGAGGACCAGTACTATTCTGGTAAATACTTGATTACTGCTGCAAGACACATGGTACAACACGATTCATATCAAACTGTCCTAGAAATTTCAAAAGAAAGTTCTATAGGAAAGTATCTTTCATCAAAGGTGAGTGAATAATGTCAAATTTTTTGGGTAAAAACGGATTTATTTGGTGGATGGGTGTCGTTGAAGATAGAGAAGATCCATTGAATTTGGGTCGTTGTAGAGTTAGAATTTTTGGTTGGCACACAGATAATCTGAGTTTGTTACCGACAAGTAAGCTGCCATGGGCACTACCATGCAACTCACCAAATGCAACAATGACAACTGCAACACCTATTATTGGTGATTATGTGTTCGGATTCTTCAACGATGGTATGTCTGGTAACTTTCCTGTTATGTTAGGTGTATTACCTGGAATACCACAAGAAAATAGTGAAGAACTCACTGCATTTCCCAGTGGTTCACACTATCCAAAGGGTGAGCCAACAACCAGTCGTTTATATAGAAATGAGAAATTGTCTCAGACAGCAATCGGAATACACAATTCTATCTTAGACACTGGTGTTGAAACTGCATCTGGTGGTAGTTGGAGTGAACCGGCATCAAAATATGACGCAAAACCTCCTTATAATAGGGTGACAGAGACTGAATCTGGTCATATATTTGAGATGGATGACACTCCTGGTGCAGAAAGGGTGCATCTGGCACACAAAGCCAACACATTCTTTGAGATTGCACCAGACGGTAGTAAGGTTACCAAAGTTTCTGGTAAAAACTATGAAATTTACCTTTCGGACAATAATGTACACATTAAAGGAGTTTGCAATATTACGGTAGATGGTGATGTTAATATATTAAGTGGTGGTACAATTACCGCAAAATCGACTGATATTAATCTAATCGGTGATGTAAATGTAACGGGAAAAGTTACTGCCACAGGTGATGTTATTGGTGCAGGTATCAGTTTGAGCAAACACAAACATTCTGGTGTTCAGTCTGGTGGTGCTAAGACTGGTTTACCTGAATAACCGAAAATTCGAATTCCTGCGTTCCGGCCCAAGAATTTTTCCTGACACATCTCAGATTCCAAAAAGCGAATTTACTCCTACAGCAAGATAAATAAAAGATGGCAACATTAAACAAGATATACTCAGACATAGATTTCACCTTCACAAAAAAACCTGTGACGGCTGATGTTGCGCTCAGTTACGACAATCAGGCAGTCATTCGTTCGATTCGTAACTTATTATTGACAAAAAATTATGAGAGACCATTCAACCCAGATTTGGGTTCAAAAATGGATCTAATGTTGTTTGAATTGATTTCTCCACTCACAGCTTCGGCAATTGAGAATGAAATACTAACTATGATTAGTAATTATGAACCTCGTGCTTTGATGCAGGAAATAAATGTCACACCACAACCAGACAAAAATGCTTACGGTGTTACATTGACATTTTTTATAGAAAATGCGACAACACCAACAACAGTAACACTCCTTTTAGAGAGAAATAGATAAAATGGCCGGTGCTAATTCTAATATTCAAATGACAGAACTTGATTTTAATCAAATCAAGCAAGGACTAAAAACTTATTTACAGTCCCAAGACACACTAAGAGATTATAACTATGAGGGTTCTGCCTTGTCCACTTTATTGGATGTTTTGGCATACAACACACAATATAATGCATACTATCTAAACCAAGTTGCAAATGAAATGTTTTTGGACACAGCACAACAAAGAAGTTCTGTTGTATCACATGCAAAATTGTTAAATTATACACCAAAATCTGCAATTGCACCTTCGGCCACCATCAATTTGAGAATGAACAATGTAACGAACAGTTCATTAACTCTTCCTGCATACACAACCTTCTTATCAGAATCTATTGACGGCATCAATTACAAATTCGTTACTGTTGATTCTAAAACTGTTGAAACAGATTTGATTGCTGAAACAGCAACATTCAATAATTTGGAGTTGAAGCAAGGTAATCCTGTCAACTATACCTTTACAATTAATACATCAGACAATCCTAAACACATGTTTACCTTGCCTGATACCAATATTGATACGTCAACATTAAAAGTTACAGTACAAAAATCATTCTCAAATAATTACACAGAAGTTTACACAGAATCTTCAAATAAACTATTGTTGGATGGCACCTCACAAGTATTCTTTATACAAGAAGGTCTTACAGGCAACTATGAAATCTATTTTGGTGATGGCATTTTAGGCAAAAAATTGTCTGACGGCAACATCGTTATTGTAAATTACCTTGTGACAAATGGCACCGCAGCTGCCGGTGCAAACAGTTTTGTTTTAATGGATAGTGTTGGTGGTTTCTCGTCAGCAACAATAACAAACTTATCAGAAGCCACAGCTGGTGGAGACAAAGAAACAATAGATTCTATCAAGTATCAAGCACCAAAGGCCTTTGCGGCACAGAACCGTGCAGTCACCAAAGATGATTATATTACCATAATACAACAGAATAAGTTGGGTATACCCTTTGATGCCGTATCGGTTTGGGGTGGACAAGAGAACGAAACACCTGCATTTGGTCAGGTCTTTATCGCTTTGAAACCATCTGGTTCTTATGTGTTGACTGACACACAGAAACAAAGAATCATCAGGGAAGTTATCAAACCAATTTCAGTATTGACTGTGACACCAACAATTGTTGATCCAGATTACACATACATTAAGTTAAAAGTTAATGCCATCTATGATCCATCCAAGACAACATTGTCTGCGGAACAAATTAGACAAAACATTTCTAACACAATCAATAATTTCTCCAATACTACATTAAATACTTTCAATTCAACATTTAAGAATTCTGATTTGATTGCTGCAATTCAGGCAACAAACAATTCTATTGTGACAAATGAAATTAGTATTCAGTTACAAAAGAAATTCAAACCAAACTTTAGTCTGTCACAAACATATAAGTTGGACTATAAGGTTGCGTTGGAGAGAGGTGTTTTCTTGACTGGTATTAACAGTTCACCTTCAATGAAGTTCCAAAATCCATCCAATATTGCAAACTATATTGATGGTGTTTACTTAGAAGAAGTACCAACAAATACTGGTGGTGTTGAATCTATTTCATTGATTAATCCAGGTTTCAATTACACACTGACACCAACAGTACAAATCATTGGTGATGGTACTGGTGCAGAAGCTGTTGCAGTTTTGGATGTAGATAACACCATCAAACAAATCAATGTGACTGCAACTGGTTCTGGTTATACCACTGCATATGTAAAGATTGTAAACAACAGTAACGATACGTCTGGTCAATTGGCCAGTGCAGTACCCATTCTACAAGGTCGTTACGGAACACTAAGAACATACTACAACGATGCAAGTAGTTCAGTTAAGATTATATTAAATAATAATGTTGGTACAATCGACTATGAAACTGGTGTGATAACATTGACTGACTTTAATCCAACGGATGTTAATGATCCTTTGGGACAACTAACAGTTACAGTTAAACCATCCACAACATTGATATCATCAACATACAATAAGATTTTAACTATTGATCCTTTCGATCCAAATTCAATTACTGTTAATGTAACTCCGTTAAGCAAATGATAGATTCTAACCAACTAACATCATTACTGGTTAAATCACAGTTACCAGAATTTGTTCGTGACAATCCAGATTACTCCAATTTCGTATTGTTTTTGGAGGCATACTACCAATGGTTGGAAGAATCTGGCCAAGTAACGGAACGAACAAAAAATTTATTAAATTATAAAGACATTGATAAGACAACCGATGAGTTCATGGATTATTTCATCAATGAATTCATGCCTTACTTTCCAAAAGATTCTTTGGTCAGTAAAGAAGAGGCACTAAAGATTGCCAAACAATTGTACCAGACAAAAGGTACACCCGCATCTTATCAATTTCTATTCAGAACACTATACGATTCAGACTTTGATGTTTTTTACACGAAAGAAGCCGTACTAAAACCATCTGATGGTGAGTGGTACATTCCAAAAAGTTTGAAACTGGCAACAGATGATAACCGTTTCTTACAGATTGGTAATTATAGATTACTAGGTGAAGATACTAGGTCGATTGCAACAGTAGAAGCATCTATTAAAGTTGGAACAAAAACAGAAGTTTTCATTTCAAACATTCAAAGATTGTTTCACTCAGGTGAATTCGTAACAGTCGTTGACAACTTCAATCAACCAGTTGTGATTAATGGCACAACACTAAGAGCAAAAATTGTTGGTCAGTTAAGTCAAGTCAACATCAATCCAAATAACCGTGGTCTGTTGTATAATCCTGGTGATCCAGTTATCATTTATGGTGGTCTGAACGCAGCAAACGGCCGTGGTGCCATTGCTGAAGTTGGTACCACAACAAGAGGTTCAATACAACGTATCAACGTGGTGAATGGTAGTTTTGGTTACACACTAGATGAAACATACATCTTCGAACCAACAGACCCATTCACATCAATTGATATCACGAATGCTCCAGGTGCAATTGCAATTGTCAATGCGATTGACCCTGATGAAGAAAAAACAGCCAATGTTTCTTTCATTTCTTCCGATACAATCAGTCTGAAACGAAACATAATGTTGGATGCAAGTGATTATAACTTCACGAATGTGGCAAATGCGAACGTGAACACCATATTGGCCGATGCATTTTCATTCTTAGAGTTCTCAACATATCCAATATCTTCCGTTGCAGTTATGAACGGCGGCGGTGGTATTTCTAAGATTCCAGTCGTAACACCAACATCAAAGTACAACACAGATGTGCCTGACATTGACGGCAAACTCAGAAATGTGGGTATACTTTCACCAATCCAAATTGCCAATGCAGGCACAGGGTATACGGTCAATGATACGATTGTCATTGAAGGTGGTACAGGTTATGGAGCCAAGGCCAACATCACATCAGTTGGTGCCAATGGTGAAATACAACAAGTAAAATATGTACAGTCACCACTATTATATCCTTTGGGTGGTATGGGTTACAACTCAAACAGTGGTGTAACTATCACGGTACAATCGACAAACCCATCGGCCGCTAATGCATCACTCTATGTACCAGGTATTCTTGGTGAGGGTGCAACATTCTCTGTTGTGGTGGATCGAGTTGGTGCTGTAAGTCAAATTGTTTTGACTGAACCTGGTGAAGATTATGTAACCAATGCCAATGTATCATTAAGAATACAAGACATTGTTGTTTCTAATGTAAACATTTCCTTGTTGCCACAAAAAGAAGATGTGATATATCAGGGTGCAAATGTAAACGCTGCAACATATTACGCATCAGTAGAATCAGTTTCTTTGATACAACCAAATGCCAATCCAGCAGAAGCATTATACAATCTAAGAGTGTTCAACTACAACACCGCACCTGACAGAAGTGCCAAACTAAAATATACTGCAGCGAATACTTTGATGCAGTTAATTATTACCAACTCTACACCTGAAGGTTATGAGGATGTTTATGATAACCCAGGTGATGGTATCAAAGTGTATGGTGACGGTACTGCAAAGGCAACATCAGAATTCTTGGATGGTCTGGTAATTGGTCAAGGTTCATACCTCAACAAAGCAGGTCAACCAAGTTCTTATAATGTATTGCAGTCACAGAACTTTAACAACTACACATACATCATCAGTGTCGAGAAAGAAATTTCAAAATACAGACAAGTGTTGTTGGACCTATTGCATCCTGCCGGTCTCAAATTCATTGGTAAACATAGAACAAAATCAAATGTTGAGTTTGAAACAACTGGTTCACAAGGTTTCTTCCAAGGCCACACTCTACAATACTATACTGGATACAATGGCACAAGTGCAAATGTTGTAACCACTTTCACCAATAAGAGTAACAATGCCATCAAGATTAATAACTTGGCTGGCGCAGATATTGGTGACATTTTTGGTCCTAGAATTTGGATTGATATTAGACCAACAGGTGGACCAAACATTCGTTCTCAGATTAGAGATGTTGATTCAACCAATAACATAGTTTACATTGACGATAGTATCTGGTTGACTTATGCCAATGTGGCATACGGTTATGGTTCGGTTGATTCGGATATAATAAATATAACAGCTCTGACAAACTCTTATAATATCATCAACAATGGTGTGTATAGTAACACTTCTTACCCATTGAAGGACATTATAAGAACTGGTGATTGGATTTTGGTTGGAAACAACACACAAAGATTGGTTGAGAGTGTTGATTATAGTAACAATCAAGTAACATTGGTCAGCAATTTGTCATCAAACTCAAGCAACGGTCTAATTTCAGTAAGAAGAACAATCGACACAACTGAGGTAATACTATATGGATCCACAGGATATCAATATGTTCCACAGTTGATGACAGAAGATAACATATTAATAACAACAGAAGATGATAGAATTATCATATTGGGGTAAAAAATGTCCACAGTAAAAATTTCAGAGTTAGTACAACTACCAAACCTTGGCGCAAATACATCCGCCACGGATATTTTGGCTGTAGATAGAGCTAACAACATCACAGGTAGAGTTACAGCTACAACACTATCCAGATATTTGTACGCAAACAACGTACTGAATGTGGGTAACAATGCACTAGTTCTACCTAATGTGGCTGCACAGTTTGCTGGTAGATCCAACAACTATTTGCAAATGAACTTCGTGAACAATGCTTCAAATGGTTCTACCGACTTTGTTATTACTGCCGATGTTGGTACTGACGAATCACATTACTTGGATTTGGGTTACAACAACTCAAACTATAACTATGATGGTTTCACATTCGCTGCGCCATTAGATGGTTACTTGATGATTGCAGGTAATGATGCTGATCCTGGTGGTAACCTTATCATAGGTACATACAATGAGAACAGAGACTTGACTATTTCCCTAGGTTCTATTGCATCAGATGGACATTTTGCGAGATTCAAATACAATACAGGTCTACAACTGTTGACCAAACCATTGTTCTTTGCCGATGGAACATCACAGAATACTGCCGCAGAACCTGCAAACTATACACAGGCAGCATTCTTAAAAGCAAATACAGTAAACACATATGCATATGCAGCCAATACATGGGCACAGGCCAATGTGGGTGCAGCACTGGCAGCAGCCAAGGTTTACTCAGACACCTATACAATGGTGGCATCAAACGCATTTACAACAGCAGCCAACACTTGGTTGCAAGCAAACGATGCAACTACATTGACAGCTGCCAAATCATATGCTGACGGTTTGAACGCAGCACAATTGAACACCGCATTTTCTTATACAGATAGTGCTTTCTTAAAGGCGAATGTGGCACTAGACTTTGCCAATGGTGCTTTCAGTAAGGCAAATACAACTGCAACAAACTTGGTTATCACCAACTCACTGGCATCTGGTGCGTATACATTAGCAGTGGCAGCCAACACAACTGGTTCAGCAGCGTTTGATAAGGCAAACAATGCACTTGCAAATGCAACAGGTACATTTGCTGGTAGTTTAAGTGTTACAAATAACCTGAATGTAAATGGAATATCCTCATTCGCAAACTCATCATTCAGTTCAAGTCAGGCATTGGTTACAATTAGTGCATCAAATACAGGCATAACACAAACTCCAGGTGGCGATGGTTATGTATTGCATATAACAGGTAAACATAATGTTCCAACAAGAGTTATTTCAGACTCTTATGGTGCCAACGGACAAATTGTTTTCCCAATATTTGGTGGTCGAGCAGCACGAGGAAATGTATCACACCCAAGTGCTGTGCAAACGAATGATGTTTTGACTAGAATCGGTGCAAGTGGTTATGGTGCAACCGCATGGCAATCTGGTGGCACATCAAGAATTGATTTTATTGCAACAGAAAATTATACAGACACAGCTCGTGGTTCAGCAATCAAATTCTATAATATTGAAACAGGATCAAACACACTGATAAACATTGCAACATTTAATGCAAATAATGTTTCATTTACTGGTTATGTAAATCCATCGAAAGGTGTCGTATATTCACCTAGGTTACCGGTAGGATTACAAACATCAATTACAATCGACTATGTAACAGATTCAGTTATCAAAGCCAACTGTGCAGATAACATATCAATAACACACAGTAACTATGTTGCAGGTAAAATTGTTGAAGTGTGGTTGGTTAATACAGACACACAAAATCATACAGTAACTCACGGATGTTCAGTTTTAAATTCAACGAACAAGTCTACTACTGCCACCATCACCGCAGGTAGTTCTATGTACTTGAGGTTCTTTAGTATTGATGGTGATAATGCAAACACATTTGTTTCTATTAACGGTTAATAAATAAATTATGGCAAATAAAAACATATTAACACATAATGCCGCAGTTGCGGCCTTGGAATTGAACTACTTTGCACCCTCTGCGGTAGTTCCACCCAACATTGAGGTGCCATTAGGTACATCTTACATGGTATTGGCTTCTGTCACACCTTGGACTGACGATAGTAATCCTCCAGAACCAACACAAGACATGATTTCTTTGAAAAAATTCTTCAAGGAAATAATTGCAGCCAAACTAATCAACTCAAGTGATATTTGTCCTGTCGCAGAGAGATTTGACTGGACAACTGGTACTGTATATGATTACTATGATGATTATGTGGATATGTTTGAGAGAGATTCTAACGGTTTCTTATTGAAACACTTTTATGTTAGAAACAAATATGACCAAGTGTTCAAGTGTTTGTGGAATGACAACGGCAATCCATGTTATTCAGAACCATATTTCGAACCAGGTTCTTATGGCACAAACAACATCTTCAAAGGTGCAGACAGTTATAAGTGGAAGTACATGTACACCATCGACACTGGTCTAAAGACTAAGTTCATGGATGCAACATGGATTCCTGTGCCAGTAACAGATAAAAATATTAATCCTCTAATCACCACTTCTGGTGCAGGCAGTTTGGATGTTATCAATGTGATACAGAATGGTGTGTTGTATGACCCATCAAACTCAGTCGTGAATGTTATCATTACTGGTGATGGTACTGCAGCGAATGGTGTTCCAGGAACTACCGCAGCAGGCTTAGCTGTTGTAAATGGTGGTGAAGTTAGTGATATTGTTGTCTTGGATGCAGGTAAGAATTACACTTACGCAAATGTGAGAATCTCTTCCGGTGCTGGTACTGGTGCCTTAGCTATTGCACCAACATCACCAATCGGTGGCCACGGTTTTGATCCTGTCGCTGAACTGGGTTGTAAACATGTTATGTACAATGTGGAATTTAATGGTTCAGAAAACTTCAATGTCCCAACAGATATCACATACAACAGAATCGGTGTTGTAATTAATCCAACTACACAAGGATTGAACCCACTACCCGCCAACGGTTCTATCTATAAAACAACCACCGATGTGGTTGTGGCCGCTGGTTTTGGTGGTTTCACCAATAGTGAAGTGGTTTATCAAGGTGCATCATTGGAAAACAGTACATTTTCTGGTACGGTGGTTAGTTTTGATGAGGCAAGCAATGTAATATACCTCATAAATACAAAAGGAACTTCCACTGTTAATGCTCCATTGAGAGGAGTTGATTCTGGAACCACAAGAACATTACTCAGAACTAGTTCACCTGACTTCGTAATTCTATCCGGTTATCTTTCCTACATAGAAAATAGAAGTGGTATTATAAGAAGTTCTGACGGCATAGAACAAATAAAAATTGTATTAGGTTACTAAAGGAAAAAAATGTCATTGAATTTTAATGTTGACCCATACTACGATGATTTTGACCCATCAAAAAACTTTCATCGTATATTGTTCAAGCCAGGATACTCTGTACAAGGTCGAGAATTAACACAAGCACAGACCATTCTACAAAGTCAAATCTCCAAGTTTGCTGACCACATTTTCAAACAAAATACACCAGTTAAAGGTGGTAAGGTAACAATCAATACAAAATGTTATTACTTGAAACTGAACAAGACATACGGCACAAAAGATATTCTTGCATCAGACTTCTTGAACAAGTACATCACAGACGATACAGGTACAGTATTAGCCAAAGTTATTAAGACAGCTGAACAAACAGGTACTGATGTTGAAGCTGGTGATCCACCAACACTGATTGTTTCTTACATTTCTGGTGTTAGATTCACAGACGGTATGCACCTATTCCCAACCGATGGTACATCTTTAGATGCAACCACTATTGGTACAACAGGCGGTTCAACAAGTACAGGTCTAGCATCTGTCGCATCTATCTCTGATGGTGTTTTCTATATCGTCAATGGTTATTCTCAGTCACAAACACGCAACAGTGACGGTACATTCTCAAAATATTCCATCGGTAATTTCGTTTCTGTACAACCAGAAACAATCATACTAGACAAATACAATTCAACACCATCTTACCGTATTGGTTTGTCTATCAATGAAAGTATTGTTGACAGTTACTCAGACAAGTCACTATTGGATCCTGCGGTAGGTTCCTCTAACTATCAAGCTCCAGGTGCTGACAGATACTACATCAAACTATCTCTAACATCTCTACCACTTACAATCGGTAACGATGACCAGTTCATTGAGTTGACCAGAATTGAAAGTGGTAACATCGTCAAGCAAGTAAACGAAACAGTTTATTCTGTGATTGATGATTACTTTGCAAAGAGAACATACGAAACTAACGGTGACTACATCGTTAACAACTTCTCTTTGACACCATCAGCAAACACTTTTGCATCAGACAAATACATCTTGTCAGTTGGTCCAGGTAAAGCTTATGTACAAGGTTACAGAGTAGAAAACCAAACAACATTAAAGTTGGACTCAACAAGAGCTCGCACAGTTGACTATGCCAATAACAACATCAATGTTATGGATTATGGTAGTTACTTCTATGTGTCTGGTGTTAAAGGTAATAACGGCACATTCATCGACACAACAGTTGCAGAGCCAGTTTATTTACACACAGTAAGTTCAAATACAGATATTGCTCGTTCAAACACAACAACATTCAACTCTACTGTGGCTGCTACAGCTTATGTCAGAGGTATCGTTTACAACAATTCATCTAATGTTGAAGATACAAGTACATATGTTTATAAAGCATATCTATATGATATTGAAAACAAAGTCTTGTCTGGTACCGCAGCATCTGCAACAGCCACTACCATTCAATTCACAGATACTAACGGTAAATTCAGTGCAGTAAGCAATGCATACTACGGTGTAACAATCACTATTGATTCTGGTTCTGGTGCAGGTGACACAAGAAGAATCGTTTCTTATAATGGTTCAACTAAGACAGCTACTGTTGAAACACCATTCACTGTAACACCATCTGGTTCTACATTCTCACTAAGATTTGGTGTAAAAGATACTGAGTTGATTGTCAAGTCTACACTCGCATCACCATGTGTGTTGGGTGGTTGGGCACAAATCAATGCAACAAGTGGTAAGTCTGGTAGTATTTCTACCGGTGATGCCGTACTAAACAATCCTGGTACACCAGAGTTGTTGTTCCCATTGGGTCAACCATATGTGGCCTCTGTAACAGACACATCTTACACCACAATACAACAATTTAGAAACCAATCTTTCGGTTCTTACTCAACAGGTTCACGCCGTTACTTGCAACTAGACAGTTCAGCAACAGGTTCATTCGACTTCTTGAGAAGTGGTTCAACAGAAGATGATACAACAGTTGCACAAAACTTCATGGTTGTTGTGACAGATAAAGGCACAAACACCACAATTGAAAATGGTGATGTTATTCCTTTCACTACCGCAGGAAGAAGCATTGCAATTGATGCTGATAAGAATGCCGTTTACTTGACAGCATTGGACTTGGATCCATTTACTGCAACAGTTTTTGCGAAGTTGTCTGTAACAAATGCTAACGACACAAACTTTGTCTTGAAAACTAAGACATTGATTCAAGCAAACACTGCCGTGGCTTCATCATCTGGTCCAGATGGAACAGTAAATCACGCAGCAATCGACTTGACCAAGGGACAGATTTACATTAGTAATTCTGGAGTCCTAACATATGGCAACAAACAAAGTCTGTATGTATCTGATGTTAAACAAATTGTTAAAATTATTGATACTGGTGGTAGTGCTCCAACATTGTCGATGTTGACCGATACATCAAAAGATGTAACAGAAAATTACATATTCAATAACGGACAGACCGACAACTACTACGGCCATGCATATATCTCATTGAAACCAGGTGCACCAACACCTCGTTCATTGTGGATTCTATTTGATTACTACCAACATGCAGGTGGTGATGGTTACTTTAGTGCTCAGTCATATAGTTCCGGTTTCACCGATAGACCATCTTACACATCTAGAAATGGTGTGACATATGACCTAAGAGATTGTTTGGACTTTAGGCCTGCTGTTAAGAACGCACAGGAATCTTTCACATTCAAACACAAGACAACACCAACAACCACAAATAACTCTGGTCTATTCTTGCCTGTTGATTTGTCATCATTTACTTCAGACTATTCATACTACCTAGCAAGAAAAGATTTGTTGGTTATCGGCAAAGATAACAAATTCAAAATCATTGGTGGTATACCATCAAACAAGGCCGTGTTCCCTTCTGCACCAGAAGGATCAATGGTGTTGGCCAAAATTTCTCTAGACCCATACACAACATATGTACCAGGTGAATTAGCGGGCAGAAGTAATTTGTCTATTGAACCAGTGATACATAAACGCTGGCAGATGAGTGACATTACAGACTTGCAAGACCGTGTTAATAACTTGGAGTACTATACATCATTGAATATGATGGAACAAAATGCTGCAAGTCTACAAATACCTGATGAATTGGGTCTTAACAGATTCAAGAATGGTATTTTGGTTGATGACTTCAGTACATTCTCTGTTGCAGATACATTCAATAGAGACTTTAGTGCATCACTAAACAATATAAACAAGAGCATGGGTCCTGCTGTTGTGGTTAAGAACTACAATTTGCAGAACAAAGATTTGTTGGACACAAACGGTTCTAAACTATCTACAGCCACACTAAATGCATTGAGTTACAAACCAAGTTTGTCTGGCAAATCACAGTTGTTTAGTTTGCCTTACACAGAAGAAACTGTTATCAAACAAACCTTGGCAAGTCGCACAATCAGTGCCAACCCATTCGGTCAAGTAAAGAGTGAAGGTACACTAGAGATTACACCTCCAATGGACAATTGGATCGACAACTCAGCTGAACCTGCCATGTTGTTTACTGGTGTTGAATCATACAAAGCAACAGACACAACAAACTTAATAGATGGTGATCCAACTTTGCGTGTGTCAAACTGGCAAATAATTCCAGGCACAGAGAAGGTAACAACCAACAAGTGGGAAACAACTATTGGCGGTAGAGACAATATTGGCCAAAACTTCACACAAACTATTACCACAAATGATAAACAAAATCAGTTTACATATGGTAATTGGTCGAAGATGCAAAACTCATCTGGCAATTACATAACAGATGTAAGTATTCTACCATACATTCGTGAACAACAGTTGTCTTTTAATGCCACAGGATTATTATTCAACACTGCACTCAATGCTTTCTTTGATGGTAACTTGGTAACATCCAATGTTAGAAAACCAAACATCATTGAACTAACAAGTGTAACTGGAACATTCAATCGTGGTGACATTATTGGTTATGTTTCTAGTTCCGTTTTCTACAAACGTGGTGAAGTTTTGGATGTGTACAAACATTCAACAGGCATCAGACTTTATGTTATCGGCGACTTAGACACTACATCATACACAACTGGTACATTGGTTAACGCCTTCTTCAATACATCAGGTGTTTATCAGAACAGCACAGCAAGTGGTACATTATCTTCTGTGACACACTACTCTGGTAAAACCAGTACAACAGGAACAGCCACATCTACTGTAACATTGAATACATTGGCCAAATCAACAGACATTTATACAGGCAAAAAACTGTATATTGTCAATAAACCTGGTCAATCAGCAACAATCACCGCATACAATACATCAACCAAGGTTGTTACTTTAGGCACATCAATCACATTTGCAAGTGGTGATGTATATTCTATTGGTGATATTTCATCAAATGAAATTGGTTCAGTTTCTGGTGTGTTCTATTTACCAGCCAATAAGTTCCATACAGGACAAAGAGTGTTGCGTTTGGATGATAGAACAATTATCAATACAAACCTAGACTTCAAGTACAATACTGGAACAGAAACAACTTGGTCAGAAGCAACATTCTTTGCAACAAGTTTGTCAACCAAGTCACAAGAAGTTAACTATTCAGCTTCTATTCAGACTGCAAAGAACACAAAGACTACTGTGTTAAACGCACAGGGTGTACAAACTGGTTACACATTGACAACCGTGGACAAAATTGCTCCACCAGTGCCTGATGATCCAGTTGCACAAACATTTATTGTTGATGGATTAACTTATCCAAATGGTATATTCTTGAACTCTATCAATGTGTTCTTTAAGAATAAGCCAACAACAAATATACCAGTGCAATTGTATATTCTACCAACACTGAATGGTTATCCATCAGGTTCATCTTTAGATTATTCTAATGTGTACTTGAATAGAGACTCTGTAAAAGTGTCTGACAATCCACACTACAAAGATTCATCAACATATACCACATTCACATTCCCGTCTCCGGTTTATATCAACCCAGATGTTATGTATGCAATTGTGGTTCGTTCCGAATCTAGTGATTATACTTTATGGATGGCTGCACAAAACGATTTCGCTTTGATTTCCACATCTAAGGCAGAAGTTACCGATTCTAACCCAACAAATCCATCTAAGATTGGTACTGCACCATACATTGGTTCGTTGTTTGAATCACAAAATGCAATGACATGGAGTGCTGAACAGGGTAAAGCCTTGATGTTCACAATCAACAGATGTAAGTTTACAACATCAACACAACCAAGTCTATCATTTGTTGTTCCATCTGGTCTACCAGAAACAAAAACTGTTGACAAGAGCACAGCAACTGCAACAGCCAATTCAATTTACCATGCATTTAATGTGTCTGCTACAGACTTCACACCACCAGGAACAGCCGTAGAGTATCGTTACACAACAACATTGAACAGTTCAGGTTCAACTGACGGCGCTTACACATTTACACCAGGTAAATTCGGTACTCCATCACCAGAAAACATCACATGTGATGACAATAAAGGTGAACGTGTATTAGACTATGCATCAAATACATCATTCAAAGTTGAAACTGTATTGTCATCAACAGACGATGCAGTGAGTCCGATAATTGCCGATGACGGTTTGGCTGTGTATACAGTTCGTCACCGTATCAATAACTTGGGCATTTCAAATACAAACATTTCATTATTGAATGGTGGTATTGGTTACTTGGCAAATGCCAACGGAACAATCAGTTCACCAGACATAACAGTTTCTGCACCAGATACAGCAGGCGGTTCAAGAGCCTTTGTTTCTGCTAATGTGTTTATGGGAAATATTGTTAGTGTATATGTAACAACCGAAGGTTCTGGTTACACCAAGACACCAACAATTACATTCAATGCTTCATCAAATGTATCAGCTTCAGCTGTAGTTACAGGTGAAACTTCTTCAAATGGTGGTAATGCATATGCAAAATACATTACCAAACCAGTAACATTGGCTACAGGAAATGATTCGGGTGACTTGCGTGTGTTCTTCACTGCATATCGTCCAGTGAATACAGACATACATGTTTACTATAAGATTGTTTCCCGTGAAGATACTTTGAAGTTAGAAGATGCTAATTGGCAACTGATGACGATTGTTAATGGCAGTTCTAAATATTCAGTCAATAAAAATGACACATATGAATATGAAGCCGCACCAGGAACAAACAACATTGCGGACAATTATATAAGTTACACCAACCCAGTATCAGCACAATCATTTAATTCATTCTATCAGTATGCAATTAAAGTGGTTATGACCTCTAATGATCCAACATTTGCACCAGCATTGAGTGATATTAGAACGATTGCTCTACCATCAGGAACAGGACTATAATATGTCTTTAGTTAAAGTAGAAGGAACAACCTTTTATAGGGACACCAGTACAATGGCACTGGTGAACCATGATCCGGCAGGAAGAGAAGAATATAACTTCAAAAAAAGATTGATTACTGGTCAAAAAGACGAAATAAATAATATTAAATCGGAAATAAAAAGCATCAAGTCTGACATGTCGGAGATTAAACAGATGATGCAACAACTATTGTCAAACAAAGGTTAAAATGGCTAATACCGTATCAGTTTTAAGTTATGCAGCAAATACATTTGGTGATTGGGTAATTGCCACCAATGCACTCATTGGTGAGAACAATACCTTAGGAAAAGGAAATTACACCAAAGATTCTGGAACATTATATCTGAATGATGCTTCTTTAGGTCTACAAGTTGCTAACGGCGCAATCATACAAGGTCAATTGCGTGTGCAAGGTGTTGGATCATCTGCTGTGATTGAAAAGAACCTGACAGTAGAAAATCAGGCCTATTTCCAGAATACACAAACAAGTTTTATTGCATCAGGTAACTCCGAAATCAAAGGTGTCTTGACTGCAAATGCTTCAGGTATAGGCCTACATGTTGCAAACAATGCAACGATTGGTGGCAATCTAACAATTAGTGGTAGCAGTACAACGAACGGTAACTCACAAATTGTTGGATACTTAGAAGTTGATGGTACAACCACACTAAACAGTACACTGGATGTTACAGGCAATGTTACTTTCGATGACTCTCTAGTCGTAACAAACAGTATTGATGCTGATACCTTGACTGTTGCTGATACAACAACAACAGATTACCTAACTGTTGGACAAAATATTGGTGCTGGTGGCAGTGCAACTGTTCGTTACAATACAATAACAGACAAACTGCAAGCCAATACACACACAAATACAGCAACAGCATTTGTTTCTGGAACAACATACTCACCAGTAGTTAAGGCCAACACATCAGTTAATACAGCTGCTGTATTTGTTACAGGTACAACCGCAACAAACAACCTGACTTCAAATACTGGTACAATTACCACATTGCAAGTCACAAACGAAGATATTTTTGGACAAGCAAACATCAATGGCATTACTGCAAATACTGGAGTTATAGGAGTATTGTCTGGTGCAAACTCTTTCTACGATACAGTAAGAGCCAATGTTTATGTTTCTGCATCTACATTATATGCCAATAATTTAACTTCAAACACTGTTAATGCAAGTGCTAACATTGTAACGCCATTGATAACAGTTAGAAACAGAATTGATGCCAACACAGCGAACATTTTTACCAATAATTTAGAAACATTAGGACAATTATCTGTTGGTGGTAACTTTGTAATAAATGGATCGACTGTATACAATACAAACACATTCACAATTAATGCTGGTAGTGGCACAGGTATCACCTCAAGATTCTCTGTCAACAGAGGTTCATCTGGTGCAAATGCTGACATTAGATGGAGTGAATCATCAAAAGAATTTCAATTAAATGATGTTGACAACGGACAATATTACAGAATTCTAACAAATGAATTTCTAAGTGACTCTACAAGTGTCACAAGTTCTTCCAATGTGGCAACATCAGCAGTTGCAAACACACTGAATAACTACATCAATACAGCAAATAGTTTCTTGACTGCCACTATTAGTGCAGGCAACACATGGTCACAGGCCAATGTTGGTACAGCACTAGCAACAGCAAAAACATATACAGATACTGCCAACACATATTTACAAACATATGTTGATGGTGTTGTAACAACAAAGGTGGATCCAGCATTTACTCGTGCAAATACTGGATTAAATTCGGTAACTGGTACATCAGGTACTGCTACACCATCACCAACAGGTTCAACAACTGGCATAACAATGTCTGGTGCAAACGGTGTAACAATCGTTGCATCAAGTAACACATTGGTGTTTAGTACACCACAAGACATTAGAAGAACCGCTGCGCCTAAGTTTACAGGACTAGAATTAACTTCAACTGCTTTAGCTATTGGTTCTGGTGGTACTGGTGGTGCTGACAGAGTTACTGCATTGACAAACTTGTTGCCAGATGCTTCTGGTGTTCCAGCTGGTTATGTTTTGGGAACTCAAGGTGTGGGAAGTTATCTTTGGGTTGCTGGTGGCACAGGCGGTGGCGGCGGTGGTACACAACCAGGAAGCAGAATCACTTCTACCCGTTCAACAGCAACAGGTGACGGATCAACAACAACATTTACTGCACCAACATTCACCAACGGTGCAAACCAGTTGAGAGTTTACTTAGATGGTGTTCGTCAATATGAAGGTTACACTGAATCAGGTACAACTAGTGTAGTGTTTACAATTGCACCAGCATCTGGAGTAAAGATTCTATTTGAAGTTGATGCATATATGGTGTATGCATACTATGCTAACAATATTACAATCACAACACCTATTGGTGCTATTCCAGCAACAGCGAATACGATTGAATTAGCAATCAGTAACTTGGAAACAAGAAAGGCTGCGTTGTCTGGTGCCACATTTACTGGTCACGCAATGGGCTTGACAGTAGATGGTGCTGCATCAAACACATCATTTGCTACAACAGCATGGGTTAAGAACTTAGGTTATATGACAACCACATCAGCTGATGGTAGTTACCCAACAAAAGCTGGTACTGGTGCAACCGGTAACTGGGGTATTAATGTAACTGGTTGGGCCGGTGCAGTTGGATCAGCTACAGAATCAATTGGTATACCTTCGGGTGGTGTTGCTCCTGGTGCAAACAAGTTGGTGAGAACACAAGGTAACGGTTACACATTCGTTAACTATATTAATAGTGATACTGGCCGAAATGAAAATGAAACACCTAACCAATTCATCATAACAAACGCATCCGATAACTACTATCGTAAAGTCAGTGTGTCGAAGGTTAGAGATGCGATTCAAAGTGTGAGTATCACAGCAAATTCAGTTCCAGCAAGTGGAATTACCGGTCAAACAGGTATGTGGACAGACGCCAATCGTCCTGGACCATATCGTTTGTATCGTAGAGATGACTCAAGTAATTATTCCGTACAAACATATTGGACAGGTAGCCGTTGGAGATTATATGGTTACAATGGTGACACAGCACATGCTGACACACAGGTAGGTCATGCAGATTCTGCTGCTTCTGTTCCATGGACCGGTGTAACTAGTAGACCAACAGCTGTCAGTGCTTTCACAAATGATTCTGGTTACCAAACATCATCCGGTTCCGTTAACTATGCATCGAGTGCTGGTTCTGTTGCATGGTCTAATGTAAGTGGTAGACCAACTACATTAAGTGGTCTGAGCAATGATACACATATCTATGGTGACAATGGTATATTTTGGGGAATGGGTGCTGTTCCAAATTATACATATACATTATCAAATGGTTCTATTGATGACACCTCAGTGACATTTAATGTTCCATCCGAAGGTTGGTGGTCTTTTAATGACGTTAACATATATTTTAGAGGAAGAAGATATTATTGTAACGCTTGGTTAAGCACATCAGCCTATGTGACTGGAGCACTAGAGGTACTTCTTGGTACAGCTTGGTATGCAATTTCTGCCAGAACTTGGGATTTCCAACAAGTTAATGCATTAGAGAAAGTCTATGGCGACACAAGATATGTTGGAACACAAGGTTCATATTATTATAACGGTTGGGGTAAAAGTAATGATTCGATATTTAATAAACCCTTTTATATCAGATCCGGCGCACAAATAAGATTGAGGATGATATGGAGTCCAAATGTTCCTTCATACAGTTCTTCAACAGTAGCAGATGTTGGCAATTTTGACAATGAACGTGTTCCAAATGTTTTAAACTTACCATCACCATACAACTATCAATGGCGAGCTTATCCGAGTCCAATTAGTTCTTCTGGTTATTGGAATGCTGGTGCTGGTGTACAATTTTCAGCAACAAAAGTGGGTTAATTAAAATGAAAATAAAAGATATTATAAGTGCTCAAGCATATCCAGAGAAAAGAAACATTTTACAAGTGTTTATAAAAGTAACTGATGATTCAACAATAAGCAATTCAGAAATTACAACGCCTGTTCCAGATGATTCGGAGAGTGTTTCGTTGGAAAACATTGCACAAATGGTGACAATTGATGAATCGCATGAGTTATTTGATACAATTAAAAATAAATTTAACATTACCTTTAACGATTAAAAGGCAAATTAAATGACAAACAAAGTAAGTTCGCATGTATTGAGTGATACAGCTGTAGGAGCTGGAACATATGGCGGCACAACACAACATGCTGTATTCACTGTTGATTCACAAGGTCGATTGACATATGCGGCTAATGCAACACCAAGTATTGCAACATCACAGTTGACTGGTACGATTGGACCATCACAAGTTGCGGCCGGTACTTATGCCATTAACGTTAGTGGTTCTTCCGGAAGCACAACAGGTAATGCTGGCACAGTAACTAATGGTGTATATTCGGTAGGCAATCAAACCATCACTGGTACCAAAACATTCAACAGTAAAATTGTTGGTTCAATTTCTGGTAATGCTGATGGTAATGCTGGCACAGTAACTAATGGTGTGTATACAGAAGGCAATCAAACTATTAATGGAATAAAAACATTTAGTAGTAAAATTACCGGTTCAATTTCTGGTAATGCTGATGGTAATGCAGGATCAGTTACGAACGGTGTCTATACTAATGGTTCTTATGCTGATCCGGCGTGGATAACATCGTTATCAAAATCAAAAGTTGGTTTGGGTAATGTGGACAATACAGCTGATGCAAACAAGAGTGTCAATTACGCAACAACCGCAGGCAGTGCAACCACCGCAGGTAATGGTGGTGTAACATCAGTTAATGGAAGCACAGGCGCCGTAACCGTTAGTGTGCCAAATGTGGCAACTACAACCGCAGGCCTGTCAACCGGTGCGGTAGGAAGTTATGCTTTTTTATGGACTTCGTATGAAAATGGAGGTGCAGCGGGTGGAACAGTGGCAGGATCCAGTTTAGCATATACCAACGCATATGGATTCACTTCAGGTAGCCCAAGTGGAACATGGAGAAGAATGGGATATGTCTTTAATATACCCGATTATGCTTCTGCTGCCTATGCATCTCTTTATCTGAGAATATCTTAAAAGGAAAAACATGAAATTACTATCCGCAAAAAATCCAAAGTGGGTGAACAAAGAAAAAACATTGATTGACCTTGTCGTTCGATTTGAAGAAATGAACGAAGAAATACCTTTCACAGCCAACAAAAATGATGTTGAGGAACATGGCCGCAAGGTTTTTGAATTGTGTGTTGCGGGAGAATTTGGAAGAATTCAAGATTATACTCCTCCAACAACAGAACAATTATCATTCCATATAAAAATCAAAAGAGACACACTATTAAATAATACAGATTGGACACAGTTACCGGATGTTCCAGAAGAAACAAAACAAAAGTGGTCTGTATATCGCCAAGCTCTAAGAGATATTACTAAGCAAGAAGGATATCCAAATACTGTCACGTGGCCAAAAGAGCCAACATAACATTTTATTTTTGGTATGTCTTATAAATAATACAATAATATAAAGATAAAAAATGGCAGCAGGATATCAAAATTTATTCATAGAAAAAGGTGCAACCTTTGACATTACGGTAACACTAGATGATGCCTATGGTGAAGCATATGATTTAACAAACTCTACTGCCAAAAGTCAGATTCGTAAGTCACACTATTCTGCAAACGCTACCGCAGAGTTCACAACATCAATAGACACCACAACAGGAACAATTTCATTGGGCTTGTCATCACAGGTTACTGCAAATATTGCACCAGGTCGTTATGTTTATGATACATTTATTTCTTTTGAAGGTGCTCCAGGTCAAGCAAATTCTGTTATTAAAATCTTAGAAGGTGTTGTTGATGTTATACCCAATACAACGAGGTTCTAATGGCAACAACTCCTCCATCAACCGTAAGAGTAACGATTGGCCAAACTAATCCAAAAGTTACCACACTACAATACGGCTCTAGAACACTAAAGAGTGCATCCGATTTAAGTTTGGCTGCAGCGACTGACGGTGGTGTAATTGTTTATCGTGCAAGCACAAATGACTTTGCTGTGCAATCGGCTAATACTGTAATATCTACATTGGACAATGGATCATTTTAATGTCATCAAACACAACAACAATTAAGATATTAAGGTCATATGCCAATTCAACACCATCATCACTACAAGATGGACAGTTAGCTTATTCTTTTGTTTCCAATAACCTATACATTGGTTCAAACACTAGTATTCACCTTATTGGTGGTAAAAGTGTTGTAGATAGTCTAAACAATACTATCACACTTGCTCAGGCAGCATTTAGTGTTGCCAACTTGGCGTACGGAAGTTCTGGTGTTGGTGTCAGTGAAGTTGCCAACGCAGCATTTGCACAAGCCAACGCAGCAACCAACTCAGCACAAGCGGCCTACAATGCGGCCAACAATGTATTTCCACAAATACAACCTGCATTTACTAAGGCAAACTCTGCTTATGACCAGGCAAACGCAGCAACCAACTCAGCACAAGCGGCATATAACAAGTCAAATTCTGCTGACACACTAACCACAAGTGCTTATGCTCAGGCCAATGCAGGTACATCCTCTGCACAGGCAGCTTACAACACAGCCAATACTGCGGCAGCTAATACAGTTTTAATACAAGGTGTTAATGTATTCCAGAATACAAGAGTAACATCAATTGAAACTTATGCAACATCCGCATACGGTCAAGCAAACGCAGCCAATAACTTGGCAGTATCTGGATTCACTAGAGCAAACGCTGCAAACCAACTGGCACAAAGTGGTTACACACAGGCCAACGCAGCAACATCTTCTGCACAAGCTGCATATAATCAGGCTAATGCCACAAATACATTGGCGGCATCAGGGTATACACAAGCCAATGCAGGTACATCTTCGGCACAAGCAGCATATGACCTTGCAAATGCAGTAGGTTCATATTCAGAATCAGCATACGACACCGCAAATATTGCAAACAACCTGATTAACAATGGTGGTACTATTGCAGGCAATGTTACATTTGCTAAGAATATTTCTGTAACGGGTGACCTATTTGTATTAGGTAATACTGTAACACTAGACACATTTTCAGTTAACATTGCCGACCCGATGATTGTGTTGGCAAACAACAATGTATTGAGTGACCAGGTCGACATTGGTTTTGTTGGTAAGTATAGAGACTCGGTGTTGTTGGCAAATGCACACACCGGTATCATTCGTGACCCAGTATCGAAAGAGTTTATTGTATTCCAAGGTTATGCACCATCAATACAATCAAATAACTTAATCAACATTGCTCACCCATCATTAAGTTATGCAAACTTATATGCAGGTAATTTTAAAGGCAATCTGATTGGTAGTTCAATTACTGTATCTTCAGCGACAGTTGCTGGTCAAAACGTTCTAGCAATTTCAAGTTCTGGTTCTGTCGTTGCTAATGCTGCAAACAATTTGGCCACTTCGGCATATGCACAGGCCAATGCTGGTACTAACTCAGCAACATCCGCATACACTAAAGCAAATGCTGCTGACACACTGGCAACATCGTCATACACACAAGCAAATGCTGCAAATGATTTGGCAACAACAGGGTTTGCCAAGGCTAATGCTGCGGACACATTAGTAACTTCTGCCTATGTAACAACCAATGCATCTTTCTTACAGGCAAATGCAGCCAATAATCTGGCAACAACAGGGTTTGCCAAGGCTAATGCTGCAGATTCTTTGGCAACCAGTGGTTACACACAAGCAAACGCAGCCAATAACTTGGCGGTGTCTAGTTATGCCAGAGTAAATGCGGTCAACACATTCGCATTTTCTTCTTATGCTCAGGCAAATGCAACAAACAGTTTAGCACAGGCTGCATACAATACCGCTAACGCAGCAGGTGGTGGTGCAATCGTATCTGCATATAATCAGGCGAATGCCGCAACTGTGTCAGCACAAGCTGCATACAACCAGGCTAATGCTGCAATATTGAATGATGCAACAACATCAACCAATCTAGGCAAGGTAAGTACATTCGCCAATTCCGCATATGCACAAGCCAATGCGGCCAATGAACTTGCAACTTCATCATATGGTGTGGCAAATACTGCTTATGCTTATGGAACTACCATAACATATTTGACCAATGTGAATTTGAGTCAAAACACAACACTTTCTGCTCTGTCATCAGCACAACAATCTATTGATAACTTTGCTCAGACTGGTTACAATAAGGCCAATGCAGCTGACACACTAGCAACTTCTGGTTATGCACAGGCCAACACAGCGAACACAAGAGCATATGCATCTGTACTGAAGTCTGGTGATACCATGACCGGTAAACTTACCGTTCAGGCAGAAACTGTACTTGGTAGTCCAACAGGTAATGTATTCACAACTCACTTGTTACCTGCGGCCAACGTATCATATGATTTAGGTTCTCCGACTAGAAGATGGAGAAAACTATACATTGCTGGTAATACTATTGACCTTGGTGGTGCATCTATTTCTGCACAAGAGGGTGGCATTTCACTAACCGGTGACACCGGAACAGTGATGAGTATTTCAAATACTGGTGGTTTCGCAGTCACCACAGCAGAAGGTGGATCAGGCAATGGTGCATTTAATATTGTTGCATCAAATACAATCACCGCAAACGCAGCAGTAGAATCCACCAACTCCACAACAGGTACAATCGTAGTAACAGGCGGTGTCGGTATTTCTGGTAATGTAAACGCTTCTGGTAATTCCACAATCGGAGGAACATTAGTGGCTGGTCTAATATCAGGTGGCACTTTCTGATGCCACACTAAATATAAAAGTAATAATTTTTAGGTAAGGTAACAATGGCACAAGCCAATTCAACCCCGATTCAGTTATACCATTCAAATACACCCGGCAGTGCTCCAACATCTGCCAGTCTAATCTCGGGTGAGTTGGCCATCAACATGATGGACGGAAAACTGTTCTATAAGGACGGTTCAAACAATGTCAATTTAATTGCCACACAGTCATCAACAGCTGGTTACTTTCCAAAAATTACCTTCACCAATGATGCAACAGAACAAACAACTGCATCAGCACCATGGGCATGGACAAATGCCTCGTTCACTCAGGCAAACTCAGCCAATACATTGGCTAGAGCAGGATATAATCAAGCCAACTTAACAAATGAATATGCAGTTTCTGGTTTTACAAAAGCAAATGCTGCTGATTCTTTGGCCACATCGGCATATCAAACTTCTAATGCTGCAATCACCTTAATACAGGGTGTTAATACTTATCAAAATACAACCATTTCAGCGGTAGATTCATATGCAACTGCTGGTTATGGTCAGGCAAATGCAGCCAATAATTTGGCACAAGCCGCATACAATACGGCAAATGCAGGAACATCTGCTGCTGCGTCCTTTGTACAAGCTAATGCGGCCAACACACTTGCAGTATCAAGTTACATACAGGCAAACGCAGCCAATACATTAGCGAGAGCTGCATATGCTAAGGCAAATGCAGCCATGACGGTCGGTACTGTTGATGGTACCAATACAGTAATATCAACAGTACTAGATGTACACACACTAAGATTTGATACAGACTCTGGTTTCGATGTAACATCCATTGGTGATGGTATCGCAAAAGTTTCTATCAATTCCACATTCAAGTACTGGGAAGTTGATGGTCAAACAACGATTGTTGCACAGGGTCTAGACACAATTAAGTTCAAGACAGGTGGTGGTATACAAATCACCACAGAACCTAATGCACCGAAGGCAATCACATTTACTGATACTGCAACCTTCACACAAGCCAACGCAGCAACAAACTCAGCTCAAGAAGCATTCAACAAGGCCAATGTGGTCAACACATACAGTGTCGCTGCTTTCTCCAGAGCAAACGCAGTTAACACTTATGCTCAAGCAGCATTTGCACAGGCCAATGTTACATTATATCTACAACAAGTAAATGATTACCAAAATAATTACTTGGGTGGTGCAACAGTATCTTACGAGGCTGCATTTGCACAAGCGAATGCTGCAACAGATTCAGCACAAAATGCATACAATAAGGCAAATACAGGATATGATTTTGCCGTTCATGCTGAATTGGTTAATAATGCACAGAATACCACAATATCCGCAGTAAACAGTTTTGCGGCAGGTGCATATGGTCGTGCCAACCAAGCATCAGTGTATGCTGCAGCAGCGTTCAACGCAGCCAATGTGGCACCAGCAGCACACACACAGGCTAATGCTGCAACAGAATCAGCACAAGCTGCCTACGATTTTGCGAATACACATATTGATGTTATACAAGCATCATATGACCAGGCAAATGTAACTGTCTATTTACAAGGCGTTGCAACAGGACAAAATACATATGCACAAGGTGCATTTGGAAGAGCCAATGCGGCCAATAATTTGGCAACATCTGGGTATGCAAGAGCAAACGCTGCCAACGGATTAGCTGCATCTAGTTATGTACAGGCTAATGCTGCCAATGATTTGGCACAGTCATCTTATGACCATTCAAATACAAACTTAGAACTAATCACTCTGATACAGGGTGTAGATGTATATCAAAATACAACCATTGCAGCAGTAGATGCATATGCAACTTCCGCATACACAAAAGCAAATGCTGTTGATTCTTATGCAACATCAAGTTACAATACCACCAATGCGGCCGTAATTTTAATTCAAGGTGTAAACAGTTATCAAAACACCAGAATTGGTGATGTTGATTCTTATGCAACTGCTGGATACACAACAACCAATGCAGTAAGTTCTTATGCTGTTTCTGGTTATGCACAGGCAAATGCTGCAAACAACTTGGCAGATGCATCTTATGCACACGCAAACACCAAGTTTGCAACTGCTGGTGGTTTCATCACTGGTTTTGCCAATGTGGCAGCCAATGTATCTGTTGGTACATACCTAGATTTTAATACTTTTGCAACCAAACCTTCAAACAAAGAAGGTCGCATCTTCTATGATAATGACCAAAAGGCATTAGCATACTACAACGATTCTGATATGACAGGTCAACTGTTGCAAGAAGCAGTTGTTCGTGTATGGAATAATACTGGTTCAACTATCACAGACGGTAAAGCTGTATATGTTTCTGGTGCATCTTCAGCAAATGGTTTCCCAAGTATTGCCTTGGGTGATGCATCGACATACGAAGGTTCAGAAATCATAGGTATTACAACCACAACAATACCAAATGGTGGTTACGGTTATGTGACACAGCAAGGTAAAGTTAATGGTCTAAACACATCAACCTACACAGAGGGCGATGAGGTTTACCTTTCGACTGGTGCAACAGGTTCATGGCAAGGAACACCACCGGCCGCACCAAACAATGCAGTTAGACTTGGTGTTATTGCAAAAGTTGATGCAGTCAATGGTTCTATTTTGGTCGACATTACTTTCCGAGAAGGTGTTAATAAGACGGCTGGTTCCGTATTGTTCGCATATGATGAAACAATACATGAGGATCCAAATAACTTTTTCTGGGACCATGTAAATAGAAGATTAGGTATTAATACCAATACACCACAAGCAAACTTGCATGTGGTTGGTGATGCAATATTCTCATCAAATGTTACCATTACTGGTAACTTATCAATCTCTAATGCTCAGTCGATTACTACAACAACATTGGTGGTTGGTGGTAATACTATTGTATTGAACAGTGAAGTAACTGGTTCACCCACAACAAACGCCAGTATCATTGTCAATCGTGGTTCTGAGGTAAACACATACATTATGTGGGACGAATCCATCAACGAATGGATCATGTATGAAGGTGCAAGTAACCCAGGTCACATCATTCACTCAGAGAAAACTGCACACACATGGGCAGACTACTCTGCAATGGCACCATATGAGAAGTTAACTCACCCAATTGGTGCTTCACTAGCAAATACAACCAACGAATTGGCCAAAGGTGCATTTGCACAAGGTAACTCAACATTAACAATAGTTGATTCTCTATCAACATTAGTGCCAGCAGCATTCACTAAGGCTAATGCAGCAGATTCACTGGCAACTTCTGGTTATGCACAGGCAAATGCTGGTACAATTTCTGCACAGGCTGCATATAATCAGGCCAATGCGGCAACTATTTCTGCACAGGCTGCATACAATCAGGCCAATGTAACAGTATACTTGCAAGGTGCAAATGACGAACAAAATACCAGAATAACAGCGGTAGATGCATATGCAACTGCTGGTTATGGTCAGGCAAATGCTGCAAATGATTTAGCAACAGCATCATACAATTCATCAAATTCTACAACAATTTTAATTCAAGGTGTAAATAATTATCAAAACACCAGAATTAGTGATGTTGATTCATATGCAACCTCTGGTTATGGTCAGGCAAATGCTGCCAATAACTTCGCACACTCATCATATAACAAAGCAAATGCAGTAGGTTCATATGCAGAATCGGCATATGCAAAATCAAATTCATCTACTGAATTATTAACTGCTGCATACAATCAGGCCAATGTAACGGTATACCTACAGGGTGTCAACGATGCACAAAATACCGATATTACCGGTATGCATACCTTTGCAGATGCAAGTTACAATCAGGCTAATGCAGCAAACAACCTAGCATCTTCTGGTTACAACCTAGCAAATACATTCTCAGATTCTATTACACTGATTCAAGGTGTAAATGTAAGTCAAAATAACAGAATCACTGCTGTTGATGGAATGGCATCGGCTGCATACAATCAGGCCAATGTAACAATACATCTACAAAGTGTTAATGATGCACAGAACACAACCATAACAGCTATCAGTGACTATTCTGTTTCTGGTTATGGATTAGCAAACGCAGCCAATAATCTGGCACAGGCTGCATTTGATGCCGCAAACACTGGTACTACTGCCGCAGCAGCATTCACACAAGCCAATGCAGCCAATGTTCTTGCAACATCTGGTTACTCTTTGGCCAATGCAGCAAACAACTTGGCACAGGCCGCATTTGATGCCGCAAATACTGGCACTACTGCTGCTGCGGCATTTATACAGGCAAACTCAGCAAACAACTTGGCAGACTCAAGTTATGCACAGGCCAATGCTGCCAATAATTTAGCAGACTCAGCATATACTGTTGCCAATTCTGCATACACACAGGCTGTTGATGCAAACACATTAACATTCTCTGCGTTCTCACGAGCAAATGCTGCCGACATTTTGGCAACAAGTAGTTATGCACAGGCCAATTCTGCCGATACATTAGCTAGAGGTTCATTTGTATTTGGAAATACTCAAATACAATTTAATCAGTCATCTTATGACAAAGCAAATGGTGCATATACCTTCGCTGGTGCTGCAAACAACATGGCATCAGCTGCGTATGCAAAGGCCAACTCAATCACATCTGGTACATTTGCTGCCTATCTATATACTGCTTCAACAACTGCACCTTCTGGTCCAACAGTTGGTGATAAATGGTACGATACATCAACAGACATTCTTTATGAATATATAAATGATGGAACTGTAAGTTATTGGGTCGATATTGACTCACCAACTCTAACAACAAACACAACAAATATAACTATCACCAACACATATACAGGTTATGGTCGTGCAGCTGCTTATGCCATAGTCTTTGGAGGTTTCTAAATGTCAGCACCGAATATTATTTTAGCGAACACAATTTATGGAAAAACAGAATTGTATGCTGCAACAGGAACATTATCGAATGTTATTGTAAATGCATCAGGCAGTGGCCAAGTATACAAACTAAACTCTGTGACCTATGCAAACGGAAACGCAAACAATGTGCCAGTATGGGTACAAATACACCGTGGTAATCCAATGGTTGGTTATGATTTGGCCAGTTCTGTGACTGTACCAGGGTATTCTTCTTTGGTTGTGGTTGCAAAAGACACAAGTATCTATTTGGAAGAAGGTGATACACTCAAGTGTAATGTAGGTTCACTTGGTGTTGGCACTACATCTGTTGTTGTTTCTTATGAAATGATTTCTTAATATGAGAAGCAGAAGTAACGGCGGTGTTATAGGTGCATATGCACTACCAAATCAAAATAGGGCAAATGGTGTATTCTTCATACACGATGCAGCCATCTTCAACACAGGTGCAAATCCAATATGGCCTCTAGCATCAGGTTTCATATATTCTGCCACAGGCGGAACAATCACCACTGCGGCAGATAACATCAATTACAAAGTACACACATTCACATCAAACTCAACATTTACTGTAAGTGATGGTGCAGGTGAATTGGAAATACTAATGGTTGGTGGAGGTGGAAGTGGAGGGTCAGTCACTTCGTCAGCATCATATCAATACCTCGCTGGTGGTGGAGGTGGCGGCGGCGCAGTAATTTTAATTAAAACTTGGGTTAATCCAGGTACAGTTTTCACTGTTACTGTCGGACCAGGAGGAACTAATCCAAACTCCAGTCCATCGGGTAGATATTTTGGTGGAAGTTCATATGTAACATCAACGGCAGGACATAGTTATCAAGCAAGTGGCGGAGGTCCTGGTGGATTAGTTAACCAATCAACAGAGGTTGTTCCTTCTACTGGTGGGTCAGGAGGTGGAGGTTGGGCAGGACTTGCTGCTGGTGGCGGCAGTGGAGCATCTGCTCAACTTGGCCAAGAATATGGTACGGTGTATGCAAATGCTGGCGGTAGTGGAAACAGTATGAGCGGCAGTGCCGCATACGGTGGCGGTGGAGGCGGTGCAGGCGGCGCCGGTTATGATGGTTATTATTCATCAAATAATACACTATCATCAAATGGTGGTGCTGGATGGAATTGGTCCAGAACAAATGCATATTATGGTTCTGGTGGAGGTGGTGGAAGAACATGGCTTGGAGGTGACGCAGGTCAGGGAGGCATTAGTGGACCAGCTTCCGCCAGTCAGAACTATGGTAATGGAGCATATGTTACTTCACAATCATCAGGCAGTAGCGGCGGTGATGTTTCCGCAGGTTGGTATTACGGGGTTGGTGGTGGAGGTTCTGTTGCAAATGCTATCAACGGTACTTACTATGGCGGCAACGGTGGTCCAGGTACAGTAATATTCTGTTACCGATACAAATAAATAGATAATACGAATAAGGTACTCCAGTAAATGTCTTTTCCATTATCACCCACTAACGGCCAGTTAATTATAGTTAATGGCATTAATTATATTTGGGATGCATCAAAAGGTGCATGGCGCCGTGTACAGTCACAATACATAACTAATTTTCAAAGTGCTTATGATGCAGCAAACAGTGCATTTGACTACGCCAATGCGTCTTTCATACAATCAAATACAATTAATGCTTCGGTTTCAGCCGCATATACACAAGCAAACACCAATGCGACTGCAATCACATTAATTCAGGGTGTTAATGTATATCAAAACACCGCCATCACAGATGCAGGTAATATTGGAACAGGTGCTTATGCACAGGCTAACGCAGCCAATAACCTGGCACAGTCAGCATTCAATGCAGCCAACACTGGTACTACTGCCGCAGCAGCATTTATACAGGCCAATAGTGCAAACAATTTAGCACAAGCAGCATTCAATGCAGCCAATACTGGCACAACCGCATCAGCAGCATTTACTCAGGCAAATGCAGCCAATAATTTGGCAACCTCTGCATATAACTCAGCAAACACAAATACATCAGCAATCACTTTGATACAAGGTGTAAATGTAAGTCAGAATACAACTATAACAGCAGTAAGTAACTATGCTGTTGCAGGTTACGGTAAGGCCAACTCGGCCGATGTATTAGCAACTGCTGCATATGGTGAGGCCAATGCAGCTGACACATTGGCAACTTCTGGTTATGCACAGGCCAATGCGGCGAATGGATTGGCTGGTGCAGCATTCGCAAAAGCAAATGCAGCAACGATAAATTATGGTCCAAATAATGTTATTGTTGCAAACGCTGGTGGTTTTTTAAGTAATACAAACAACCTACAATTCTTAACATCAAACAATTCTCTAATTGTTCTTAATAAAATTATTACAGATGATGTTGTTACGAAAAATATTATTGGACCATCTGTTGCCAATACAACAATTACTGCAAATGGATATGTAACCACATTTGATACAACAGGCCGTTTGACTATACCTGGACCAATAACATTTGCGGACGGAACATCACAAAATACAGCAGTCTCTAGTGTTATAGTACAAGCATCTTTTGATAAAGCGAATGCAGCCAACAATTTGGCACAGTCGGCATACAACGCAGCTAATACTGGCACAACTGCTTCTGCAGCATTCACACAGGCAAATGCAGCCAATGATTTGGCAACCTCAGGATATGCACAGGCCAACGCTTCTAATAATTTGGCAACAAGTGGTTACATTCAGGCCAATGCTGCCAATAACTTGGCACAAGCATCTTATAACAAAGCAAATAGTATATCTTTTACTGGTTATGCTACTGAAACATATGTTAACAATGCTGTTGCCAACTTAGTAAACTCAGCACCAACAACATTAGATACACTAAAAGAATTGTCTGATGCCTTGGGTGCCGATGCAAACTTTGCTACCACAGTCGCAACAAACATTGGTAATGTAAATAACAAATCTAATGCGGCATACAATCAGGCAAATTCTGCCAACATATTAGCTGGTGCTGCGTTTGTATCATCCAACACCAATGCAGCGGCAATTACACTCATTCAAGGTGTCAATGACGGACAAAATACCAGAATCACAGCAGTAGATGCATATGCAACAAGTGGATATGGTCAAGCAAACGCAGCCACACAATCTGCTCAGTCTGCATATAATCATGCCAACAATGCATACAACTATGCAAACACACTAGTAACACTATCTAGTACACAAACTCTAGCTAATAAAACACTTGAATCTCCTGCAATAACTGGCACCATCAGTGGTGATGGTACATTTTCAGGTTATTTAAAGAGTATGAACTCTCAAGGTGATGAGGGTGGTGAGATTTTACTTGCCAAACCAGCAACTAACTCAACTATTGCTGGTACAGGTGTCACTATTGATGTGTGGCAAAACAGATTAAGATTCTTTGAACAAGGTGGTTCTGCTCGTGGTGTTTACATAGATATTACAGCAGCAAATACAGGTGTTGGTACTAACCTATTGTTGTCATCTGGCGGCGGAACTGACATAACACAAGCAACCTATTCTGCTCAGGCTGCTTACAATCATGCCAATAATGCGTATAATAGTTCTAATACATCCGTAACATTGTTGCAAGGTGTAAATGAATATCAAAACACATTTATAACAGCAGTAAGTAGTTATGCTGTGTCTGGTTATGGTCAGGCAAACGCAGCCAATAACTTAGCACAAGCAGCCTATAATGCAGCCAACTCTAGTTCTGGTTCATCAGCAGCATTTGAACAAGCCAATGCAGCAAATGTATTAGCATCAGCTGCGTATGCCGCTGCCAATTCTGGTACAGGTGCAACATTTGCCTATGCTCAGGCTAATGCAGCAAACAATTTAGCACAAGCAGCATTCAATGCGGCTAACACAGGCGGTGGTTCTGGTGGTTCAAGTGCAATATTATCAGTAGATAACTTCACTGGTAATGGAACAAACACAAACTTCACATTATCTGCAACACCACCAAATGAAAACTATACCTTTGTAAACATCGACGGTATTTTACAGTTAAAGTCATCATATAGTCTTTCTGGAAATATAATAACATTCTCAGAGGCACCATCCAATGGCGCTTCAATTGATGTTACATCTTACACATTAGCTGTTTCTGGTTTTACCACAAGAAATTTTGTTGGTGATAGTACGACTGTTGACTATACAGTATCTTCTGGACTAACAGCCAATTCTATTTTCGTGACAGAAAACGGTGTGTTACAAACACCAGCAACTGACTATACTGTAAATGGAACAACACTAACATTCACAAGTGCTCCTGCAACTGGTGTAAATATCCAAGTTAGAGAGATTGCTATCCAAACAGATACGGCCTCAAGAGAGATGGCCAATGCAGCCCACATACAAGCCAATGCAGCCAACAGTTTAGCGCAATCTGCATACACAAAAGCAAACACAGGAACAACATTAGGAAAGTCTATTGCTATGACAATAGTATTCGGAGGATAATTAAATGTCTCAAATGAACGTGGTCAATGTATCAACAATTTATGGCAATACGACAGGTATGGTGGTCTCCACAGTACCAACATCAATTGTTTCAAATGCAGCATCTAGCAGTGCAGTTTATAAGATAAATAGTCTTATAGTTTCCAACATTTCCGGTACTGGATCTGCAAGTATTACTGTTGATGTTTATAAAAACCAAACATCCGCATATCGTATTGCATATCAAGTATCTGTGGCAGCGAATACTTCATTTACACCTATTGATAAAGGTTTGATTTTGTATTTACAGGAAAATGATTCAATCAGATTAACTGCATCAGCCAACTCATACTTGGAAGCAGTTTGTTCATATGAGGCTATTAGTTAATGTTCAATTCAGGACGCAGAGGTAAAAGATCCAATGATGGATACGGTATTATTTCTCAAGCAGAGAAGTTTATTCAAAACGAATATCCAATACCAATCATAAATTCTTTTTCCGTTACGGACATATCGTATAATCCAACAGGAGCTTTGGCGGCCAACACCGCAGGTGGCGAAACCATTCTTATCAATGGGTCAGGATTCGCACCAGGAGCAACGATCCAAGTTGGTTCCAATACAATATCTGTCGTAACATATATTGACCAAGGACGATTGGCCTTTACTGCACCGGCCGCAAGTGCTGGCAGTTATACCATTTATGTTTCCAATTCAAATGGTGGTACTGGTATTCTGGTACCAGGTTTAACATACTCTAGTGTGCCAACTTTCCAAACAAATGCTGGTTCTTTAGGTTCATATTATGAAACGCAACAAATCAATCAACCTATTGTGGCAACAGGTGATGCGCCCCTAACTTATTCATTGTTATCAGGTTCTTTACCAACAGGTTCTACACTATCAAGTTCTGGTGTTATTACTGGAACAGCACCTGTGGACGGAAGCAGTACAACATATACGTTTACTGCAAGAGCTTTTGATGCACAATCACAAACTGTTGATAGACAATTTAGTTTGACAATCAATACAGATGTGGTAACATGGTTATCACCATCATCTAACTATGTCATTTCTTCTTACGAATATGCACCTATCAGTAATGTCACCGCATCAGCAACTTCAGATGCTGGTTATGGTGTATTGATTTCAGCAAACACATTACCAGCAGGCATCACATTAAATGCGAATACAGGATTAATTTCCGGCACAAACAATACTGTTGGAAATACTTTCACAAGACTAACTGCAACAGCCAATACAACTAATCGAAGTGCAACAAGAGATGTTATCTTTAATGTTAACCAAGATGTGGTGACATGGAGTTCGCCAGCGGATGCAACACAATACTTATTATCTGGTGGTTCTGCAATATCTAATGTTTCATTAAGTGCAACAAGTGCTGCAGGTTTTGGTGTTCAATATACAGCAAATGCTTTACCAACAGGTTTGGCAATTAGTGGTTCGACAATTTATGGAACACCAACCACAGCAGAAACTGTAAATACACTTTTGACAGCTACAGCGAACACCACAAGTAGAACCGCAACTAGAACAATTAGTTGGGTAATTTCTTTAGGTGACGTTTACTGGAAGTACACAACACTCGCATTAAATGGAACAACAACAGTTACTCCTTTTATCACAGATTCAAGTAACAACAATGCACAACTAATTGTTGGTGATAGTCGTGTAAGTAATTTTAATCCGTACCAACTAGGTTATTATAGTAATTACTTTGATGGTACAGGTCAAACTTTTCGTAATTCTTCTTTCACTAACGCAAATTTTGGTTCAAGTAATAATTTTACTATTGAAATGTGGGTTTACTGGCCAGCTGCCGCAAGTGGAAATCAAACCATTTTTGAATTGTCAGGATCCACCCGAATAATTATAGGAAGGTCGTCAACAGGCGTTAGAGTATATAACAACAATACTGAAAAAGGTTTTACGGCTAATGTACGTGTGGCTGCATGGAATCACATTGCGATGGTTAGAAATTCTGGTACTATTAACATTTACTTGAATGGTGTATCTGGTACTTCATACGCAGATAGTACAAACTGGTCACACTCCACAATCTACATGAGTAAAAATAGTGATGGTACGGAAACGAGTTCTCCATACTATGTTTCAAATTTACGTATCTTGAACGGCACTGCTGCTTACACTAACAATTTTACTCCACCATCAACACCACTAACAGCAATAGCAAACACAACATTTTTGGCAGCCAGTTCTACTAAATTTGAAGATAGGAGTAGTTACAACACTACATTAACAGTAGATGGCACACCTAGAATAGAATCAACACATCCGTTCAGTACATTATATCAAGCCAATACACAATACTATTCAACCAATTTTAGTTCAAGTGCATATGTAACGGCACCAATTACTGGTGGTTTAGGCACAGGCGATTTTACTGTTGAAGGTTGGGTCTATTTAACCTCTTCACCTGGTAATAGTGGTATTTACCATTTGACACCAACCGGCTATTTGCCCAGTTCTGGTGATGGGTTATCACTATCATTCTACAACAATTTGTGGCACAATTTTCACAAGAATTATGGTGACCCTAGTGGAATAGGTAGTTCACCCAGTCTGAATAGATGGTACCATTTTGCTCAAGTGAGATCCAGTGGTACTTACAGAGTGTATATTGATGGTGTACAAATTTATACCGATGTTGATACTTATAACTATACTTCATCCACATATCTGGCCATTGGTGCATATTACAGTTCGGGTTATCCATTCCCAGGTGGGCACATTTCTAACTTCCGTATTGTTAGAGGCACGGCGTTGTATAGTGGTTCAAGCACAACAACACCAAACTTCACACCACCAACAGGACCATTAACTGCAATTGCAAACACAGTATTCTTAGGTTTACAATCTGATAAACTTGTTGACAATTCAACAAATAATTATACAATCACACCATCTTCAGTTACTGCGATAAAGCCATTGGCAGTATCTCCATTCACAGCGTTATCTTACACAAGTAATACAATCACAACATATGGTAGTTCATATCATTTAAACTCAACACGTGATATATCACAAATTTATACACCAACAAGTTCAGTGTATAATGTTGGTTCCAGTGACTTCACACTTGAGTTTTGGGTAAATTTCAACGACACAACATCAACACAGCAAGAATTATTCAGATTTGATGGCGCAACAACTTTCAATCCATATCTAATGTTGTGGAATTCAAACGAATTTTATTTTAGAACAACCGAAACAACAGGTGATATTGTAACACCATTTTCAAGTGGTATTACGGCAGGTCGATGGGTGCATTTATGTGTCACTCGTTCTGGAAACAATTACACTATTTACCGTAATGGCATTTCTGTAGCAACAGGTACAAGTACTGGTGTCGTCAATGAAAATAAAAAATTAATATTAGGAAGTGGTAACTTCAAAGGTTACCTTTCTGATGTTAGATTCACCAAAGGTTCTGTATTATATACATCAAACTTTGTACCAGAATTTACAAGACCATTGACAGCAGGAGCCAACACACAGTTGTTGACATTACAAACTAACGGCTCACGCAACAATAATAGTTTCAGAGACGAATCCAGTTTCAATAACATTATCACTAGAAGTGGCAATGTATCACAAGGCACATTTAGTCCATACAGTCAAACAGGTTGGAGTAATTATTTTGTTGGAACAAGTTCACAATACTTTACATTACCAACCGCTGCTGCGACAGCATTCGGTGGGTTCAATGGAAATTTTACCACAATAGAATTTTGGGCTTATCAAACAACCAGTTCCACAGGTAGTACCAACGAAGTGATAGGTACATGGGCAGCAGTAGCTGCAAACGGTAGATGGTATGTTGAAATAGGTAATGGTGCAGCAAGCACCGGAGCTACGAGTAAAGTGTTCTTTACCTGGACTACCAGTACAGGGTCAGTTGACAGTGTGACTACAACCGCAGTAGTACCAGTTAATCAATGGGCACATATTGCAATTGTAGTCAATGCTACAGGTTCAGCTGGGGCACATACTGTTGATATTTATGTGAATGGCACAGGTCAATCATTTACTAGTAGAAATTTTTCATCTCAAACATCAACTTATGATAGATTACGAATAGCTGGCAATGGTAGTAGTTATTTTAATGGTTATTTAAGTAACTTGAGAGTAGTTAGAGGAACAACTAACACTGTTGGATACACTGGATCGTCTATAAGTGTTCCCACTTTACCATTTATACCTGTTACCGGAACAGTATTGTTGACATGTCAAGACAATAGATTTGTTGATGATAGTCGAAACAACATTGTATTGACGCCTGTATCAACACCTTCTGTGCAGGCCTTTAGTCCATTTGGTGGCATAACAAGTGTACCAACAAGTTATAGTGTTTACTTTGATGGTAGTGGAGATTACTTAACTGTTCCGGGATCAAGTAATTTTGTACTTGCGGCTGATTATACAATTGAAGCATGGATATATAGTTCAAGTACAACTTGGTCAATTTATTCCACTGGTGGATCTGGAGCAACCGACCAATTCTCTTGTGATGCTGGAACTTTGTATTGGGCATATAATATCTTCGGTGGTGGAACAGCCAACTTTTTCACTAGCTCAGATATAAACCAATGGACTCACATAGCAGCATCAAGAAGTTCAGGAACAACTAAATTGTTTAAGAATGGTGTTGTGATGGCTACAAGTACCACCAACGAATCTATTGGTTCAACTAATACAGTGAATATAGGAAGAAGATTGGACGGTTCATATCATCTAAACGGATATATGTCAAACTTTAGAATAGTTAAAGGTACTGCATTATATACCGGAGCGTTTACACCTCCAACTTCACCATTGACAGCAGTAACGAATACTCTATTATTAACATGCCAAAATTCTACACTAATTGATAATAGCACAAACTATTTCACATTAACTGCTGTCGGTGACACTAAACCATTACCATTCAATCCTTTTGGTCAAACAACTACAACACAAGTATCATATTCACCTACTACTAACGGCGGTAGTATATATTTTGATGGTACTGGTGACAAGTTAACTGTTGCAAATTATCCAACATTAGGTTTTAAGGCTAATGACTTTACTATTCAGTGTTGGTTCTATACTAATGTTGCAAGCACTGAACAAGTGATTATGACTAATGGTTGGGCTGCATATGCTCCTTGGTTAATAAGAATTGATAGTGGTAATACACTTCGTTTGAACATGAGTTTGAATGGTGGTTCTTGGGTTGTGAACGAAGGCAGTTTAGGAACGGTTACTCCAGGTCAATGGTATCATGTCGCAGTCACAAGAACTAGTGGAGTGTTAAGAGCATTCACTAACGGAGTTCAAACATATACCACAGACTTGACAACATCCACATTATATGACGGTTCACAAGCATTGACTATTGGTGGAAGAAGCGACACGACTTCTATGTTGAATGGTTACATTAGTGATGCTCAACTTATAAACGGTTTTAGTTTATACAGAGCCAACTTTGTTCCACCGGTGGCACCAGCAACACCAACATACAGAATTGGTGCAAACACAGGAACTTCAACATTATTGTTATCGGGTACTTCTGGTGGCATTATTGATATGCATGGTAGCAACAACTTGGAAACAGTTGGTGATGTTATTGTAACAAAATCAAGATATCCTTATTCAACAGCAGGTCAGAGTTACTACTTTGATGGCACCGATTGGTTGTACTCAGCATCAACTGATGCACTATCATTCGGTACAGGCGACTTTACAGTTGAATATTGGATGTACTCAACAACAGGTGGAACACAACGATTCATCACTGGAACAAATGCTGCTGGCACAGACACATTCATGTCGTACATATTCGGTGGTTCTGAACTGTCCGTGCTTATTGCTGGAACAGTGTATAACCCTGCAACTTCCATAGCCACAAACACATGGCACCACATTGCGATTACACGAAGTAGTGGTACTGTGAGATTATTCCTTAATGGCACGCAAGTAGGAACGAATCAAACAATAACTGCGAGTATAACTAATACAAGATTGACAATAGGTAACGGCGTTCAGTATACAGGGGCACACACCGGTTACTTGTCGGATATAAGAATCACCAAGGGTGTTGCTCGTTACACAGCAAACTTCACACGACCGACAGCAACATTTGAAGTCAAATAAATAATATAAAAAAGCAAAATGACAACAAAACTACAACCAGCAAACATTGACCAAACACTGGACTACTCAGTTGACCAATTGTCGGCCAATACGGTCGTGGTTTCTGGTGTTGACATACTAACACAAGCAAACACTGCCATCACCAAGGCTTCAGATTTTAATCCACTCGTTTTTCTAACATCAGGAATGTAACAAATGTCTACCACATTGAAAGTATTAGGTCAAATAACTCCTTCATCTGAAACACCTACAACACTTTACACCGTTCCTGCAGCCAATTCGGCAATCATCAGTACGATTAATATTTGTAACCAGTCGGCCAATGGTGCTCAGTTTAGAGTTGCTATCAGGCCAGCAGGAGAATCTCTGGCCTCGAAGCACTATATAGCATATAACACCGGTATATCCGGAAACGATTCTGTTGCACTTACAATGGGTATTACCTTAGCAGCAACTGATGTTGTTACCGTATATGCAAACACAGCAACAATGAGTTTTAGTGCTTTTGGATCAGAAATCACATGAGTATCAAGTCGTTAAATAAACAAACCTACACAAACAAATCTTTTTTCAATAGCACCAATTTAACTGGTGGTGGCACAGCTGCACCTGTAATTAGTTCTATTGTGATTTGTGATAGTAATTTTAATAACTTAGATGATACTGCACTTGATACTGCTGGTAGTTATGTTAAATTAATTGGTTCAGGTTTTGTATCTGGATGTACAGTCTATTTTAACAATCAGTCAATAACAGCCACATTCATATCAAGTTCTGAAGTAAGAATACAAACACCAGCAACAACAGTTGGTTCATACAACATTATGTTGTTTAATCCGGATGATGGTGGTGCAATCTATTTGAACTTGAGTGTATCTTCTGGTCCATCATGGTCAACATCTTCTGGTACTTTAGGTACTGTGTATGAAACTAAACCAATCAGTGCATCTGTTGTTGCCACAGGTGATGCACCTATCACATACAGTTTATTTTCTGGTTCTTTACCAGACGGAACAACACTTTCATCTGATGGTACTTTATCAGGTACAGCAGCAGTTGAACCATCAAGTACAACATATGCTTTCACAATCAAGGCTTCAGACGCTCAGAACCAAGATGTAACTAGATCCTTCAGTCTAACAATCAATGTGGATGTGGTTACTTGGAGTACACCTTCAGATAGTCAAGTAATAACCGCATATGAATATGCACCGATTTCAAATGTAACATTATTGGCTACTGCTGCAACAGGTTACGATGTTCAATATTCTGCCAATACATTACCATCAGGAATAACACTGTCCGGTAATACAATTTCCGGCACAAACAATACTGTCGGAAATACTTTCACAAGACTAACTGCAACAGCCAACACCACAGGAAGAAGTGCTGTAAGAGATATTGTATTCAATGTCAACCAAGATGTGGTTACTTGGAGTTCACCAGCAGATGCAACTTCTTATTTGTTGACTGGTGGTTCTCCAATATCCAATGTATCACTAGCAGCAACAAGTGCTGCAGGTAGAACGATTAGTTACACAGCGAATGCGTTGCCCTCTGGACTATCTTTGAGTGGTTCTACAATTTTCGGAACACCAGATGCAGCACAGACAGTTACAACATTGTTGACTGCTACAGCTGCAACAACAAATAGAAGTGCAACCAGAACAATCAGTTGGTCAATCTCTTTGGGTGATCCTTTGTGGAAACAAACAACATTATTGTTAAATGCAACTACACCATCAACAAACACATTCATCAATGATGCAAGTTTAAGAAATAGTACTTTGACTATTGCTGGTGATGTTAAACCAAGTAATTTTAGTCCTTATGATAATGGATATTATGGCATGGTTACTGGCACAACCGGCGCACACTGTCTGACATTTGCTGATAATAATGCACTCAGAATGGGTACAAGTGACTTCACAATCGAAGGATGGTTTATACCAACAGGTAGTGGAAATGAACGAACTGTTTACATACAGGGTGTCAACTCTGCTGGAGGTTTAGCGCTTTTTGTAGGTACTGGTGGTGCTAGATTCAGGTCAAACGGACAAACAGACGTTGCTGCGGCAGTCACCATTTCTGACCAGCAATATACGCATATTGCTTTTGTACGAAGTGGAACTACTCGTAGGATTTTTATTAACGGCACTCTGGCAGCATCTGATACATTATCATTTAACAATAACGATGCTGCTACTGTTGATATTGGTGCACCCTCAAAGAACGCTAGTGACAGTTTCCGTTTCTATGGTTCTATAAGTAATTTCAGAGTCACGAAAGGTCAAGCACTTTACTCTGGTACATTCACACCAAGTACAACTCCACTTACAACTTACAGTGTAGGTTCTACAGGATCAGGAGCCGCTTCATCTTTAACAGGCACAGTTTCCTTACTATTATTCCAAAACAATTCTCACACTGTTGATTCTTCTAATAATAGATTTATTCCTACTGTTTCAGGAACGCCTGTCACTAACGCTTCTCATCCATTTGTTACACCAACCACAGCAGCATACAATACATTGTATAGTACTTATTTTGATGGTACTGGTGATTATCTTACTATTCCAGCTTCAGCATCTATGGCTTTCGGAAGTGGTGATTTCACAATTGAAGCATGGATTTATACTCCATCAACAGTAACACAATTTGGTTCTATTATTTGTAATTCAAGTAGTCCTAACGGTTGGTATTTGTCGTTTTCTACATCCAACTTTATTACGTTTTCAAACTATGGTACTGTAGCAATCACTTCTTCATCTGCGGTTCCATTAAATCAATGGACGCATGTTGCTGTTACTAGATCCGGAACATCACTAACAATGTTTTTTAATGGAGTATCGGTTGGATCAGCAACTAATAGCACAGTATATGGTGATTCTAGTGCTACAAATTACATTGGTTTGAATGGAGCATCTGCTCACTATACCGGTCTAATATCAAATTTGCGTGTACTAAAAGGCACTGCATTATATACATCATCGTTTACTGCACCAACAAGTTCATTAACCACAATAACAAACACTTCATTGTTGACCTGCCAAAGTTCAACAACTAAAGATAATTCAACAAACAACTTTACAATCACAAGTTTTGGACAAGCACAGCCAGTTGCATTAAGTCCATTTACAATGACAACTAGTAACACAACAGTTACTAGTTTAGGTTCAGCATACTTTGATGGTACAGGCGATTATTTAAGTCTTCCATCGAACGCAGGAATTCAATTAGGATCAAGCGATTTCACACTGGAAGCATGGGTATATCCAACGACATTTGTATCAAACGGAAACCCCGTGTTTGCACTAGACACAAATGCTTCATATTATGCATCGGTTAGATTTGGATATGAAAGTGCGGGAGCAATATCGTTGCTTATGTCTACTGCTGGAAATTCCTGGGCATTAAATATTTCATCTGGTATTGGTACATTGACATTGAATACTTGGCAACATTTAGCGTTAACTAGGTCAGGAAATTCTGTTCGTGTATTTTTGAATGGTGTACAACAAGGTGCAACACAAACTTTATCTGGCACTTTAATGACGGGTTCAAACTATTGGATTGGATATCTAAACGCTCCTAGTGCCCAATTCGTAAATGGTTACATATCGGATGCACGTATCATAAAAGGCACCGCACTATACACCGCAAACTTCTTGCCGGCGCAAGCACCACTAACAGCAGTAGCAAACACACAATTGTTAACTTGTCAATATAATGGTGGTGTTCAAAACAATGGTATTGTGGATCAATCAAATTACAATAATACTATCACCAGAAATAATAATACAACACAAGGTACATTTAGTCCATACAGTCAGACTGGTTGGAGTAATTTCTTTAATGGAACAGGTGATTGGTTAAGTATAGACAACAACTCAGCATTAGCATTAGGGTCTGGTAATTTCACTTTCGAATGTTGGGTTTACCTTACAGGCACAGCAGTACCAACGACTGCTGGTGTATATGACCAACGCAACGGAACAAACGGTGCTGGTGTAGTACAACCAGTTGTTGAACTAACATCATCAAGTGGATATGCATGGTATGTGACTGCTGCCAACAGAATATCTTCGGGTTCCGCAGCAGTTAAATTGAATCAATGGCAACATATTGCTGTTTCCAGAGTTAGTGGATCAACCAGAATGTACATTGATGGTGTTCAAGTTGGATCAACATACACGGACAGTAACAACTATCCTGCCGGCAGTATCACAATTGCTCGTGAAAATGATGGTTCAAGCACTCGTTATTTCCCAGGTTACATTTCCAACCTAAGAACAATTGCAGGTACTGGTTTATATTCCGGAACATCAATTACTGTTCCCACTTCACCTTTAGCACCGGTTGCAAATACTGTATTGTTAACCTGTCAAGACAATAGATTCATTGACAAATCTGTTAATGCGGTATCAGTAACAACATCAGGCACACCATTAATACAAGCCTTTAGTCCATTCAGTGGTGTGACAAGTTTACCAGCAAGTTATAGTAATTACTTTGATGGTAATGGAGATTATTTAACAACTCCAACATTCACATCAACTTTGGCAACATGGACGATGGAGTTCTGGTTAAACACAACAAGTACCACACAATATCAAACTTTTGTACATCGTGGTAACGGTGCATCATGGAGTGTCACATCAATTTGGGACTTATACATGACAGGTACAACCTCAGGTGTACTTCAGTTCTTAAACGGTACTGGCGGAGTTCAACTTAATGGTACGACCATTATCAATAATGGTTTGTGGCATCATATTGCAATAACATATGATGGTACAAATTATAGATTATTTGTTGATGGTAAATTGGATGCTTATCAAGCAGGTTCTGCAATGAGCACGGCATCATATCTGTTTTACTTAGGATATGATCCAAGAAATACCAGATACACCACTGGATATATTAGTAATTTTAGATTTGTTGATGGAAGTGTTGTGTACTCAACCAGTAGTACCACTACAGGATCAACCATCTTTACTCCACCAACAAGTCCATTGACAGCAATTGCAAACACACAATTATTAACCTGTCAATCATCCACTTTAGTTGATAACAGTACAAATTACCATGCATTAACTGTAACTGGTGATGTGAAACCTAGACCATTCAATCCATTTGGTCAAACAACTACAACACAAGTATCATATACACCAAGTGTGAATGGTGGTTCTATGTACTTTGATGGTACGGCAGACTACTTAGTTTGTCCAGCATCAGCGAATATTTCCGGAACTGGATATAGTTGGACTATTGAAGGTTGGTTTTATGCCAAAGAAGTGAGTTTAACAAGAGGTATTATTGATGGATGGAACGGTGGCGCCGGCACATCTATGCTCTTACGATTGAACAGCGGCAATTTCGAATTCTATGTCACTGGCGGAAGCAACATAGGAGTTTCTGGTATGTTAGCTAATCGTTGGTATCATTTTGCTTTAGTTAAGAATGTAGATAATAGCAACACCATTCAAGCATATCTTAACGGAAATAAAGTCGGTACAGCAATTGTAAACTACACAACTTCTATAACTTCTAATATTTTTGGTATAGGTGGCAGTTCAAATAATGGTGCTGAAGCTTTTAATGGATACTTATCAGATATTAAAATCACAAAAGGTGCAGCTCTTTATACATCAAACTTTTATCCACCAGTGTCACCTCTTACACCAACAACTATAATTGGTGCAAATACAACATCATCATCTTTATTATTAACTGGTACTTCTGCTGGTATTATTGATGCTCACTCATCTGTGAACTTTGAAACTCTAGGTAATGTAACATTATCAAGTGAAAATCCCTACGAAGAAAATTATTATAGTAACTATTTTGATGGCACTGGAGATTATTTGACTGTGCCTGATAATGCAGGTTTGCAAATGGGTTCTGGTGATTTTACAATTGAGTTTTGGATAAATTATAATTCAATCACAGGATATCAAACACCATTCAGTAAAGGTTATACAGCCGCAGGCGATATACTATTACAGACAGGTAATGGTAACGGAGCATTAATAGTTTATTTAAGTGGATCGGCAGCAATTACTGAATCAACTGGAGCAGTAATTGGTCAATGGTATCATTATGCATTAGTTCGAAGTGGTACAACAGTAACATTATATCGTGATGGTGTGTCACGTGGTACTACTACAAGTTCAGTAAACTTTAATACAACGGATCAGGCAGGTATAGGTGCAACAGGTAAAGCACCCGCCGGCAACTCAGTTGGTGCTTTTGCGGTCAATGGATACATGAGTAATGTGCGAGTAGTTAAAGGAACTGCAATTGTTCCTCCTGTTGGTGGACCCACAAGTCCATTAACTGCCGTCTCTGGCACACAACTATTAACATGTCAGTCAAACAAGTATAGAGATAATAGTATCAACAACTTTACCCTAACTAGAAACGGTAATGCATCGGTGGTTAGTTTCAATCCATTCCGTCAAAACACCGGCAAGAGTTTATATTTTGATGGTACTGGTGACTATTTGATGGCTGCAGTGAATAATCAATCTTTGAACTTTGGCAATTCAGATTTCTGTGTTGAATTCTGGATGAAAACAACAGCAACAGCATTTCTTGTTATTGGTAACACAGGTGCAAGTTGGCAAATAGCTGCAACTGGAAGTTCTTTGTATTGGGTAACCAGTTATAACACAGCAAACTTAATGTCTCGTTCACTAAGTGGTTATTTGGATAACGCATGGCACCACTTTATGATAAGACGAGTATCTGGTGTCACTTACATGTATTTTGACGGTGTACAACAAGGTGCAGGTGTTTCTGATACAACCAATTATGCACCAACAGCCACAATTGGTGTAGGTTATACTGGTACAGCATACACTGCAATGAACGGTTATATTGCTGATTTGCGTGTCACAAAAGGTAATGCAAGAACTGCCAATACTGCACCAACAACAGCATACACATCCAAATAAATAGTATAAAAAAAGAAAAAAATGGCACTAACTAAAATACAACCATCAGGAATAGACCAGACATTAGATTACTCCGTTGACCAATTAACGGCCAACACGGTTGTGGTTTCTGGTGTCAATATATTTAATTATACAAGTGCAGCCAACAACTTGGCACAAGCCGCTTTCATTCAAGCAAATACCACATATGCATGGGGAAATCATGCGACATACAACTATGCGACACAAACTTATGTTGGTACACAAATATCTAACTTGGTCAATGCTGCACCAACAACATTAGACACATTAAATGAACTGGCAACAGCTTTAGGCAATGACGCAAACTTTGCCACAACGGTCACAAACAATATTGGTGATGCACACAATAAAGCGAATACAGCATTCAATCAAGCAAACACATCGTTGGTTCTAGCGAACGCAGCGTTCACAGCAGCAAACACAGGTGCCGGTGGCACCAACACCACAACAGTCAAAAAAATTGCTGGTGGTTATTCATTAGTTTTCGGAGGTTAATATGGCAGCACCAAATTTAATAAATGCAAATACAATTAATGGAAGAACATCAGTTCTTCCTGTAACCACAACCGCAAACACAATTTTAAGTAATTCTGCAGCAAGTGGAAAATGTTTAAAAGTAAATTTGTTAATCATTTCAAATCTAGATACTTCAAACACAGTATCTACAAACGTTGACATTTATAGAAATACCACACCATATCGAATCGCAAATAATGTTTCTATTCCATCTAATGCTTCATTCGATGTATTTTCCAACAGAAGTTTTTATTTGGAAGAAGGTGATAGTCTAAGATTGACAGCAAGTGTTAATTCAAAATTGGAAGCTGTGTGTTCATATGAGGAAATTGTGTAATGGCCAGAATAAACGGAAGTTTTATTGGTAAGGGTTATCAACCCACAAGTAGCACCTCCAAACCTGGCATATATGATAGAAATTATATAATGTATGGCACACAATTGGGTGATTGGACATATGGTCTACCACCAACAACTGTTGTTGGAAATGTTTTAGGAACAGCAACAACAGGAACATTTGTTATTCCAGCAGGTTGCACATCAATAAAATTATACGGTTGTGCCGGTGGCGGCGATGGAGCAATTTCAGGTGTCTCAGCACTTAACGGTGGTGGCGGTGGTGGCGGCGGTGCAAGTCAGATAAACGGATACCCATTATCGGTAACACCAGGACAAACATATGCTTATACAGTCGGTTCTTATGGTCAAGTAACAACAGTTACTTTGGGTGGTTCAACCGTTTTTACACTAGCAGAAGGTGCCAGTGCTTCTGGAGCAACTGGTGGTGCCGGTGGAGTAATTGGTTCATACGGAAGTTCAGCTGGTGGTGCCGGTGGTGCCGGTGGTGGACGATATAGTAATGGATCACCAGGTGGTGCAGTTGGTGGTTGTTGTGGTGGTGGCGGTGGTGGTGGTTATGGTGATAACTCACCTGTGACCAATGGTGGAACCGGTGGTGCTGGAGGATCTTCCACAGCAGCACTTACAACAACAATGGGTGGCATAGCCGTTTCATTCACTGGCCAAACTGGTGGTAATGGCGGTGCAGTACAATCAGCAGGTTCACATGCTTTATATGCATATGGTGGTAGTCAAACCGGAACCGGTGTTTGGCTCGGCGGCGGCGGTGGTGCTGGTGGCGGTATAAAGTGTGCGGCATTATTTCCTATTGACAATGCATTTGGTGCTGGTGGTGGCGGCAGTGGTCCATATATGAGCACAAACACAGGTAAAGGCGGTCCAGGATTTTTGGTTGTTCAATACCTCTAAGTTAACTATATTGGAATGGTCGTAAACTAAATACCTTATTATAAGGAGTTTTAGTAATGGCTACAATTACAGATAGAGCCGCCTTCAAGAATTATTGCCTAAAAAGACTTGGTTTCCCTGTCATTGATATCAACGTAGACGATGACCAGGTAGAAGACCGTATTGATGATGCACTTCAATATTGGCAAGATTATCATTTTGACGGTCTACAAAAAGTTTATTACATCAAAAGAATTGATGAAACAGACATTCAAAGAAAATATTTGGACTTGACAGAGGCCAGAGATTCGTCCAATAATACACTGCAAATTACTGGTGTGACCAGAATATTTCCTATCACAGATTCATTGTCTCAGGTTAACATGTTTGATTTGAGATACCAGTTGCGTTTGAACGAACTTTATGACTTTACATCCGCATCTTACATCAACTACACACTGACACAACAACACTTGCGTTCTTTGGAATTGATGTTTTCTGGTGAAATTCCAATTCGTTTTCAAAGACATATGCAAAGACTATACATTGATTGGGCATGGGGTTATTCTCAAGCACCAAAGGGTTCAGTTGTCATAGCAGAATGTTATGCAATTATTGATCCAACTGTTTATGGTAATGTATGGAATGACCGTTGGTTGAAAGAATATGCAACAGCTCTAATTAAGAAACAATGGGGTACCAACCTTAAAAAGTTTGGTGGCATACAGTTACCCGGTGGTGTCACACTAAATGGTGATAAGACTTTTGATGAGGCAGTAGAAGATATTAGACGCCTAGAAGAAGATATGATTACCAACCACGGTGGTCCATTAGAATGGTTTATGAACTAAGATGGCAACCTCACAGTACTTTAACAATTACAACGCACTCAACGAACAAAGAATCGTTGAGGACTTAATCGTTGAATCCATTAAGATAATGGGTTTTGATGCCTATTACCTTCCAAACAACAACGATGAAGCTCGTGATATATTGTACGGTGAAGATCCAGTTAAGAAGTTTCAGTCAGCATTCCCTGTGGAATTTTACCTATCCAGTTCACTGGAGTATATGGGTGAAAAAGAATTCTTCTCCAAGTTTGGTCTGGAGATTAAGAACAACATTAATGTCATTCTATCAAAGCGTTCTTTCTCACAAAGAGTACCACAAAATACATTCACTAGACCTCGTGAAGGTGATTTGATTTATGTACCGTTTATGAATGGTGTCGGTGAACTGTTTGAAATCAAATTTGCAGACCAGAACAAAGACTTCAATATGTTAGGTCGTAAGATTCCATTCTTCTATGAATTGGAACTAGAGAAATTCAAATACTCACATGAAGTTATTGACACAGGCATCCAAGATATTGACCAAGTTGTTTCAGACAACGCATACACAATCGACTTGGAAGTTAATCATGTGACAGGCAACGGAACATATTTGATTAGAGAAACTGTGTTCCAGTCCTCAGACAATACACTTGCAAATGCATCTGCTGTTGCCATTGTACAGACATGGACACCTTCAGCCAACTCAATGACAATCACCAACATTGCAGGTGAATTCTCCAATACTCGTTTGATTATTGGTGAAACAAGTAACGCAAGGTATTCATTGGTAACTTTCGATCCACAAAAAGATAATGTTAGAACTGATAGTTACGACAATCAATACATAGAACAACAAGGTGCATCAATCATTGATTTCACCGAAATTAATCCGTTTGGAAGTATCTAATGGCAGCGATACAGTATAATAGAATCATACGAAAAATTGTGGTAGGTTTTGGTAACCTATTCAACAATATAACTTTGGTCAGATACAACAAGGACTTGACTGAGGCTGAACGACTAATTGTACCTATCGTTTATGCAGATAAAGAATTGTATGTTCGCCGTTTAGAAGAAGATTACAACTTAGACAAAAAAGTTCAATTGACTTTACCAAGAATGTCTTTTGAAATGTCTGGTCTATCTTATGATAATTCCAGAAAACAAAACACCAACACAAAGAACTTTGCAAGAGGAAGTGATGGTGCAGTGTTATCACAATACAATCCTGTACCATATAATTTTGATTTCAATCTGTACATTTATGTTCGTAACATAGAAGATGGTACACAAATCATCGAACACATCTTACCATATTTCACACCAGATTATACCATAAAATTAAACCTTGTTCCAGAAATGGGAATAGTTAAAGAGGTACCTGTTGTTTTGAATTCAACTTCCAGTGATATTGTGTTTGAAGGCACAAGAGATTCTGAAACAAGAACAATTATCTGGACATTAAACTTTACAGTCAAAGGTTTCATCTACGGTAAGAGAACAGAAACATCATTGATTGAACATTCAATCACATCAATCTATAACAAAATTACCGAAGAAGATGTTGCAATCTTTAATATTGATACGACAACTGGTGCAGGAGATTATCAAATAGGTGAGACGGTGTATCAAGGATATTCAGTCAACACAGCGACAGCAACCGGTAAAGTTCTTGATTGGTCAAATAAGAAATTATATTTGACAAATATAGAAGGTAATTTTGTATCGACTTTACCAATATATGGTTTAAATACTGAAGCAAATTATCTTTATACATCACACAGTATGACTCCACATAAATATGCTCAAATTGATGTTTTTGCAAGTAGTCTTCCTGTGGTAAAATTAGATGATACCGAATACAAAATGGATAGTTCAAACACTTCAATAACAATGGACAAGGTTAATACACCATCCACAACGATAACAGAGAATACATAAAATGACAAAACAAGTAATCAATGTTGGTACTGTAGCCAATGATGGAACAGGTGATACATTAAGAGCCGCAGCAGTTAAAGTAAATTCTAATTTTACCGAAGTATACGATATTTCACAATCAGCTTTCGATAAAGCTAATTCAAGTATCACTTTACATACCGCAGAACTTTTGTCAAACTCACAATTCATTGCTGCTGTCAATTCAGGTCAAAACACAAGTATTGGAATTGTTTTTACGGCTGCCAATAATGGTTGGTCAGCAGCCAACACAGCGCAGAGTACAGCTACCGCTGCATTTGTTTCTGCCAATAGTGGTTGGTCGGCAGCCAATGCAGCACAGACTACTGCATCGGCTGGTTTCACAACAGCAAATAGTGGTTGGTCGGCAGCTAACACAGCACAAACAACTGCAACAGCCGGATTCTTGGCAGCCAATAATGCACAAACAACTGCATCGGCTGGCTTCACAACAGCAAACAACGCACAGAATATTGCTAGTGCCGGTTCATCAGTAGCCAATACTGCACAAACAACTGCAACAGCCGGATTCTTGGCGGCCAATACTGCACAGACTACTGGACAAGAAGCATTTAATAAAGCAAACCTATCTTTTGTATTGGCCAACAATGCATTGAATGTTCAAACTGGTGGAACAATTACAGGCGATTTAACTCTAAACAACCGTTTGGTTTTTGGTAACGGAAAAATAGATAGTGGTGTAGATTCGTTGTTAATTAGTCCAATACAAGGCAAATCTACTTTTATCAGAACAAGTATTGATGATGGTTTTAGTACATCGTTTTATGATTGGACCTTTGCTGCCAACGGTAAATTAATGTTTACTGATGGTTCAGCACAAAATACCGCATTTACTGGTTATGCAACAGACAATACAGCAAGGTCAATTGCAAACGCAGCCAATAATCTGGCAACAACAGGGTTTGCCAAGGCTAATGCTGCAGATTCTTTGGCAACCAGTGGTTACACACAGGCCAATGCAGCCAACATCTTAGCACAGTCTGCATTTGATGCTGCCAACTCAGCATCATTAAGTTCGATTGACACTACTGCAAGAACAACTGCAAATGCTGCCAATAATTTGGCACAGTCTGCGTTTAATAAAGCAAATACGACACCAACAGGTATTGCAAATTCATCATATTCATTTGAATTGAGTTCTTCTGGTACTTTTGACCTGGATTTCAATAGCGACACACTGTTAAGTTTCAATTCATCTAGTTTAACATCATACGGACAATACACGATAGCATCTGAAAATGATGTTTCTGGTAATAACTCCGCCATTCTGTTAGATAACGATGGTGCAGGTATTGTATTCCGTTTGGAAGATACTACACCAGTATCAAAGAACTGGGGTTTCTACCAAACAAACATTTTATTCCCAGATGGGACCAGACAATATACTGCTGTGAGTGACACCTTAGCGCAATCAGCATTCAACAAAGCAAACAATGCTTTGGCAAACACAACAGGTTTGTTCGAAGGATCACTAACTGTTACGGGTACAGCAAACGTTGCTGAGGCAAACATTGCTGGTTCATTATTGATGTATAGCAGTTTCGGAACCAATTATGTTACATCTAACAATATGATATTAACTGTTGGTGCCACTGGTTCAGGCTCAAGTTCAAAAATAACTTTCAACCCAAGCGGTGATGGCAGTTTGCTATTCTCTTTGAACGGAGGATATGATTGGATATTTACAAATACTGGCGTTTCTTTTCCAGACGACACAACTCAGACAACCGCATTTAAATTTGCATCGGTTCCATCAACAAGCATAGGTCAATCTGGTGACAAGAGTGGAACATTCTCAGGCAACACTAACTACCTATATTATTGCACTGCTAACTATGATGGAAGCACTAATATATGGAAACGAATTCAATGGAGTGCCGACACCTGGTAATTTAAAATATGAATATTGAAAATGTATCAATTAGTGGTGCAACATTTAGAGGCATCATTACAGACTTTAATTTGATTAGTGGTGGCACAGTCACATATTATAACAATTACACGATACACACAATCACCGCCAATACGGTGTTAACGATTGATTCATTGGGTACGGTCGACAGTGCAATTGAATTGTTTATGGTTGGTGGTGGTGGTGGCGGTGGCGCACAATCATACGCTGGTGGCGGTGGCGGCGGCGGAGGTTTCTTTTACAAATCAAATGTAATATTACCTATCGGTCAACATGTAATTGAAATTGGCCAAGGAGGTCTCGGCCATAATGTAGTAACAGGCAACGCCTCAACAAATGGCGGTGACACCAAGTTAGCTGGCATGATTGCTTTGGGTGGCGGCAAAGGTGGACCCGGAACTTTAGGTACAAGTCCACCAGCAAACACTTCTTATTTTCAAAATGATTTAGCTGGCGGCAACGGTGGTGGTGCACCAGGTGGTAGATTTTCAACAGATAGAACTTATTTGGGAGGATTAGCTACACAAGATGTTGCAACACAATCACAATCAAATGAAGCTTCCACATTGTCTGCTTCTGGCGCAAATCAAGGCGGAGAAGGTATCGGTAATGCAACAAACACATATCACTCCGCTGGTGGTGGAGCAGCATATGGTTATTTTGGTGACTATGGTCGTAATGTTCGTACAATAAGTGCTTATTTTGACGGAACAAATGGTTATGCAGGTGTTGGTGGTGGAGGTTGGTATAATAAAAATCCCATAACAGGTTCAGTGCATGGTGAGTATGCTGTAACTAGCACTTATCCATCAGGAGCATATTTTCTGGGTGGCGGTGGCGGTGGAGGAAACAGGACCACTCCATATTCTTCTGCTACTCGTGGCCTTAATGGTATTGGTGGTGGAGGTTATGGCGCAATTGGCAACTCATTGTCCAATGTACTTGGTGCATCATCCGGAACAAACGGATACGGCGGAGGAGGTGGTGGCGGTGTCATAATCACATCTGGTGATGCTTTATACAATGGTGGCAACGGTGGCTCCGGTTGTATCATAATTAAATACCGTAACAGTTGATAAATAGAAAACTATGAATACATTCGACAAGAATATGGAAAAACTTTTTGATGTTACTCCTGTTGAACAGGAGTCAAAACCATTGGTGCCTGTTATTAAAGACACATCAGTAGATGGTCCAGACCTAAAGAATGACCTGGTCGATGCCTATGAACAAACAAAGTCCAATCTACAAGACTTGATAGATAATGGCAAAGATGCAATGGAAGAGTTGCGTCAGATTGCCAGTGCAGGTCAACACCCAAGAGCATTTGAAGTTTATGCTACACTGATGAAGAATGTAGTAGATGCCAACAAGGAACTTCTGGCAGTTCAAAAACAAATGCGTACCATGGATGGTAAACAACAAAGCGGTGAAACAAAAATTGATAAGGCAATATTTGTTGGTTCTACCGCAGAACTGAACAAGTTACTTAAAGGCAAAGAATGATTGATGATGATGACGATTATTCTTTAGATGCCAAAGATTCGTATAGAGATAATCCTTTACTAAAAAAAGTTGGCGTCAAAGTTGAATGGACCAAAGAGACAATCGAAGAATACAGAAAGTGTTCATTAGATCCAATTTATTTTGCAGAGAACTATGTAACGATTGTTAACGTTGATGAAGGTCTAATGAAGTTTAAGATGTGGCCATTTCAAAAGGAAATGATTCGCACCTACCATGAAAACAGATTCTCAATCACCAAATGTCCTCGTCAGGTTGGTAAGACTACCACTTCAGTTGCATACCTTCTTTGGTTGACACTATTCAGTGATACACAAAACGTGGCAGTTCTTGCCAACAAGGGTTCACTTGCTCGTGACATTCTTGGTAAATACCAACTTGCATATGAAAACTTACCTATGTGGTTGCAACAAGGTGTTGTCACATGGAACAAGGGTAATGTTGAACTGGAAAACGGTTCTAAGATTGTTGCTGCTTCTACCTCATCATCCGCTGTTCGTGGTGGTTCTTTCAACTTAGTATTCTTGGACGAATTTGCGTTCGTTCCAAATAACATCGCTGAAGAATTCTTTAACTCAGTTTACCCTGTTATTTCATCTGGTAAAACTTCCAAGATTATTATCGTGTCTACACCGAACGGTATGAATCTGTTTTACAAGTTATGGATGGATGCCATCAACAAGAAGAACAACTACAAAACATTTGAGATTCACTGGTCTATGGTACCAGGTCGTGATGAGGCATGGAAAGAAGAAACAATCCGTAACACAAGTGAACGCCAGTTCAGACAAGAATTTGAAACAGAGTTCTTGGGTTCATCTAATACTCTGGTATCTGGTTACAAGTTGCAAACGATTGCGTACCGTGATCCAATTGCAACACACGACTTGATGAAAATATATGAACACCCAGTCAAAGAAACCGATGGTGCAAAGTCGGATCACCTATACTGTATCTGTGTTGACGTATCTGAAGGTAAGAACCTAGACTGTTCTGCATTCCAAGTTATTGATATATCACAGACACCATATAAACAGGTGGCAACATACGCAAGTTCGTCTATCACACCTATTCTTTTCCCTACCGTCATCTATAACGCAGCCAGATATTACAACGATGCGTATGTATTAGTAGAAATCAACAACAATCCTCAAGTGGCAGACTCATTACATGCCGACTTTGAGTATGAGAACCTATGGAAAGTATTTACAGGTAATAAGAAACCTCAACAACTGAGTGCAGGTTTTGCCCGTGGTATACAGATGGGTTTGAAAATGTCTCCTCAAGTTAAGGCAATTGGTTGTTCTAACCTAAAAACCTTGATTGAAGGTGACAAGTTACTGATTAATGACTTTGATACATATTCAGAATTGACAACCTTTGAACAACAAAAGAACTCTTTTGCTGCGGCTCTAGGTGCCAACGATGACTTGGTAATGTCACTGGTTATTTTTGGTTGGTTGACCACACAACAGTACTTCAAAGAAATCGTTAATCACGATATTCGTAAACAAATCCAACTGGAAAATATGAACCAGATGGACGATGATGTTCTTCCTGCACCTATCATTGAGGACGGATTAGAACACGACTTTGAGGTACTTGACGGTGATTTGTGGGAAGTTGCAAATGGCGGCGAAACCTATGCAGCTTTCACTAGAAAAATGTTAGACAGGTTGTAAATCCAGCCTTTCATAAATATCTCTATGGTATAAAAGTACCAAAAGAACACATAATAATTCAAGGAGAATAAAATGGCGTTTCAAATCTCTCCAGGCGTTAATGTATCAGAAGTAGACCTAACAACCGTTGTTCCTTCTGTTCTGACTACTGCCGGTGCATTTGCTGGAACTTTTCAATGGGGTCCAGCAGAAAAAATTATAGACATTGACAGTGAAGTAAATTTAGTATCCACCTTTGGTAAACCAAATTCTAACACAGCAACATCATTCTTTAGCGCTGCCAATTTCTTGGCATACGGTAACAATTTGAAAGTTGTTCGTGCAATTAACAGTTCATCAAAAAATGCAGACTCAAGTTCATCTGGCCAAATTTTGGTTAAAAACTCAGATGTATTTGAAAGCACATTACTGAATGTAGACAACACCAACACTAACGGTTCTTTCATGGCTCGTTATCCTGGTGCAATGGGTAATTCTTTAAGAGTTTCTGTTTGCGATAACTCTGCTGACTTTGGTACTTGGGCATACAAAGGTTACTTTAATGCTGCACCAGGAACATCAGATTTCTGTACCGCTTCAGGTGGTTCTAACGATGAATTACACATCATTGTTATCGACCAAGATGGTTTGTTCACAGGAACAGCAGGTACAGTACTAGAAGTGTATCCATTCGTATCAAAGGCATCAAACGCCACATTGAACGGTGCAAGCAATTACTACAAACAAGTAATTTTTAACTCATCAAGATATGTTTATGCAGTAGATCCTGTTGACTATGTTAATACCACTTCAACATGGGGCGGCCTTGCATCAACAACTTTTGCAACTCTAGATTCCGTAGTTACTGTTGATTTGGTTAACGGTGTTGATGTTGCAACAACATTGGCCAACAAACAAACAGCTTACGCTCTATTTGCAAACAAAGATGTTGTTGACATTTCATTGATTGTTACAGGTGATGCATCATACCAGTTGCAACAGTACATCATTGACAACATTTCCACAACTCGTGTAGACTGTGTAGCATTCATTTCACCTGCACAAAGTGATGTGGTAAATACTCCAGGAAACGAAGGAACAAATATTGCAACTTGGGTTTCTAACTTGAATAGAAAAACAACATACGCTTTTGCAGACTCTGGTTGGAAATATCAATTCGACAAGTACAACAATGTATATCGTTGGATTCCATTAAACGGTGATATTGCTGGTCTATGTGTATACACAGATTCAGTTCGTGATCCATGGTTCTCACCAGCTGGTTTCAACCGTGGTGCAATCAAAAATGCAATTAAGTTGGCATGGAATCCAAGCAACTCACAAAGAGATACATTGTATGCATCTGGTGTTAACCCAGTTGCCTCATTCCCTGGACAAGGTATCGTTCTATTCGGTGACAAAACATTCACAACCAAACCATCTGCGTTTGACCGAATCAATGTTCGCCGTTTGTTCATCATCTTGGAAAAGGCTATTGCAACTGCTGCCAAGTACTCATTGTTTGAATTGAATGACGAGTTCACTCGTGCTCAGTTCGTTTCATTGATTACTCCATATCTGCGTGACATTCAAGGTCGCCGTGGTATCACCGATTTCAAAGTGGTCTGTGATGGCACAAATAACACCTCACAAGTCATAGACAGCAACAGATTTGTTGGTGACATTTACATTAAACCTGCTCGTTCAATTAACTACATTCAACTTAATTTCGTTGCTGTTGGAAGTGGTGTTGACTTCACAACTATCGTTGGTGCAGTCTAATAAATAAACGATAATAGGAGAAAACAATGGCATTCAATGTAGCAGAATTTAGAGCGAATATGGTTGGAGACGGTGCTCGTCCCAATCTGTTTTCTGTGTCTCTAGTTTTTCCAACATTTGTAGCTGGTGGTGCCGATGCTGGTCGTAAAATAACATTTATGGCCAAAGGCGCACAACTACCAGGTTCAACAGTCGGTACTGTTCCTGTTTATTACTTTGGTCGTGAATTAAAACTACCAGGTAACAGAACATTTCCAGATTGGACACTACAAATCATCAACGATGAAGATTTTTCAGTTCGCAACAGTTTAGAATCTTGGTTAAATGCAATCAACAGTCATGGCGGAAACCTTCGTGGTGCTCAAGCCCAATCACCTAGTGATTACTCTGTTGATGCGGAAGTTATCCAATATGGTAAATCTGGTAACGTATTGAAAACTTATAAGTTTGTCGGTGTGTTCCCGTTAGACATTGCACCAATCGACCTAGATTGGGGTTCAAATGATTCTATCGAAGAATACTCAGCAACATTTGCCTTCCAATGGTGGGAAGCAGAAACAACTACTTAATGATTTACGGAGAACCTTCGGGTTCTCCTTTTATGCTTTTTTGAAAATGAAAAAATACACATATGTCAACATCAAATAAATTTTCATTGTTCGGTTTTACTATCTCCCGTGACAAAGCGGAAGAAGAAGCTTCAACCCAACAATCATTTACACCCCCTCAGAATGAGGATGGTGCATTAACTATTACATCTGCTGCCTATTATGGCACTTATGTAGATTTGGATGGTACTGCCAAAAATGAGGTGGAATTAATATCTCGTTACCGTGAAATGGCAATGCAACCAGAAATTGAGTCGGCAATAGATGACATAGTTAATGAGGCAATCACACAAGATGATGACGGTCGAATCACAGAGATTATTTTAGACGACCTAAAACAACCAGATAAAATTAAAAAAGCCATCAAAGAAGAATTCAAATCTGTATTAAAGATGTTGAATTACCAAAACATGGCACAAGATATTTTCCGCAGATATTACATTGATGGTAGAATGTACTACCACATGATTATCGACAGAGAAAATCCAACAGCTGGTATCAAAGAACTAAGATACATTGATCCACGAAAACTACGCAAGATTCGTGAAATTAAAAAGAAAAAAGACGAGCGTACTGGTGCAGACCTGAATGTGGTTATCAATGAGTATTACATTTATAACGACAAGGTTACCACAGGCAATTCATCCAATTTTGGACCTGTTGGTATCAGAATCACAAATGATTCTATCGTGTCTGTTGTATCAGGTCTAATGGACTCACGCCGTTCAGTTGTTCTGAGTTATTTACATAAAGCAATTAAGCCTCTAAATCAATTAAGAATGATAGAGGATGCAACGGTCATATACCGTATTTCAAGAGCTCCAGAACGCCGCATTTTCTACATTGATGTGGGTAATTTACCAAAGTTGAAAGCGGAACAATACTTGCGTGATATCATGGTCAAGTATAAAAACAAATTAGTTTACGATGCCAACACAGGTGAAGTCCGTGATGACCGTAAATTCATGTCTATGATGGAAGACTTCTGGTTACCTCGCCGTGAAGGTGGTAAGGGTACAGAAATCACCACACTACCAGGTGGACAGAACCTAGGTGAGTTGGAAGATGTTAAATATTTCCAAAAGAAGTTATATGGTTCTTTGTGTGTTCCAATCTCCAGGTTAGAACCAAACCAAGGATTCTCTATTGGCCGTGTTGCTGAAGTAACACGTGACGAATTGAAATTTACTAAATTTGTGGACCGCCTACGCAATAAGTTTTCTGATGTGTTCGACCAAATACTAAGAGTTCAGTGTGTACTGAAAGGTATTTGTACAGCAGAAGAATGGGAAGACTTCAAAGAACATATTCATTACGACTTTATCAAGGACAACAACTTTGCTGAATTGAAAGAGGCAGAGTTGATGACTAACCGTTTACAACTATTGGGTGCGGTTGATCCATACACTGGTCGTTACTTCTCACAAAAATGGATTCAAAGAAATGTATTGCGTCTATCTGATGACGAAATCAAAGAGATGCAAAAAGAGATTGACAAAGAGAAAGATGAAGGTCTTGGAATGCCAGTTGGTGTTATGAATGACGTTGCACAGGCTCAGATGATGAGTGATGTACCTGGTCAACCTACACATCCAGATGACATTCAAGCACAACAAGATATGGCTGATGCAGCTGCTGCGGCCAAGAAGAAGAATGAATCTAGAACATTTGATAAATTGAAGCGTATACTATAAATATTATTTTACCAGGAGAAAATTATGCCAACAACTAGAGATATTATTGACTATGCAGCAGACGACAATGGAGCAGAAATGCGTAATGCATTGTATGCTGGCATTCATGACCGTGTTACTGCACATCTGGATACAATGAAACAAAGCATTGCAAAGAACTTGATTACACCAGAAGAAGAACAAGAAGAACAACAAGAAGAAGAACCAACCGCTGAGTAATATGAAGTCACTTAAAGAGTTTGTTGCCAGTCAACCTCAAAAAGAGGAAGTAACCGAAGAAGTATTATCTTTGGATGAAATGCCATTGGAAACATTAGACTCAGTTGGCATAATGGAAGCTGGTGCATTTAGAAATGGACCAGCACTACCATCAGATCCACCAGCAGTGTTGTTGATGCGTAGAACATCAATCAGGTTGTTCCCTAATGGTCAAAGAGTAGCGTTGTATTTTGTGGATAAAATTAATAAATACATATCGGTACCGTACACACCAATGCAATGGAGTGCTCATGTAGGCCTTGCAGGTGTCAACGAAGAAATTGAAATTGTTGACCAAGGTATTGTAGAACATCTAAAAGATATAGTGGAAAATAGATATACTAAGACCATTATGTTTGAAGATGGCAAAACTAAAAAAGTTAATGTGCAGACTGCTGCAACCATTTTAGAAGTATATAATTCTTTGGATAAAGAAAATAAAAAAATGGTTGCTGAAATGGGACAACAAAGTAGAGAAATGTTTGACCGATTAGTAGATTTTTCTTGGTCACAAAAAAACAATAGGAAATAAAAATGGCAAACTCATACACATCTCAAGTGATTAAAGACACAACTGAACATACTGTTATTAAGTTGACAGGTTCATTTGATGGTTCTGGTCAAGAAAGTAATACAGCTCGTATTGTTGCAAACTCACTATATGGTGCTCTTGCTACTAACGGTTATCCTGTTGCAAACATTCATGGTGGTTCAGCAAACACAACACAGGCCTACTATGGATTGGCACTAAATCGTTTGTGGTATGACTGCACATCTAACGGTGATGTACAACTTTTATGGACAGCAGATACACCAGCAACACTTATGTACTTGAGTGGTAACGGTGAATTTGACGGCATGGGTAACTGGACAACAATACCAAACAATGCAGGCACAGGAAGAAATGGTGACATTGGTATCACAACCAGAAACATGACTGCTGGAGATAGTTATACAATGATTATTGAATTGCGTAAAGACAATGCATACTATCAGCGTGGTCAGTTTAATGATCCTGCTGCGTTTAACTACGGTGAATATAGTTTAAAACCGTAATATGAAAGATTTTGTCACCAATATTCTTGAAGGAAAGTTATTAGAATCCCAAGAGAATATTAATAACCGTATAAATGAATTGTTGGAACAAAAACTCCAACAATTTAAAATGCAGTTAGCTACAGAAATGTTTGGTGACATATGGCAAGAGATAGAAGAAGATGATGAATTGTATGAAGATGACGAAAGTATTTCTGAAGCAAACATACAAAAAATGGGCAGAACTAAATTGGTTCGAGTTCGTGTTCGTAATGGAAAAGTACAGAGGAGAAAGAAACTTTCTAATGTAAAGGGTTTCACCTATCGTGGTGGAAAACTGATTAGAATGTCTCCGATGGAAAGAAGAAATAGAAAAATGGCAGCAAGGAGAGTTAAAATCAAATTGAGGTCAAAGAGAAGTCAGATATTACGAAAGAGAAAAATGTCTCTTAGAAGAAGAAAGGCAATGGGATTATGAAACTCATTAAAGAGATTAACGAAACGGTAAATTACCTTACCGAAGATGCGGATGGTAAGAAGAGCCTCTTTATTGAAGGACCTTTCCTTGTCGCCGAAAAAGTTAACAAGAATAAAAGACTGTATGAATTTGAGACCATGAAGAATGAAGTTGGTCGTTATACAGAAGAATATATCAATAAAAACCGTGCTTTCGGTGAACTGGGTCACCCAGATACACCATCAATTAACTTGGACCGTGTCGCAATTCTTATCAAAGGACTGCGTGAAGATGGTAACCAGTGGATTGGTAAAGCAAAAATTTTAGAGACACCAATGGGTAATATCGCCAAGAGTCTAATCGAAGGCGGCGCACAACTCGGTGTTTCATCAAGAGGTATGGGTTCATTGAAGACCGTTAATGGTGTCAACATAGTACAACCCGACTTTTATCTAGCCACAGCGGCAGATATTGTAGCAGACCCTTCCGCACCTGGTGCTTTCGTGCAAGGTATCATGGAAGGAAAAGAATGGATGTTAGTTAACGGAATCTGGACTGAACAGAATCAAGAACAAGCGATTGCACAAGTTAGACAAGCAAGTCGTAAGGATATTGAAAAAGTTAGTCTTCAAATTTTCGAAAACTTCCTGAAAAAACTTTAAATATAAATATCCAATATAAAATCAAGGAGATTTTTAAAATGAAAAGATTTAACCTATCAGAAGCCGCTAAAGAAATTCTTGGTGCGTCAGTATCAAGCAAAAAAGGTGGTCAAGATAAACCCCAAAAATTATCTGGCGATGTTGCATACGGCACTAAAGAAGCTGGCGACATTGGCACAGAAGTTACTAAGACAACCGATGGTGCACCAGATGCACACAAAGGCGCACCAACAGCAACTGCACCAGGAGCAACACCTCCAGTCGGTTCAGAACCAATGAAGAAATTGTCTGGTCAACCAGCACAATCTGGTTCTGTTGACCAACCAGAAGGTAAGCCAGGTAAACAAACTATGGCAAAGAACCCAGGTGCTACATTCCAATCTTACGGTGAAGAAACCGAAGAAGATGGTGAAGTAGTTGCTGAAGAAAAAGACGAAGGTCACGAAGATGCTGCTGAAGATGCAAAACAAATCAAGGCTGCATTGAAGAAAGAAAAGATGAAAGAAGACATTGACGCTTTGTTGCAAGGCGAAAACCTTTCTGAAGAATTTGCTAACAAAGCAGCAACAATCTTCGAAGCGGCAGTTATTGCTCGTGCAGAAGAAGTTATTGCAGAAGCAGAAGAACAATTGCAAGAACAATTCAACGAAGCTGTTGAACAAGTCAAAGAAGAATTGGCATCTAAAGTTGACGACTATCTAAACTATATGGTTGAAGAATGGATCGAAGAAAATAGATTGGCAATCGAAAAAGGTCTACGTGCCGAAATCGTTGAAGATTTCATGTCTGGCTTGCGTAACCTATTCGTAGAACACTACATTGACATTCCAACAGACAAGGTTGATGTTGTGGAAGAATTGACAGCTCGTGTTGAAGAACTAGAATCTGAATTGAATGAACAAATCAAATCAGCTATCGACTTGTCAAAAGAAATCAAAGAACACAAAAAGATTGAAGCCGTACACGCAGTTTGTGAAGGCTTAACGCAGACTCAAGTAGAAAAAATGAAATCACTCACAGAGGGTATTGAATTTACTACCGAAGAAGAATTTGCAGGTAAACTAGAAACATTGAAAGAATCTTACTTTGCTTCTAATGTGAAAACTGCTGACAGTTCTGCATTGAATGACGAAGTTTTAATTGAAGAAGAAAAACCAGCTAAGGCAGCAGGTTCAGATGCTTTGATTGAAGCTTACGCCAAGACAATTTCCCAGACTTTGGTAAAATAATAAATAAATTACCTTTTTTAATAAAGATACCTACAAGGAGTTAATTCATGTATCTAACAGAAGAACTACAAAAGAAATGGCAACCAGTTCTGGAACACCCAGAATTAGAAGCAATTAAAGACCCATACAAGAAAGCAGTTACAGCACTTGTTTTGGAAAACCAACAACAAGCTATGCACCAAGATGCACAAGCTTTGAATGAAACAGCATACGGTACAGGTGCACCTACCAACGTTACTGGTTCTGCAATCAGCAACTTCGACCCAATCTTGATTAGCTTGGTTCGCCGTTCATTGCCAAACTTGATTGCTTATGATGTTGCTGGCGTTCAGCCAATGACAGGCCCAACAGGTTTGATTTTCGCAATGCGTGCTCGTTACGCAAACCAAACTGGCGCAGAAGCATTCTTCAACGAAGCAAACACAGTATTCTCTGGTGCTTCATCTGCTGCTAACCCATACGGTTTCCGTGGTACAACAACACCAGACAATGATATCGCAACAAACCCAGTTGCATCATTGACTGCTAACGCATTCACAACAGGTATTGGTATGCCTACAGCTACTGCTGAAGCACTTGGTGCAGATTCAGATAGCGTGTTCGGTCAAATGGCTTTCTCTATCGAGAAGGTTACAGTTACTGCTCAAAGCCGTGCTTTGAAGGCAGAATACTCACTTGAATTGGCACAAGACTTGAAGGCAATCCATGGTTTGGATGCTGAAACAGAATTGTCAAACATTCTGTCAACAGAAATCTTGGCTGAAATCAACCGTGAAGTTATCCGTACTATCTACACATCTGCTGTTGCTGGTGCTCAATACGGTGTTACAACTGCTGGTGCTTTCGACTTGGACACAGACTCTAACGGTCGTTGGTCAGTTGAACGTTTCAAAGGTTTGATTTTCCAAATCGAACGTGATGCAAACGTTATTGCAAAACAGACTCGTCGTGGTAAAGGTAACGTTCTGATTGTTTCTTCAGACGTTGCATCTGCTATGGCTATGGCTGGCGTATTGCAGTACACACCTGCATTGCAAGCTGACTTGCAAGTTGATGACACAGGTAACACCTTCGCTGGTTTGTTGCACGGTCGTATCAAAGTGTACATCGACCCATACTTCGGTGGTTACACATCTAACCAAGAATTGGTAACAGTTGGTTACAAGGGTTCATCTCCTTATGACGCTGGTTTGTTCTACTGCCCATACGTTCCTCTACAAATGGTTCGTGCAGTTGACCAGTTCACATTCCAACCAAAGATTGGTTTCAAGACTCGTTACGGCATGGTTCCAAACCCATTCGCAAAGGGTGCTTTGGCAAACGGCGCAGCCACAAACCAAATCACACCACGCTCAAACGTGTACTACCGCATTTTTGCAGTAAAGAACTTGATGTAATTATCAAGGAAAACAAAGACACCACAGAGTGTCGTTTTCAAGACCACCTTCGGGTGGTCTTTTTTTTGGCTCCTAAATAATACATATGAGGAAATTAAATGTCTGTATTCAATAGAGCACCACAAAACACCAACTTATTACAACCTACCAAGTTCTTGTTGACATTCAGTAGAATGCCAGCGGTACAGTATTTCTGTCAATCAGTTAACTTGCCTGGACTATCTCTAGGTGAGGTTGTTAGAGCGACTCCATTCTTGGATCAATATTCTCCTGGTACCAAACTAAGTTACAATCAATTGGATGTATCATTCACAATTGATGAAGAAATGGAATCATGGAAGAATATGTACGATTGGTTTATATCAATTGCTGGTCCTGATGGCTTTGGTGATAGAAACAGTGATACAAATAGTAAAGTTAATAAACACTTTTCAGATGCCACTCTTACGGTATTAAATGCGTTGAATAATCCAGTTATAAGAATACAATACCTAAATGTATTTCCTTTGTCTATGTCAGACATACAATTCGACACAACTTTATCAGCCGAAACTATCATAACAGCTACGGCAAATTTTAGATACGAATCATACAAATACTTGACATTATAATACTATTCTGATATAATCTATATTATTTGTTTTTTGAGATTAAAATGGAAACACTTGAACAGATACTTAAAATGTGGGAAAAAGATGCAGTCATTGACCAGACTGAACCATCCAAAGAATTACTAAACATTCCTGTATACCACAGTAAATACTTGGCAATTCTAACTAAACACAGAATTGCAAAACAGAAGGCTAACTTTGATTACTTGCGTATGCGTAAGGTCAAATGGGAATACTTTACTGGTAAAATGTCACAGGAAGAACTAGAAGAATATGGTTGGGAACCATTTCAGTTTGCACTCAAGTCTGATATAACCACATATCTTGAGGCTGACAAAGACTTAATTAAACTGCTTGAAAAGAAAGCATATCACGATGAGGTGGTTGCTGTTGTAGAAGCAATCATGCAAGAGTTGAAACAAAGAACGTGGCAACTGCGTGATTTTATTTCATGGGAAAAATTCGTAAATGGCCAGTGATGTTGTTATAATCAAAAAAGATGGTGTGTATGCCAAGGTGACTTGTGAACGTCACGTGGCAATGGAATTATCACAGTTCTTCACCTTCTTTGTACCAGGTTTCCAGTTTGTTCCTGCCTTCAGGAATAAGATTTGGGACGGTAAGATACGGTTATTCAATCTACAAACACAACAAATCTATCTTGGTCTAATTCCATATATCAAATCTTTCTGCGAAGATAGAGAGTATAGTTATGAGGATAACATTGTTGAATCTGAATTCTCAATGTACCATGCAAAGAAGTTTGCAGAACAACTCAATATACACTCACAAGGAAAGAAATTGGAAGTGCATCCGCACCAGTTGGAAGCATTCGTACACTCCATGCAGTCACACCGAGCACTGTTCGTGTCTCCAACATCGTCTGGTAAGTCCCTGATTGCATATCTATTGTATAGACAGTTGCACAATTATCAACAACTCAAAGGTCTTATGATTGTTCCGACCACATCTCTGGTTGAACAAATGTATACAGACTTCCAAGATTACTCATCTCACAATGGTTTTTATGTTGAAGATAATGTACATAAAATCTATGACTACAAAGGCATGGTCAAAGAAACAGACAAGTCGTTGACCATATCTACATGGCAATCTCTGTTCAAAATGCCTAAAGAATACTTTGAACAGTTTGATTATGTTATTGGTGATGAGGCACACTTGTTCAAGGCTCAATCGTTGACCACGATTATGACCTCACTATCAAATACACAATATCGTATTGGTATGACTGGTACTTTGGACGGAACCAAGACACATAAGTTGGTTTTGGAAGGCCTGTTTGGTCCTGCAAAACAAATTATCACAACAAAAGAACTTATTGAACAAGGTAAAGTAACAGCATTTGATATCAAGTGTCTGATATTGAAACATCCTGATGATGTTTGTGAAGATAGTACCAAATGGACATATCAGGAAGAAATGGAATACCTGATTAAATGCGAATCTCGCAATAAATTCATACGCAATTTGGCATTGAGTATGGATAAAAACTCACTGGTATTGTTCCAACAAGTAGAAAAACATGGTACTGTATTGTATGATATGATTAATACTGCCGAAAAACTTAACGGCAGAAATGTTTATTTCGTCCACGGAGGCGTGGACACTGAAGACCGAGAAAAGGTTCGTGCAATCATGGAAAAGGAAAATGACGCAATTATTGTGGCTTCTTATGGCACTTATTCTACTGGAATTAATATTCGCAACTTGCATAATATTGTTTTCGCATCTCCGTCAAAGTCACGAGTTCGCAATCTTCAATCTATTGGACGAGGTCTTCGCAAATCGGAAGGCAAAGAAGTTGCAACACTCTACGATATCGCAGACGACCTCAGACACAAAAAACACATGAACTTTACATTGCGTCACTTCGTGGAAAGAGTAAAGATATATACTGAGGAGAAGTTCACTTTTAAAATTTACAATATAGGACTTAAAAAATGACAGTTAAAATTGTAAGATTCAAAGACGGTTTGGATGTTATCAGTAATGTTTTCTATAAACATGATATGGGTGACCAACCCAATGGTGAAGTGGAACTTACCAATCCAATGATGTTTGAATTGCGTAACCAAAACCTTGTGATGGAGCATTGGTTACCATTAGCCATTATGAAAGAAAAATCAGTAGTTATTAAAAACTCTGAGATACTTTGCACTATGGAACCGAATGAAGATTTCGAAGAATATTATACTAATGCCGTAAAGCAAATGAATAAAGCTTTGAAAGAATCTAAAGAGAAAGATAAGGAAGATATCCAAGATATGATGGAGGCCTTAGCTGAACTAGAAGATAATAAAGGAATTAAATTCCATTAACATCATCAACCGGGCTACACCGTGGACTGTATCACATGTCAAGCCCTTTGTCAACAACTTTTTATGGTAAACTTGAATAAATTATGAACCAACCGACTAAAAAACCCAAAGAATATGTTAATAATGCAGACTTTCTCAAAGCTCTGGTAGATTACAAGTCTGCCTGCGAAGAGGCAAAGAAGAACGGCAAACCAGAACCCAAGATACCGAATTACATCGGTGAATGTTGGATGAAAATTGCCGAAGGTCTATCACACAAGCCAAACTTTATTAACTATACTTACCGTGATGAAATGATTTCGGATGGTATCGAAAACTGTTTGATGTACTTTAACAACTTTGATCCTACCAAGTCAAAGAATCCATTTGCATACTTCACACAAATCATTTACTACGCCTTTCTAAGACGCATACAGAAAGAAAAGAAACAACTGTATGTGAAGTATAAAGCCACAGAACAGATTGGTATTCTGGATGAGTTTGAAATGTTAGAAGGTGAAGATGGTACAACGAACCAATTTGCATTGTATGATAACATTGCAGAGTTTATTGAGAACTATGAAGGTGCCAAACAGGCAAAGAAAGACGCAAAATCGGCAAAGAAGCCTGAAGGCATTGAAAAATTCATGGAATAATGTTATAATAGTTTTATGAAAATAGCAATTATAACTGACCAACACTTTGGTGCTCGCAACGATTCACCACAGTTCTTAGATTATTACGAGAAGTTCTACACTGAAACTTTCTTTCCCAAATTGGTGGAAGAAAAGATTACTACATTGTTGATTCTCGGTGATACGTTTGACCGTAGGAAGTATATGAACTTCTACACACTCAAGCGTTCCAAAGAAATGTTCTTTGATAAACTGGCCAATATGAACATCACAGTTCACATGTTGGCTGGTAACCATGACACATACTTTAAGAATACCAACGATGTAAACTCCATTGATTTGGTATTGCGTGAATACGATAACATCAATGTTATTGATACGCCACAGACAATACACTTGGATTATGCAAACACAACTGCCGATGTTTGTATGTTACCTTGGATTTGTGCCGAAAACTATGAACGTTCGATGGAAGAAATTAAAAATACTTCAGCAACCATTTGTATGGGTCACTTGGAGATATCTGGTTTCGCCATGCATCGTGGTATGCAATCACAAGAAGGATTAGACCGTGCAATATTTCGTAAATTTGCCGCTACATTTAGTGGTCATTATCATCACAAGTCTAGTATTGATGGTGTACACTACCTTGGTAACCCATACGAACTTACTTGGCAGGATTATAACGACCCTCGTGGTTTCCATTTATTTGATTTGGATAACGGGGACCTTACCTTTGTACAAAATCCCAACGTGATGTTTCACCGAATCATCTATGATGACAAGGCAGAAACAATCAAAGAGATTGATGGCAAAGATTTGAAACCATATGCCAATACCTATGTCAAAGTGGTTGTATTGAATAAAACCAATCCATATTTGTTTGACAAGTTTATGAATAACTTGTATAATGTAAACCCAGCAGACATTACTATTGCTGAAGATTTTACTGAGTTGGCTGACATTACTGATGATGATGTTGACCAAGCAGAAGATACCATTACTATTCTAAACAAATATGTTGATGGCATCACAGAAGAAAACATAGATAATACTAAGTTGAAAACATTATTGAAAGAACTCTACGTAGAGGCATTGAATACTGAAACATGATTTTATTTCAAAAAGTAAGGTGGAAAAACTTTATCTCCACCGGAGCACATTTCACTGAAATTAATTTTACCAAATCAACCAATACATTAATTATTGGTCAGAATGGTGCTGGCAAATCCACAGTTTTGGATGCATTGTGCTTTGCATTATTCGGTAAACCGTTTCGGAAGATAAATAAACCACAACTGATAAATTCTATCAATCAAAAAGATTGTTTGGTTGAGGTAGAGTTTGAAATTGGTACTAAAAAATACAAGATTGTTCGTGGTATCAAACCAAATAAGTTTGAGATTTACTGCAACAATGTTCTGCTGAACCAGGATGCAGCTGCGAAAGACTACCAAAAGGTACTAGAGGAAAACATCCTCAAATTAAATTACAAGTCCTTCACGCAGGTTGTCATCCTTGGTTCAGCATCCTTTGTTCCTTTTATGCAATTGTCTGCTGCTGACCGCAGAGCAATCATTGAGGACTTATTGGACATTCAAATCTTTTCCACTATGCATAGTGGCGTCAAAGACAAACTCTCAAGCAATAAAGATAGTTTGACCAAGGTCAAATATGATATAACTTTGCTCGAAGAAAAAATCAAAATGCAATTGGAGTCTATTGAAGAACACAAGAAGCATAATGATGCGGAGATTGCTAAGAAGGTTGAACAGATTGCCACCTCTAAGATACAGTCAACTAAATTAAACGATGACAACTCACTTATCAACAAACATATTGTTGTTTTACAAAGTAAAGTTGGTGACAATAAGAGTAAGTTAGATAAGAAGTCTAAAGGTTTATTCCAAGTCCAAGGCAAGATTCAGACCAATATCAAACGACATGAGAAAGATATTGAATTTTATGAAACAAACCATGACTGTCCTACCTGTAAACAAGCCATTACAGAAGAATGGAAGTCAACTCAAGTACAAGAAAAGAATGATAAAATTGGCACACAGAAAAAGAATCTTGAAGAAGTTGAGGCAGAGCTCACAAAGGTCAACAATGAGATTGATAAGTTAACCAAACTATTGGAACATATTACGGATCATCAAAGTGAGATTACAAAGAATAATGCCACAATCTCTGCAATCAATGATTATGTTACAAAGTTGAATGAAGAAATTGCGGAACTCTCCACTAAAGTGGAGACCAGTGTGCAAGATAATGAGCGATTAACAACGCTGAAAAAAGCACTAGAACAAAGCGAACAAGGATATCAAACATTATTGGTAGAGAAACAGTATTTGGAGTATGCCGGTACATTGTTGAAAGATGGTGGTATTAAGTCCAGAATTATTAAACAGTATCTACCAATTATGAACAAATTGATAAACAAGTATTTATCTGCCATGGACTTTTTTGTTAACTTCAATATCAACGAAAACTTTGAAGAAACAATTAAGAGTAGACACCGTGATGAGTTCTCTTATGCCAATTTCTCCGAAGGTGAGAAGATGCGTATTGACTTGGCACTCCTATTCACATGGAGACAGATTGCAAAGTTAAAGAATAGTACTAATACAAACCTATTGATTTTGGATGAAGTGTTTGATTCATCACTAGACACAGTAGGCACAGAAGAATTTTTGAAATTGATTAATGAAATGGGAACTGATACGAATGTGTTTGTTATTTCCCACAAAGGCGACCAGCTGTTCGATAAGTTCCGTTCGGTCATTAAGTTTGAGAAAAAAGGAAACTTTAGTAGGATTGCAAAATGAATACACAAAATGATATTACAGATATAGATGAAGATAAAATTGTTCTATACGATACAAAGAAACTTACGACCGTTGAAGAAAAGGAAGTAAAAACATTTCCTCTTGCACCACCAACTGAAGAAAACTTCAGTCAAGTTGCACCAGAGTTTGACTTTGCAAATCCACCAGTTGATCCAAATGAATTTGCGTCAACTATGGTAGAATCGTTGAAAAAATATAAGGGTCTAGGTCTATCAGCCATTCAATGCGGTTTTAATTACCGTGTATTTGTTATGGGCAGTGAAGAAAATTATGTTGCCTATTTCAATCCAAAAATTATTTCTTCCGAAGGCGAAGCACACATGAAAGAGAATTGTGTTTCATTCCCACTATTGACTCTTGCCATTACCAGACCGGCAAAAATTAAAGTGGAATACCAGGACTTCACAGGCCAAGTGCGTCAGGCAGAATACCACGGTTTAACCGCCAGGGTATTCCAACATGAGCTTGACCATTTGAACGGAATAGTGTATACTACTCGTTGTAAACCACTTGCATTAAAGTCTGGTATGAAAAAAGTGGAGAAAATGTATAAAAAATACTTTAATCCAAAATTTATGAAGCAACAAATACAGAATGTCAACCAAAAAACAAATCCCTGATATTGATGAACAATGGAGACTCTGGCAGATTGGAAATGAACCAGAGCGATTTGAACACATTGATACGGAACAATTGCGTCAGGAAATTATTGCAGACCTGACAATCAAATCACAGATGGATGTTCGTGAGTATACCTTGTACCAAAAATGGTGTGAGGTACACGAAAAGTTTCCTACTCGTGAGATTACCACCTTATTCGGTAATGAAACACAGTTGGTTGATTTGACAACGGAAAAAGTAATTGCAGATATTAAAGATAACATTTGGATGCCACAATCACCAGATGACTATGCCAATTTGAAACCAAAGATGATTTTGTCTAATGGACCATTGGCAGAAAAATGGAATACATTGCGTACATTCTCATCTACAATGAAGAACAACTCCAATATTGGACGAAATTTATTCTACACTGTACTAGATGAAGTTACTGGTAAATTCTTGGGTGTTATCTGTATCAGTTCAGACTTTTTGGATTTGACACCTAGAGATAAGTTTATTGGTTGGCCTAAAGATATTAAAACAACAGGCAATATGATTAACCATACTGCAATTGGTTCTACGATTGTGCCACTACAACCACTCGGTTTTAATTACATGGGTGGTAAGTTGTTGGCGTTGTTATGTTTATCTGACACAGTTCAGGAAGATTGGAGAAGACAATATGATAACATTCTTGTTGGCGTTACTACTACTTCTTTATATGGTAATACAAAGTCCAATGGGTTATCTCAGTATGATGGACTCGAACACTGGACTAAAATGGGATTTAGTAGTGGCTCAGTGGCTTTTGACCCTAACCGTGATATACTCAACAAAATATACAATTGGGTAAAAGAGAATCACACTCGCCATTACTTTGAATGGTGGGAGGCCAAGAAACCCAATGGTCTACCATACAAGCGTGACCACAAAAATCGCACACTACACTTTGCATATAGTAAGTTGAAGATACCAAAAGAATTGGTAAAGTGTGCTCATCAACGAGGAATATACTTTTCTCCACTATATAATAATACACCGGAATTTCTTCGTAAAGAAATAACGGAAGACAAACTGGTGAAGTCCTTTGATACCAGTGTTGAGGCCTTAACGGAGATTTGGAAAACCAAATATGCCAAAGGTCGCATTTCTATGTTGAAAAAGAAAAATAATGTTTCATATGAATCACTATTCTATGATGACTTAATTTTCTTAACATGGGAAGAAACAAAGGCAAAATATTTACCACAAGTTGGTAGATAAATCTGCATACAGTCAGTAGATTGTGTGTTTTATTTAACTTATCGGAAAGTTTCCGAGTATAAGGAGTGTTACATGAAAACATTATTAGATGTTCAAGAGTCTTTAAAACAATCACCACCAAAATACCCAAAAGGTGTTACCTTTAAAAAACGTGTGGTATTAAAGCGTGGTAAAAACGGTGTCGTTTCTTATCCACCAACCAACAACCCAAGGCAACTTGATGTTGTTTTATCCAGTGTTCCTGATTTGAGAGATTCTCTTTCAGTAAACGGTTACATTTATACATGTAGTCCACCAACAATTAAAATTGATCCGAACAATAAGGATCGTTTCGTTGGTTTATCTGGTTACCATCGTGAGGCAGCAGCCGAACAATTAGGTTGGGAAACAATGATTTATGATGTGCTTGAATTTGATTCACCTTTGGACGAGCGTATTCACCGCACCACATCAAATCACCACAGAACTCCCTCTTTACCAAACACCGTTTTGGACATTGTTAAACAGGTAAAAGAATCTGTTGCCAATAATGAAATTAGAAATGATGATACAGACATCAAAAATCTGATTTCAATTTTAGCTTCAGACAAAACCAAAAAAGTACAGACTCAAATTTTTAAGAAATTTAGAGAACACATCTCAACATCTTCTACAATTAGAAATTACCACACTGATGGTGGTGACCGTTCAACAATTGAATTTGCTGAACAACACAACATACCTTTTGGTGGTGATGCTCGTCTAGCACAAACAGGTAAATTGGGTTATATTACAGGTATTAAAACACCAAAGACCACATTGTATGATGCTAAGAAATTATCTAGAGCATATGGTGGTAAAGATGTGGAGATTTATGCTTGGATTAAAGATAATCCAAAAGAAGCTCCTGCAATTTACTCACAACGTGAAGAATGGAAATTAAAATTTGATGAATTTATCTTAGAAGATTGTAAAGAGATTCAGTTTATACTTAAAAAACTGGGTTTCAAGGTATCTTTGAATGATATTCTCGCAGTACATCCATTGAAATTCAAGGGTTTCTTGGCACAAGATATATCACCTAATCCACTCGACAATGGTAATCCAAAGGAGTTTGGTGTGGTAGATATTCATGGTAATAAAATATAAGATTACCACAAAGATGCTTGACAAGGTCACTATATAATAGTATAATAGTGACACTTGCACAAGCAAGATTTTATTTTTAACTCGTTATTGGAGATTGATATGACTAAAGTATCCGCTAAACAAAAGATTTTGAACTATTTGAGCAAGACAGAAGGTTACAACACCTTGACAGTCGCTCAGGCACAATCACGATTTGGTATTACCAACGTGTCTGCCCGTATTGATGAATTGCGCCAAGAAGGCCATGTCATCTATACTAACACCAAAACTCGTGGTGATGGTTCTAAAGTTGCTTCTTACCGCTTGGGTAAGCCAACCAAAGCAATGGTTCGTGCAGCATTGTCAGCAGGACATAAAATTGCTTAATCACTAAGCATCAAAATTAGAGGAGACCGTTTTTTAGCGGTACTCCTCTTTTTTCGTTTATACATTGGAGAAAAAAATGGAAATATCGGTAAAAAAAGAAGAACTACAAAAGAAAAGTCTATTTGTAGCTACGCCAATGTATGGCGGACAAAATCACGGCCTATATGCTAAGGCATGTTTGGACTTACAAGCACTGTGTATGCAGTATGGCATCTCAGTTAAATTTTCGTTTCTATTTAACGAATCACTAATTACTCGTGCAAGAAATTACCTTGTGGATGAATTCTTGCACCGTTCGGATTGTACACATCTTTTGTTCCTAGATTCCGACATTCATTTTAATCCACAAGATGTAATCGCTTTGTTGGCTCTCGACAAAGATATCATCGGTGGTCCATATCCCAAGAAAGCAATTAAGTGGAAATCAGTTAAGCGTGCTCTAGAAAAGAATCCAGACATTGATCCACAAAAATTGGAAACTGTAACTGGTGACTATGTGTTTAATCCAGTTAAAGGCACCGCACAATTCTCTGTAACTGAACCACTAGAAGTTATGGAAATTGGTACAGGTTACATGTTGGTCAAGCGTGAAGTTTTTGGTGCATTTGAGAAGGCATATCCAGAACTTCGTTACAAACCAGACCATGTTGGTCAAGCAAACTTTGACGGCACAAGATACATTCACGCATACTTTGATACTGTTATTGACAAAGTTTCTGAACGATATCTTTCAGAAGATTATATGTTCTGCCAATGGTGGAGAAACATTGGTGGTAAAATCTGGTTGTGTCCATGGATGAAAGCAGACCACATCGGCACATATCACTTCCGTGGTGACATGCCAGCAGTAGCGAATTACGTTGGAGAAATGTGATGATTGTTGGTTTACTTGGATTCATCGGTTCAGGTAAAGGCACCGCAGGTGACATTCTAAAAGACATGGGATTTACTCCTGTGTCTTTTGCCAAAGGTGTTAAGGATGTTGCTGCTGAAATGTTCGATTGGCCTCGTCACTTGTTAGAAGGTGACACAGAAAAATCCCGTGAATGGCGTGAACAACCAGATGCATTTTGGACTAAAGAGTTTGGTCGTGAATTCACACCAAGACTAGCACTACAATTAATGGGCACAGAAGTTGGTAGAAATGTATTTCACCATGACTTTTGGGTCATCAAACTAAAAAAATACATCGAACAAAATCCAAAAGAAAATTTTGTTATTACGGATGTTCGTTTTCGAAATGAAATTGAATTTGTACATAACATGAATGGTTGCCTAATTGAAATACAAAGAGGTGTTAAACCACATTGGTATGATGTTGCATCTAGGGCACATCGTGGTGACTTGAAAGCAATTGATTTTATGAACAAATCTGGAATACATCCTTCAGAATGGAGTTGGGTTGGTGGCCGAATTGACCACACCATCGACAATAATGGAAGTCTGGAAGATTTGAAAAATAATTTGATTAAAAAGCTTGCAACCACATATGGTTCAAGTATAATGAGTGAATTGAAATAAGGAGTATATTATGAAACTATCTAACGAAACATTGAATGTTCTGAAAAACTTTGCTGGAATTAATTCTGGTTTAGAATTCAAAGCAGGCAATACAATTAAAACCATTTCTTCGACAAAGACCGTTCTCGCAACGGCCACTTTGAAAGATACTTTCCCACAAGACTTTTGTATCTATGACTTGAATCAGTTCTTGTCAGTACATTCTCTTGGTAAAGATACTGAATTGGATTTTGATAACAACAACATCATCTTCAAAAATGGTCGTTCAAAGACCAAGTATCGTACTACCGCAAAGAACATGATTGTATCTCCACCAGATAAAGAGTTGAAGTTGCCATCTGTTGATGGTTCTTTATCTTTGTCACAGGAAGATTTGTCACAAGTTCTAAAGAATGCTGCTGTATTGGGTTCACCTAACATCGCATTTGAATCTGACGGAACACAAGTCTCTGTTACAGTATTTGATGCCAAAGATGATTCGGCACACACAAACACAACAACACTCGGTGACGATAAAGAAAACAAGACATTCAAGGCAGTATTCTTGACAGAAAACTTCAAGATGATTCCTGACAGTTATGGGATTGAAATCTCAAAAGCTGGTCTTGCATCATTCAAAAACAAAACTGGTGACATGCAATACTTTATTGCAATCGAAGCCAAAGATTCTAAGTTTGGAAATTAATTATGACTAAAGTAAATACACTATTCGGTTCTTTCGATGATGACCAACTCAAACAACTAAAAGGTTATATTGATGAAATGGTCATGTATATGAACCGTAACAAAACAAATACAGAAGCAATGGCAGATATTGTTAATGTTGCATATGACGAATTGAAAATTCCTAAGAAGATTCTCAAACGCATGGCAAAAGTTCAGTTCAACAATTCATTCCAAACTGAAGTTGCTGAATCAAAAGAGTTTGAAGCCTTGTACGAAAGTATGTCAGAGGTCAAGTAATGGATCCCGGCAGAAGAAGTTTTGCAAAGACATTAGGCCTTATTGGCCTAATTGGTGTTGGTGTCAAAGGATACCAAGAGGCAAAAGAAAGAATTGTCTACAAACAAGATGAGTTGCCAACAGCAGAGTTGGAGAAACAACTTGAGGGTAAACCTGTCTTGCAGTTACATGCAACATATGGTGAAGAAATTCCTAAACCATCATACACTATCAATGGCAATCCTTATGTTATTGGATTTGGTCCACAATACAAACCAGGAACAGAGAAAAATGTTAAAGTGAATATCGTACCTGGTCCTGATGGTAAACTATACGTCAAAGAGAATGACACTTGGCGTAAAATCTGATACAATGTTATTTTATATTATGGAGAATTTGAATGAGCGAACACATGTTGTGGGTAGAGAAGTATCGTCCCCAAACTATTGAAGATTGTATCCTTCCTGATGCACTTAAAAAGACATTTCAGGAATTTGTAAACCGTAAAGAGATTCCCAACCTACTTCTGTGTGGTACAGCTGGTGTCGGTAAGACCACAGTTGCACGTGCATTGTGTGAAGAAGTAGGTTGCGATTACATCATTATTAACGGTTCAGATGAAAACGGTGTTGACGCCGTTCGTGTTAAGATTAAGAACTATGCTAGTTCAATGTCTCTTAGTGGCGGTCGCAAGGTTGTCATCCTAGATGAGGCAGACTATCTAACACCTAATGCACAAGCGATCCTTCGTGCAGGAATTGAAGAATTTGCATCAAACTGTTCATTCATCTTCACCTGTAACTTCAAGAACAGGATCATTGATCCATTGCATTCCAGATGCACAGTTATTGACTTCAAGGCCAATGGTTCTAAAGCCAAGATGGCATCACAATTTTTCCACCGTGTTTGTGGTATACTGAATGATGAGGGTGTTACTTATGACAAAGAAGTGGTCGCTGCGGTCATCACTAAACATTTTCCTGACAATCGTAGGATTCTTAATGAGTTGCAGCGTTATAGCGTTTCTGGTACTATTGACAAAGGCATCCTTGCGGCAGTTTCTGATGTTCAGTTAGGTGAATTATTCAAGGCACTTAAAGACAAAGACTTTGCTTCTTGCCGTAAGTGGGTAACAAACAACCTGGACAATGACCAGTCACGCATCTTCCGTGGTTTGTATGATGGCCTGTATGAACAGTTGAAACCTGTTTCTGTTCCGCAATTGGTTCTTATTCTTGCTAAGTATCAATATCAAGCAGCATTTGTGGCTGACCATGAAATCAATTTGATTGCTTGTCTCACAGAAATTATGGTGGAATGTGAGTTCAAATAATGCCAGATTTATTCAAAGAGATTATTCCGTCTATTCTCCAGACCGGTAAATCTGTTCTACATGACGAATCAGACTACAAAGACTATACTCCATTTGTAGTCAATCGTGCATTGTCCTATCACATGGATTGTGTTCTTTATGTAAATGAAGTTAACAAGATACCAAGTGTTGATAAAGACATGCAATATCAGTATCTTCTAAATACCATCAGGCCTATGAAACGGAAGTTTGCTCCGTGGCAGAAAGCCAATAAGGATAAAGATATTGAGTGTGTAAAACTCTTTTTTGGTTATTCTGACCAAAAGGCAAGAGATGCACTCCGTATACTTACTGATGAACAAATCGCTGAAATAAGAAAAAGAACAGACAAAGGCGGAGTGAAATGATTGATGTTAAAGATTTAGTAGAAGTTACATTGAAAGAACAAGATGATTTTTTGAAAGTGCGTGAAACATTAACACGTATTGGTGTTGCATCCAAGAAGGACAATACACTATTTCAATCTTGCCACATTCTCCACAAGCGTGGACAATACTATGTGGTACATTTCAAAGAACTATTCGCATTAGACGGTAAACCTACCGACATTACAGAGAATGATTTGGCACGTAGAAATGCCATTGTGAATCTATTGGAAGATTGGGGCCTGTTGAAGATTGTCAACAAAGAACAAACCCAGACACCGGAACCTATCTTCCTGTCACAAATTAAGATATTGTCACACAAGGAGAAAGACCAGTGGCAACTTGTACCCAAGTACAATATCGGAGCTAAGATAAAGAAAGAATAAAAATGGCAAAAAGTTTCAAAGAATTTGTCGCCGAAGCAAGCTTCGACAAAGAAGCATTCCGTAGACATATGCAGGATTTGGAAGACAGGGAAAAACTACGTAAGTCTGATCCAGTATCAGCTAAAGCTTTGGATTTGAGAGATAAAGCCGGTAGTAAACCAACCAAAAAGAAACCGGAAGATGATTCTATTGGAATAAATGATTATCGTCATCCAAGTTATGGAGCTTCACATAACAATCAATAATGGTAAAAAACCACAAAATACTTGACTTGTGATATAAATATTGTTATAATCTCAGTCCCATCGGGATGGGAAAAGGTCTCCACCTACCTTAGGAGCGTATAAAGCGGTCACAACGATAGGGTGACGCTGGAACCCGTAACCAGCCTTTATCGGTATGCCTTCGGGGTACCACTTTAACTTACTCGCTTTAACAGGAGAAAAAGCATGACACAACTATTTCCTTCATTGGATTTCCGTAAATTCGACCCTTTCACAATTGGCTTTGATGAGGTTTTCAAAGACCTCCAAGAAATGTCAAAGACAGCAACAAAGGCAATGTCGTATCCCCCATACAACATCAAACAAGTAAACGAAAACAAATATGTCATTGAAATGGCTGTTGCAGGTTTTGCAAAGTCTGACATTGAAGTTACTTTAGAAGGTAACAAACTTGTTGTCAAAGGTGTTGCTAAAGATGAAGAACCAGCAGAGAACTTCATTTTCAAAGGTATTGCAAACCGTAACTTCACTCGTGAATTCAAAATCAACGACAAAGTTGAAATTGATAATGCCGAATTGGCAAATGGTATGCTGAAGATTTGGTTGCAAAACTTGGTAAAGACCCAAGATGTTATCAAAAAAATTGCCGTTAAATGAAGCAATTTCTTTCTAACATACTAGAGGCGATTGCTGCCATCAAACGATACAGGCAAAGTCCTGGTATCAAAGGTAGATAATCCTAGGGGTCTTGACAGACCCCTTTTTTTATTGTATAATGGTGTCATTATGAAAAAACTTAATCCAATTAAATTGCAGGTTATTTCTTCAAAAGAAATTTACTATACATTTCCTCACTGGGAATCTAAAGAGATTGATGGTGTGGAGTTTTTGGCCGTATGTAAGCATGAACCTTCACATGACAGGACACAACAGTTGTATTACCTCCGCAAAGATTCGATGGTAAAAGTAAAATGATTCCACGCAAAATAATGTATGAGTCGGATGAAGGTAAACTCTTTGACCATTTCTTGACTGATATTGTTGGTCACGACCGATACCTGAGGTTCGGTTATAGTGCTACTGATGATAATGTTCAAGATTATTTGACCAAATCGTTTTATGATTTTGGTATTGTGAACATGTGGTTTATCGTTGAGAAGAAAGATAAAGTTGTTGCTTCTGTTCATGTTTCAATAGATGGTGATATAGCTGAAATGGGATTTACTGTTTCACCAGATTATCGTGGACAAGGACTAGGACAAGAACTATTCATTCGTGGTTCAACATGGGCAATGATGAAAGGTGTCAGAACACTTTACACACAATGTCTATCTGAGAACCAAGTAATGCAACACATTGCCAAGAAAAATGGTATGACTGTTGTTACAGTTGGTTATGGTGAAAAAGAAGCGACAGTTCAGGCAACAAAAGGAACTATTCGTGCATACTATGATGACCGAATGTTTGACAACCTTGCCTTTGTTGATATGGCAATCACCAAACAACAGAACATATATGAAACATTCATGCGCCTATAGCTCAGTTGGTCAGAGCAGTGGACTCATAATCCATTGGTCCTAGGTTCAAGTCCTAGTGGGCGCACCAACTATTACGATGATAGAAATTTTCAATTAGATTTTCTATCATAATAGTGATATACTATGATAAGTAATCCATGAGGTTACTTAACTATTGAAAGGAAATTATGTCGGTTACAATTAAAAACCTTGAGAGTGCATTGGCAGGTGAGTCAATGGCACACATCAAATACCGTTATTTTGCCAAGTTGGCTCGTGAAGAAGGTTACGAAGAAGTTGCAAAACACTTTGAACATACAGCAGACCAAGAAATCAAACATGCCTGGGGTCACCTAGAATTGTTGATTGGTAAACCAAACACACGCAAGTGTTTGGAGTTGGCTATCGAAGGTGAGACACATGAGTTCACACACATGTATCCTACTTTTAAGGAACAAGCAGCGCAAGAAGGTCATACTGCTGTTACTGAGTTCCAGGAACAGATTGATGAATCTAAAGAACATGCTGAACAATTCAGAAAAGTTTTGGAGTTGGCAGAAAAGCGTTTTGCGGCATTGGCCAAAGTTGAAGAACGACACGCAACAGCATATCAAAGAATGTTACAAGAGGTACAATAATGGAAAATCAAAATCAAGAAAGAGATTATGTGTGTATCGTTTGTGGTCACACAATGAAAGAATCTGATTGGCAATCGCTACCAGAAGAAGTTGGTTGCCCAGAATGTGGTGTAGGTAAACACGATTATTATCCAGTAGACTTTGATTGATGAAACAAAAATTTCGTGATGCATATATGAAGATGGCTGAGACATTCGCAGAATGTTCTACAGCCAGACGACTACAAGTTGGTGCGGTTATCGTAAAAGATGACCGCATTATTTCTATTGGATACAATGGAATGCCATCCGGTTGGGACAACAATTGTGAAACTGAATGGACCGACAAAACAAGAGTTGTTATATTAGAAACTAAACCGGAGGTACTTCATGCTGAAACAAATGCAATCGCTAAGTTGGCAAAGTCAAACGAATCTGGCCTTGATTCTACTTTGTTCGTTACTCACGCACCTTGTTTGGACTGTGCCAAATTGGTTTACCAATCTGGTATCAATTCTGTTTACTATCGCAACACTTACCGTAGTGAAGCTGGCATACAATTCTTGGAAAAAGCAGGAGTGAAAGTAGAGCAAATCTAAATAGGCTTATGCAAGTAAAAGTCTACAACTGTCCTGACAAATACTTTAAGCCTTACATTGTACGGGCAACCGAATTTTTCGCCAAAGAATTGATAACAAATTCCAGAATCAGAAATAATTGTACCACGATTGTTCGTTTTGATGCTAAGTTGGAAAATTATGGTTCATGTGGTGCGGAAGGTTACAATACAAGAAATCAACCTCGACAGTTTCTAATTGAGGTCCATCCTGGTCTAGGTGCATCCACCATACTCTCCACACTTGCACATGAAATGGTGCATGTCAAACAATTAATCTGTGGCGAAACGAATGATGACCTGTCCATGTGGAGAGGTAAACGCATAGATTCTGACAAGGTAGATTATTGGGAACATCCATGGGAAATAGATGCTCATGGTCGTGAATCAGGTCTTTTGACCAAGTTTGCTGTACAAGAATGTCTGTGGGAAGTCTTCCACGGCTTCAAAAATCCAAATTTACCCGTGGTTTCCGAGCCAATTAGGTGGAAATAATTAAAAAATATTTTTAAAAACCGCTTGCCAAGGCTCCAAGTTTACTATATAATACAAACATATTTAATTTTTAGAAAGAAAAAAGTGTCTCTCATATCCCATAAACCCTTTACATTGCAGCCAGAGTATCGCACAATTAATAGTGCCGATAATGGCTCATGGTCGCTCGGGTTTTGTGTAGATGAAGGATGGGACGGATAATAAAAAAGTTCTAAAAAGACTCCAAACACAAGACCCTAGTAAGAGAAATCTACTAGGGTTTTTTGTTTGTTGTTTCAAAACAACAGTGTAGTTGCCAGATTCTTTGATTCTGTTACAATACACATCTTGTTCTTTAAAAATTTGTAGAGTTAATAATTGTTCCTCCATGGTGTAGTGATAGCACAACAGGCTTTGAACTTGTTAGTCTTGGTTTGATTCCAAGTGGGGGTGCCATATAGAAGTGCGCTAGTATATCTTTAACAAATCAGGTAGCTCCTGAGGTTCTGGGTTAAAGATGTATCATCGCTTTGGGGAGCAGGCTAGCACGGCGGTTCGATTCCGTAGCGTGCTTCTATATGGTAATTAATGGAAAGTAATGCAGCTGGGATGGTCCGGCGACTAGCCTTGAAAACTAGGTTCTCAGAAATGGGATGGGGTTCGACTCCTCTGCTTTCCGCCAAATTTATGGAGAGTTGGGTGAGTGGTTAAACCAGCAGTTTGCTAAACTGTCGTTGAGAAATCGGCGCATCGGTTCGAATCCGATACTCTCCGCCAAATGCCAGCGAGACTTGGTAGTCAGAGAGGTCTTATACACCTTTTAGCGCCAGATTAGCGTTCTTGAGTGAGTTCGATTCTCACCGCTGGTACCAAACAATGTAGGTGGAGCCAGTTGGACAGGCACTGGATTGCAAACCCATGGAAACAGGTTCGATTCCTGTCACCTACTCCAAGTTGTGTTGTAATTTTGCAACACAATGGTTGACAAAAGATGTGGTTGTGATACAATACACACTTGTTCTTTAAAAATTTGTAGAGTTAATAAATGCACGATTCGTCTATCGGTTAGGACGCTGCCCTTTCAAGGCGGAAAGACGAGTTCGATTCTCGTATCGTGTACCATTTGTTTTGCTGATGTAAGCTCAGAAGCATGTACAAGCCTTATGTAACTATGTTAAGAAACGGTAATGCGGCCGCTACTCCGGTGAAACATAGCAAATAGTGCGTCAGTAAAACAAATGGTAAATGGGTTCATAACTTAACGGCTAAAGTAACTGGCTTTTAACCAGTAAATCAGAGTTCGATTCTCTGTGGACCTACCAAACAATTATGGAGATGTAGGAAAATTGGTAACCCCAGTGGACTGTAAATCCGCCGCCTCTGGCACTGTGTGTTCGACTCACACCGTCTCCACCAATTATGCCCCGTTAATATAACGGCCATTATATCCGACTGTCCATCGGAAGACAGGGGTTCGATTCCCCTACGGGGCGCCAAGGCAAATAGTAATCTTGTTTTGATGCATGGTTACTCAACGGTTGTTAGTGACGATGGGTGATATCGGAACTTTCAAGATTTTATTCCCTAGTAGCACAGCGGTAGTTGCGCCTGACTGTTAATCAGGATGTCGTATGTTCGATCCATACCTAGGGAGCCAATTTTCTCCGTATAGCGTAACCTGGTAGCGCTCTTGGTTTGGGACCAAGCAGTGGGGGTTCAAATCCCTCTACGGAGACCATATCTCGCCTTAACTTGCGGCGTACAATGAGATAAGTAGTAAGTTATTTGGGGGCAGCAGTGGGCTGCGGTTCTCCCTTGCAAGGAGAATGTCTAGAAGGATTCGATTTCCTCGGCCTCCACCAAATTTCGGTTCAGTAGCATAGTGGCAGTGCAGCATCTTCATACGGTGCCTTGTGTGAGTTCGATTCTCACCTGAACCACCAAGATATGCAGTAATGGAGGGGTAGGCGGCATGTCCGCTGTATACTAGTTTCCCGCAAAGGTTCGAGTCCTTTGGCTGCACCAATTTATGGGCGATTCGTATAGTGAATAATACACGAGGCTACGAACCTTGAAACGGGAGTTTGATTCTCTCATTGCCCTCCAGAACGTGTGGTCTCGTCAACCACTACTGTGACCCGCAGGATGAGAAGTGTAATGATATACACGGGTGGTAGTCTTTAAACCGAAAGGCCGCTAGCAATGCGATAACGGTCCTGGTCGGGAAGCGGGTGGAGGCTTCTGTGATGGTTAAGTAATCCGATGATGTGTATGGGTCATGCCTGTATGTGTCAAATGACGATGAAAGACTTGAGAAGTATAATTACCGCCGCAGGATGTCAGAGCATTTTACCTCGTTAGCTCAATGGCAGAGCACCCGGCTGATAACCGGTAGACACAAGTTCGATTCTTGTACAAGGTACCAAGTTTATTTCCCGCAAGTGTTCCGGTAGCACAAGAGTCTCCAAAACTTTTGGACGGGGTTCGATTCCCTGGCGGGGAGCCAATTTTATAGAAAGGTGATTGATATGAGAAATTTCGACATACAAGAAGTCAAACAATTCCTTGCAAATCAAGGACCAGATACGAAAGTTTATTTGGGTGCTGACTCTGAACGTATCCGTGTTAACGGCGTTTGGTATGCTGATTATGCATTGGCTGTCGTAGTTCATATTGATGGCCGTCATGGTTGTAAAATTTTCGGTTATGTTGACCGTGAATTAGATTATGACCACAAGAAAAGTAAACCTGCTATGCGTCTGATGACAGAAGTATATAAGGTATCAGAATTGTTCCAATCATTGGCTGAAGTGTTAGAAGATTATCATGTTGAAGTTCACCTAGACTTGAACAAAGATGATATGCACGGCAGTTCTTGTGTTGTGCAACAAGCGATTGGTTATATCAAAGGTACATGTAACATGACACCTATGGTTAAACCAGATGCGCCTGCTGCAAGTTTCTGTGCTGACAGATTGAAAAGAATTCTGGCAGAGCAAGAAGCTATTGCAGGTTAATACAGACCCCCAAAGTAATTAAGTTTGCTTTGGGGAGACATTAGTTTAGTGGTAAAACCACGGGTTGTGATTCCGTTATCACGAGTTCGATTCTCGTATGTCTCCCCAAAGTAAATTTGCATCGTTAGCTCAGCGGTAGAGCTGCGCCCTTACAAGGCGAAGGTCGGGAGTTCAATCCTCTCACGATGCACCAATTTTTGTAAGTGTTAGTAAGTGAAAGTCACCGATTCAAGTAGCTGGCCAGCCAAAGAGGAGGTAAACAACGGGAGGCGCAAAACCTCTGTACAAAATATAGACACGTTGGATGAGTAACTGTAATAACGTACCGAGTCCCAGCCGGCTTTATATACTTGGGTGAATGGTGTCAATAACGATGGTGGCACAACTTACAAATTCAATATGCAACTTTAGCTGATGTGGTCATAGCGGCGGTCTGAAGAGCCGTTGAAACAGGTTCGATTCCTGTAGGTTGCACCAAATGCCCAAGTGACGAAATAGGTAAACGTGCATGTCTCAAACACATGTTTTTGTGGGCTCGAATCCCACCTTGGGTACCATATAAAAACACATTATATCTGAAAAGATGAAAATTCTAGAAAAGTAATCATATGTTGTCCGCAGATGCGTTAGATATCGGCGTAATCACGGCAGAGGTACAGTGTGTTTCTATATGGGTTATAAGCTTAAGTGATGAAGCAACCGGCTCTTAACCGGAAGAACAGAGTTTGATTCTCTGATGACCCACCACTTTGCTCCTATAGTTTAATGGCAGAACAAATCCATGGTAAGGATTAAATGAAAGTTCGATTCTTTCTTGGAGCACCAAGTTGTTTTATTTCAGTTCGTTCAAACGGAACCACTTGCCTTTTTGGAAAGGAAAGTGTAAAATCCTTCTCACACGAAAAAGATTTAGTATCTTTATACGGTTGAGTTGCGGCATATCGCCAAAGATTAGGTTCTGCTGATTTGAATTCTGACATAAGATTATTTATTTTTTGCCCTGGTGACGGAATTGGTATACGTACTGGTCTTAGAAACCAGGTTCTGAGGGTTCGAGTCCCTCCTAGGGCACCAAACATTCTGGCGTTAGTATAATGGATAATACAGAAGGCTTCTACCCTTTTAATGTGGGTTCGATTCCTGCACGCCGGACCATTTTTTAGGAGACATTATGCCAGCAGTATTTCTTGTAAGTGATACACACTTTGGCCATGCTGGTGTGTGTAGGTTCACCGATTCGACCACAGGTCAAAAGATTAGACCATGGACTGATCCTGCTGAAATGGATGAGGAAATGGTAAAGCGTTGGAACGAAACAGTAAGACCAAATGATAAAGTATATCACCTTGGTGATGTAGTTATCAACCGTAAAGCACTTAGCATTATGCATAGACTTAACGGCGATAAGGTTCTTATTCGTGGTAACCATGATATCTTCCGTGATGAAGAATATAGAGAACACTTCCGTGAACTTCGTGCATATCATGTAATGAACGGAATGATTCTTTCACATATTCCAATTCACGAAGCCAGTCTTGGTCGTTTTGGTACTAACATTCACGGTCACCTTCATACTGGTCGTGTGATGACAGGTGTTAAAAATTCTAAGGTTGATGTGAGATATCATTGTGTTTGCGTTGAACAAACAGATTTTCGTCCTATTCTTTTTGAAGATGTTATCAAACGAATCAAAGATGAAGGTGGTGAAGTCGGTTTCAAAAACGGAAACGGACCAACAATGTAATGTGCGGGTATGGTGAAATTGGTAGTACACAGGAGACTTAAAATCTCCCGCCTTATGGCGTGCTGGTTCGAGTCCGGCTACCCGCACCAAAAAATATTTTCTAGGAGTGCTTGACAAGTGATTGTAAAGCATATATAATAAACAAATTGCGGGTATGATGTAAAGGTAACCTGAAACCTTGCCAAGGTTTATTTGCGAGTTCGATTCTCGCTACCCGCTCCAAATTTGCCCCTGTAGTTAAATGGTAGAACATCGGTTTTGTAATCCGAGGACGGGAGTTCGATTCTCTCTAGGGGCACCAGATTTTTGTATTAACTCTACAAATAAAAATTTTATGTGTGTGTTGTAAATATACCACAATAAGTGTTGACAAGACACTTCGGTTCTGATACAATACATACATGTTGAAAAACAAATGGTGGTTTAGCATCATTAAGATAAGTGGCGTGAGTCACCCAAAGGAGGTATGCCTACATAACTCCGCTAGAAATAGTCTATCTAAACAAGCCTGCTCAACACCGTGAGGTGTCGTTCACTTATAAGACGGGTGGATGTAATGAGGAAGCAAGAGTTGTGGAAAGAATGTCTGTTTATGTTCCCGTGAGGGTAAGACAGGCAGACAGAGAACTAACAGGTGGTGCTGAGTCTCACAACAACACTAACTTGCCAGTCAGTATGAGAAAGGGTAGCGTATTTGTCCGAGATGTTGCAGTCAAGGGCTCGTATGCAGTTTGAATGGTTACTGGGGCTGTCGAGAAATCGGCGGGGTCACACTAATCGTGAAAGACGACTGAGTAGTTCGCAAGACAAAAGGTACGTGGTGTGTTGTATTGTGTATTCCAAAAGAGTATGCAGCAACTGTGTCAGCACATCGCAGTAGGTTCAGTTATAGGCTAATGGTAGGCCAATTTCATTTCAAGAAATAGACTGAAGGTTCGACTCCTTCTAACAATAAAACGCAAAGACTGACACGGTCATAGATGAAAAACATCTAATACTTGAGTGGTAACACAATCAAGTCTATTGAAGCTCGCAAGGTGACGATAGTTTATGCAAGAAGTTTCGTAACGGTTTAGCGACTGTGAATGGCTCGCAAGGTCAACGGGGTAGAAAGCGTAGAGTAGTTTATGGCGACAAGTCTAGTGCCTGACTTTCAAAACGGCGATGTTGTTGACAGACTGCAATATGTAGCAATACAGTTGTGGTGGATATCATGCGAAGGTAGGCTCGCAAGGCTTACTATAATGAATGAGGTGTCAATGGGCAGCATGTAATCTCAGTGCGCCAATATGCGGGATTAGTTTAATGGTAAAACAGCAGATTTCCAATCTTCGGTTAAGAGTTCGATTCTCTTATCCCGCTCCATATAAAAACACATTAATGACAGTTTAACGGATAAGCAGGAATTTATTCCTCCGTGTTATACAGAAGGCTTTGTATAACGGTTAGTGTGTTTCTATATAGAGTATATGCGGGAGTTTTTAACAATGTTGGGGTCCACCCAATATACAAGTGAGAATCTTGTTTCCCGCTCCATTTGTAGCAGTGTAGAGAAGAAGCTATCTCACCAGGTTCATACCCTCGGAGGTCGTTGGTGCGAGTCCAGCCACTGCAACCATTTTATTAAGGACATTATGCGCCCATTACATGACAAGATTATTGTAGAACGTATTCCAGCAGAAACAACAACTGCTTCAGGAATTGTACTCAGAAGCACAGAAGAAGCAGACCGTGCAAAAGTTATTGCAATTGGTCCTGATGTTGACGAAGTTTCTGTTGGTGATATTGTTTTACTAAATTGGAATGGCGCAATCAAATCTGGTGAACATTATGTCCTTAGAATTGAACACGTTGTACTAATTTACGGAGAGTAATATGTCAGATGGTGGTAAAGGTTCTAGTCCAAGGCCATTTAGTGTAGACCAAAAAACTTTTGGTGATAACTATGATGCCATATTTCGTAAGAAAACACCACAACAAAAAGATGATGCTCGTGCTGAAGATGACGAGTTTGAACGAATCAAAAGAGAATTTGACGAGAAGGTTATTATGAAACCTGATTTCTCGGAATAATTATATCTTCAATAACTTTTCTAGTTCAGGTATTCTAGTGTGAGTGTTCTTACTTCCTAGAATCACCACAATTTTCTGGTCGGTCATTGCAACGATACAACCACCAGCAGCATTTATAAATCCAGTTTTACTTACCGTGAAGTGATGTTTACCAATCAAAGGATTGGTGTTTCTATTTTTTGTGTTGGATGCTTTCACAATCTCAGGATACTTACTGGCAGCCTCCACAATCTTAACTAATTCTTCCGCATTACTGATATTAAACACAGATAGTCCGGTTGGGTCCACAAACTTGGTCTGGGTCAAACCTAGTTCCCTTGCCTTCAAATTCATCATAAAAATACAATCACTCCGACCACCTGGGTAGTCATTACACAAACGATTCGCAGCGTGGTTGTCAGATGAGATTAGAGTTCGTTGGATGAGTTCCTGGTACTTTTTGGATGTAACACTTTTGTATGCATCCACATAGACCATGACGGTCACCAGTTTTGTAATACTTGCGATTGACCTAACTTCCGTAGTATTTTCTCCACGCAAAGTTTGTCCGTTTGAGGATACAATCCAACTTTTGGCAGTAATCTCGGTTGCAAAACAATTCAACGACAACAGTAAAGCAATTAATGTAATCAGTTTTTTCATGTGTTTTTATTCCACCAAGACACAGCCAATGCAATTATCAAATACAACAAGACTGTGATGCCTGCGGATAATAAGTTAATCAATAGTGTTGCGAAAAGTATACCTTGCCTTAATAACCAATCTGTTATTTCTTTTAACATTATCTTCCTATGTATCGTTTAGGTAAAGCGTCTATTCTGCGTTGTTCTTCTGTCTTTGGAATCCAACCATCACCTAGATGTGGATATTTTCTGATTCTATCTTCAACCACCATTACAAACGATAAACTAATTGTAGCCACCATAACAAGAACACTTATACCCCAAGCAATTTCTATTCTTAATCTCTGCAATCTCTTTTTTCTTCTAACAGCATCAATCTGTTCCTGTTTCATTTTTTTAGCAATCGCAGCTGTCTGTTCTTTGGTGATTTTTTCCATCATCGCAGAAACATCACTGTACAATGCACCAAGTTCTGGTGGCGATTGATAAACTAATAACTCACGAAGTTCAACACCCATATGTTCCAACTTTTTACGCATAACAACCCGTTGCAAAGCACGTTTACCGATTGATGCTTCACCATCATAAACTTCTTGTGCTCTTGCTTCTTCTTGTTCAAAGATGGCAATACACTTGGCATAATTTTCAAAATAAACAGAAAGTTGTTCCGCAATCTGGTCGTAGGCATCCCCAGGATCAGATTGATTCAATTTCTTGATTCGTTCCTTTTCCTCAATAAACTGTTTCTTTTGTTCAACAGTCGCAGGTTTTTCCGGTGGGTGAAGTTTTTTGAACTGTTCATCAAGGTCTTTGAGAACGTCTTTGACCTCACCGGCCGCACCTTTAATATCTTTATACAGCTTGCAACCGGCTTTTACAGCCGAAACCGCACCGTTTGCAAGCGCAAATAATGTGAATGGATCCATGGTTCAGGGAAAATGATGTTGTCAGATATGGTAAACAACGCACGGACATCTTGCATGTCCAGACAAAATCATATATAATCTACTACTATTTATGAATTTTTGATAAGGATCAATATGCAAGTCATGGCACTTAAACTAGTTACCGGCGAAGAAATCATCGGTCAACACTCCCTCACAAAAGAAGGTCGCATCCAGATGACCGGATCAGTTACCCTAAGAATGTTTCCCTCACAACTCGCCGGTGGCCAACCGTCCATGGGTTTTCAACCATTTCCAGCACTAACAAATGTGGATAAGGTATCGACAATAGTTTTGGAACCTTTACATGTGGTATATTCATATGAACCAGACGCACCACTCATTGAAGAATACAAACGCATGTTCTCCGGTGAAGGTTCTCCACAAATCATCACAGGTTAATTAATGGATTTTTATACTAATGTCCAAAACTTTGGCAATGGTATTCTTTACCGTGGTTTTATGGATGGTAAGCGTGTCAAACAGCGTATTGACTACTCACCATCTTTATACATACCAACAAAGAAACCTACCCAATACAAATCTTTGGATGGCACACCGTTAGAACGCAAAAAGTTTGACGATATCAACGAAGCAAAAGACTTCTTCAAAAAGTATGATGGTATTCCTGGTATGCCTAAGATTTACGGCAACACCAGATATGCGTATGCATTTATTGCAGACCAACATCCAGATATGATTGAATGGGACATGGAAAAAATCTCTATCGGCATTGTCGATATTGAGGTTGGTTCAGAAAATGGTTTCCCTGATCCATATCAAGCCAACGAACCAATTACAGCCATTGCAATTACCTATCTGAACGGTGCAACATATGTGTTTGGTTGTGGTGATTATGTTACTCAAGGTGATGAGATTTATGTCAAGTGTAAAGATGAATATTCACTTTGCAAACAATTCTTGGAACTATGGATTCAAAAATGTCCCGATGTTATCACCGGCTGGAACACCAAGTTCTTTGATATTCCCTATCTTGTAAATCGTTTTCGTAAAATTCTTGGTGAAGATTTGGCCAAGAAGTTGTCACCATGGAATTTCATTACAGAACGCAAGACTATTATTAATGGTCGACAGATGATTGCGTATGGTTTTGTTGGTGTTGAATCACTTGATTATATTGAACTCTACAAATGGTATGCGCCAGGTGGTAAGTCACAAGAATCTTATCGTTTGGATAATATTGCACAAGTAGAACTCGGTGAAGGTAAGATTTCATATGATGAGTATGATAACCTACACCAACTGTATCGTTTGAACTATCAGAAATTTATTGAATACAACATCAAAGACGTTAAGTTGATTTTGAAGTTGGAAGATAAGTTGAAGTTGTTGGAACTGGCACTCACCTTGGCCTATGATACCAAGTGTAACTATGAAGATGTGTTTGCACAGACCCGTATGTGGGATTCAATGACTTATTCCTATTTGTTCAACAAAGGCATCATTGTACCACCTCGTGAAGTGCAGGATAAAGATTCGGCATTTGAAGGTGCATATGTAAAAGAACCACAAGTTGGTGCTCACAAATGGGTTGCATCGTTTGACTTGAACAGTTTGTATCCCCACTTGATGATGCAATACAACATCAGTCCAGAAACATTGATTGAACCAGAAAATTACACACAAGAAATGCGTGATATTCTTTCACAAGGTGTAAGTGTTGATAAATTGTTGTCTAAGACCGTTGACTTGTCAAATCTGGATGGTGTGACCATTACACCAAATGGCCAATTCTTCCGTACCGACATGCAAGGTTTCTTACCTAAGATGATGGAAGAAATGTACGAAGACCGTAAGAAGTTTAAGAAGTTGATGCTTCAGGCAAAACAGGAGTATGAAAATGAAAAAGACACAAGCAAAAAATACGACATTGAAAAACGAATCGCAAGATACGACAACCTACAACTCGCAAAGAAGGTATCACTTAATTCCGCCTACGGTGCTTTGGGAAGCCAGTATTTTAGGTTTTATGACCTACGCATGGCTCTTGGAGTCACTACAGCAGGCCAACTCTCGATTCGTTGGATTGAAGGCAAAATAAATGAATACATGAACAAATTGGTTGGTACAGAAGGAGTTGATTATGTTATTGCGTCCGATACTGACTCAATCTATCTTAAGCTTGGTCCTCTTATGGACAAGTTTGTTCAAGACCAATCTGATACTTCTCGGATTATCACCATCATGGATAAAATCTGCGAGGATAAACTTCAACCTTTTATTGATAAGGCTTACACTGAACTTGCTCAATATGTTAACGCTTATGCTCAAAAGATGCAAATGAAACGAGAAGGTTTGTCCGACAAAGGTGTATGGACTGCCAAGAAGCGTTATATTCTAAATGTGTATAACAACGAAGGTGTGCAATATGCCGAACCTAAGATTAAAGTCATGGGTTTGGAAATGATTAAATCTTCAACACCATCGGCCATCCGTGAAAAGATGTGGAAATCTGTTAAGTTGATGATGACTGGTACCGAATCTGATGTGCAGGACTTTATTGCCGAATTTAGAAAAGAATTTAAAACATTACCACCAGAAGAAATATCTTTTCCTCGTGGACTGAATGGCTTAAATAATTATTCCGATTCGGTAACATTGTACAAAAAAGGCACACCAATCCATGTGCGTGGTGCCATCATGTATAACCACCATCTAAAACTGATGGGTTTGGAAAAGAAATACCCAAAAATACAAGAAGGTGAAAAGATTAAATTCACCTATCTGAAACTACCAAATCATTTCAAAGAAGATGTGGTATCTTTCCCATCCAGAATTCCTAAAGAATTTGGGCTTGACGAGGTTATTGATTATGATGTACAATTCGATAAAGCGTTTCTGGAACCAATTAAGGTTATTCTAAACTGTATGGGTTGGAAAACAGAAAAAACTAATTCTTTGGAAGACTTTTTCGGATGACACTATTAACATTTCTGACAGCACTGGCTTTGTCTGGTGTTGCAGCTTACTATTCAGTTATTGGATTGGCAGCAATCTTTCCAGGTTCATTCTGGCCAATTATCATTATGGGTTCGGTACTTGAAGGTGCCAAACTTGTAACGGTATCTTGGTTGTATAGAAACTGGAAACAAGCACATATCGGTATGAGAGTATACCTAACGGCAGCATCAGTCATTCTGATGTTGATTACCAGTATGGGTATCTTTGGTTATTTGTCCAAGGCACACTTGGAACATTCTGCTGACACAGCACCATTGGCGGCCAAGGTGCAATTACTTGACGAAAAGATTAGAGTTGCAAAAGGAAATTTAGATGATAACCGCAAGATTATTAAACAGATGGATGAGATGGTCGACCAAACTATGGGCCGCAGCAGCGATGAAAAAGGTATCGCTAACTCCGTGGTCATACGAAGGTCGCAACAAAAGGAACGCAGTCGAATACAGGTTGAGAACGAAGCCTACCAGAAAACAATTTCTCAACTCACTGAAGAAAAGTTCCCGTTACAGAATGAGTTACAGAAAGTGGAAAGCGATTTCGGTCCAATTAAATACGTGGCCGAACTAGTATACGGTTCTGGTGAAGCAGACATTATTGATAAGGCCGTTCGCCTTGTCATTATGTTGATTATGGTTGTATTTGATCCGTTGGCAGTATTGTTATTGATTGCAGCCAATATGTCAATGACAGAGAAAAAACCTGTACGAAGCAAAACTTGGGACGATTTTATGAAAGGTCAACCAACAGAACTGGTTACAGAACCTGAAGTAAACATCACACAAGATGAAATGTATGATTTGATGGTCGATGCAGCCAAAGATACAGATAAACATGCATATCTGAAACAACCATTTAAACACTTTGAGAATTTGAAACCAATGCCTTACATACCTGAAAAGGTGGAAGAGGTAGTATTAACCGAAGAAGAAACAAAACACAATACCATTGAAATTGAAAAAGAAAATGTAATTGTGCTTGATGAAATAACTGGCGAAACTATGCCAGCAATAACAAGTAAGAGACTTGAACCTAAGTATGACTATGATGAACCATATTCGTTTCGTGAAAAGGAAAATAAATGAGCATTCTTGACAAAATTAAAAAGAATAGTAGCATCAAAGAATCTGCTATTCTATCCAAATCAAAGTTCTTTACAGATAAGGACATGATTCCAACGGCAGTACCAGCAGTTAACATTGCACTGTCAGGTAAACTAGATGGTGGTCTAACACCAGGTCTTACAATGTGGGCAGGACCATCCAAACACTTTAAGACAGCATTCTCTCTATTGATGGCCAAATCATACATGGACAAATATGAAGATGCTGCGCTTTTATTCTACGATTCTGAGTTTGGTACTCCTCAGTCCTATTTTGACTCATTCGGTATTGATACAAATCGTGTTTTGCATACTCCTCTTACAGATATTGAGCAGTTGAAGTTCGATGTGATGGCACAGTTGACCAATCTCGAACGTGGTGACAGATTGATTATCGTTATTGATTCTATTGGTAACTTGGCATCAAAGAAAGAAGTTGATGATGCATTGGATGGAAAATCAGTTGCTGATATGTCTCGTGCTAAACAAGTGAAGTCTTTGTTCCGTATGGTAACACCACACTTGTCTTTGAAAGACATTCCAATGATTGTTGTCAATCACACATACAAAGAAATCGGTATGTTCCCCAAAGATATCGTTGGTGGTGGTACTGGTTCATATTACTCTGCTGATAATATTTTCATTATCGGTCGTCAACAAGAAAAAGAAGGTACTGAAATTGTTGGTTACAACTTTGTTATCAATGTGGAAAAATCAAGATATGTCCGTGAAAAATCTAAAATCCCTGTTACTGTATTGCATGACGGTGGCATTAGCAAGTGGTCTGGCTTACTTGACCTTGCACTTGAATCTAAACACGTAATCAAACCATCTAATGGTTGGTATCAGCGTGTTGATGAAGATGGTGTGGTAGAAGAAAAGAAATACCGTGAAAAAGAAACCAATACATCAGCATTCTGGTTGCCAATCCTAAAGAACAAATCATTCCAACAATTTGTTGAGAGCAAGTATCGTGTAGCATCAACAGAAATTCTTGCGGACGATATTGAAGAAACATTTGATGTGGAGACAACAAATGGAGTTGATTGAAGGTATTGATTATTGCTTCATTTATCCGAAAGATTCTAATGAAGGTGTGCATATCAGGTTTTTAACCGGTACATATAAAGATACCGTTTACAAATATGGTAAAGTTAAATTTAAAGAAGAAGGTGAACAGGTCTATTTACTTTTTGCTTATGATGTGATAGAATCACCAGTTATGAAACCAAACAAGTTGGAGAAAGATGCCGACTTTAAGAACTACATTGGTGACCTGTTGGTACAATTAATGTCCAACAATATTGAACAGGAAATTATTGATGAAACTGGAACAGACGATTCTAAAGAATCTGATTTACAATGAAGAATACCTACGCAAAGTCCTACCCTTTCTCAAAAGTGAGTATTTCACGGACAGAGTTGACCGCACTATATTTACAGAGGTGTCCAAGTTCGTTCAGGACTACAATAGCACACCGACTATTGAAGCAATTGGATTGGCCATCAAAGAGCAACGAAATCTCACAGATGAAGAAGTGGAACAGTGTGAATCTAATCTCAAAGAGATTGTTTCATCTAAATCGGAGGTGTCTAAACTTGACTGGCTCACTGATAAAACCGAACAATTCTGCCAAGAAAAAGCAATATACAATGCTGTTCTTGGCTCAATTTCTATCCTTGACGGCAAAGACAAGACTAACGACAAGGGTGCAATCCCAAAATTATTATCGGATGCGTTAGCCATATCTTTTGACAGTTCAGTTGGCCACGATTATTTGGAGAATTCAGATGACCGATTCGACTTCTATCACAGACATGAAGAAAGAATCCCATTTGACTTGGAGTTCTTTAACAAGATTACAAAAGGTGGACTACCTGCTAAAACACTTAACATTGCTTTGGCTGGGACTGGTGTGGGTAAGTCTCTGTTTATGTGTCATGTGGCCGCTGGCTGTATGTCACAAGGCAAAAATGTTTTGTATATCACAATGGAAATGTCGGAAGAAAGAATCGCCGAACGCATAGATGCAAACTTGTTGAATGTGACTATGGACGAATTGACAAATTTGTCCAAGGAATTATATGATAAACGAATTCAAAAACTCCGTGAAAAGACTGTGGGAAAACTTATCATCAAAGAATACCCAACTGCATCTGCCTCAGCTACGCACTTTAGGACTTTACTTAATGAACTTAACCTTAAAAAGTCTTTTGTACCTGATATTATTTTCATTGATTATCTTAATATTTGCTGTAGCTCTAGAATCAAAGCCGGAGCCAACATTAATAGTTATACCTATGTCAAAGCAATCGCAGAAGAATTGCGAGGTCTTGCAGTTGAGTTCGGAGTACCAGTCGTTTCTGCTACACAAACTACACGAAGCGGATATAGTTCATCCGATCCTGGGTTGGAGGACACAAGTGAATCTTTTGGTTTGCCAGCAACCGCAGACTTGATGTTTGCTCTCATTTCATCCGAAGAACTAGAAGAAATGGGACAGATTATGGTCAAACAGTTGAAGAATCGTTACAATGACCCAGGTTATTACAAACGATTCACACTAGGTATTGACAGAGCAAAGATGAGACTGTATGATATTGAACAATCAGGTCAAGATGGTTTGACTGACGCTGGTCAGGACAAGCCATTAAATACATTTGGTAACAGAGAAAAACCACAAAAGAAATCGTTTGATGGATTTAAAGTATGAAATTGAGTTTTGATGAAGCCTTGCATTGTGCCAAGGCATTTGAAGATTACTTTGGTAATTTTGACCGTATTGATGAGTACATGCGTGACCAGAAGTTAAATTCTCTGGCCGATATTCCAACTAACCCACTATTTCCAATCGAAGATGAACTATTCCAAGATTTTACGATGCATCCAAAAGACATGGATTTTGAGGTGTGTGAAATACCAACATCGACATGGGAAACCTTACTTGACATTACATCGTCACATGTAAACATTGCACCTGTCGGTCGTAATGTTAAGTTGGCAGTCAAAGAGAAAACCACCGGAAAGTATGTGGGGTTCATTCGTCTTGGTTCACCTGTAATCAACTGCAAACCTCGCAATGAAATGCTTGGACAAGTGTTTACGCAACAACCAGAGTGGGGTAAACGATTCAATAACTCTGCAATGATGGGTTTTGTGATTGTACCTGCACAACCATTCGGTTACAATTACCTTGGTGGTAAACTGTTGGCTGCAATCTGTACTTCACATGAAGTCCGTGAGATTGTGAACAAGAAGTATGGTATGAATCTGTGTTTGTTTGAAACTACCAGTTTATACGGAAGTTCTAAGACAGTATCTCAGTATGATGGTATGAAACCATATATCAGATACAAAGGCTTGACAGACTCAGACTTTTTGCCTATGATGCACGGTAAACCCTATTCGGAACTCCGTGATTATGTTCAAGCAATTACTGGTCCACTGGTTGACGAAGAGGCATCTAGTAAGAAACTCAAAATCTCCATGAAAATTATTTCTTTGACCAAAGCAGCACTCAAAGGCACCAAAGAAGGTGAAGCATTCAATAAGACTATTGAAAAGGCCAAAGGTCTAACTGAACAGAAACGGTATTACATCAGTGACTATGGGTTTAAGAATATGGTCGATTATGTGAACTGTAAGACCGATGTTCTTATTCCTGGTGAAAACTATGAAAAACACAAACTGGCAAACCTTGTTGAGTGGTGGAGAAACAAAGCCGTCAATCGGTATGCAACACTTCATAATGAAGGTCGTTTGAGAAATGAACTTGAGATTTGGACCTCAGGTAAAGAGATACAGATTATTAGATAAATATGTGTATCTTTATTGGAGAGCAAATTGGCTTATACTTTTTTCCCAACAACTGCAACAGAAATTAAACAGACCTTGAAAGGTGACAAGGCTAAGATTGATGAAATAATCAATGTCTTTGCATATTTAAAAAATAAGTTTAGTAAGGTGCCAACTCCAATCAATATTGATCCGAAATCAATTGGTAAGATTAATGTCACCAGAGATTTACAAACTGATATCGACTTAGCAAAAATCAAAAGAGAAACCAAAGTCACCAAAATAACAATGAAGTTTGGTTCGGGTTCTGCCGGTGGTCGTGGTGTGCAAAACAAGGGAAATCTTTATGAAGGCCAACTTGCTGAGGCAATTCAAACCTGGTGGGAAGGTGGAACAATCACTGACCCAAAACTGGCCGATGCTGTTGCGGACATTGTTAAGTTACATAAATTAGACAAGTGCAAATCATTAGAAGTTAAAATGGTTGGTGAACTAAACAATAAACGACCATTCATATTCTCACCAAAAGTTTTGATATCATCCAAAATTCAAGTATTGAATAACAATTTGGGTCCCGTTGTTACTGATATTACTTTGATTTGTGATAAGAAGAAAGAGATTTATTTGAGTTTGAAAACTGGTGGTACAGTTACATTCTTCAACTCTGGTGTTCGTACAGTTCTTTCTCCAGCAGAAATCAAAACTGGTAGAATTACAAATAAAGATGGACTAAAAATTTTAGATATGTTCAACATTAATGATGCACTATTCTGTGACATTTATAATGGAAAACTGAAAAAGGGTTATGTTGAAGATATTTGGAAAACAATGTCTGCCAAACAAAAGAAAGATTTAAAAGACTTTCTGAAATCTGGTGTTGGTCATGGATACACGATTGTACACAAATTAACTGGCAAAACGGAAGTTTATGAAGTTGATGAAAAGTATATGGAAGAAGCCGCAACACCAAAATCTTGTACCGTTTACTATGGTGGTAAATCGGGAACAGGCAAACGTATTGACATGGAAATTGAAACAGGTCACTACATTCTTAAACTAAACATACGTGATACGCAAGGTGGTGATGGTTATCCAACCCGTATGATGTGTGATTACTCTTACTTATAATTATGAAACATACAATTGATAGTGATGATGATTTTGGATTCTCTGCCATATCAGCAGAAGAATATGAAGAAAGAATCAAACGCCACGCAGAAATTGCCAAAGACGAAACTTCTGTTGAATATGAAAAAAGACTTGAAGATTTGGAAAATCTAATCATTCCATTCTTGGAAAAACTCCGTGATACTGGAGACAAAGAATACATATATTGGCCCAATCGTAAACCTGCATTAGAAAAGCAAATAGATAAGATTAAGAAACTGACTAGAGGATGATATGAAGGCGACTGTGATTATACCAACTACGGGTTCTCCGGAGTTGCATGATGCTTTGAAAACTGCACTATCTCAAAACCAAACAAAAGTTTATGTTGTATGTGATGGTGACAAATACAGAGGTAAAGTAAAACCAATCGTAGATGAATATGCAGGTTGTACCAATCTACATGTTTGTTATTTGCCAATAAATGTTGGTGCAAATGGTTTCTATGGTCACCGTGTCTATGCCGCATTTACTCATCTTATAGACACACCATATGTTCTTTACCTGGATCAAGATTGTGCAATGGAATCACATCATGTACTGTCTTGCATACAAACCATAGAAGAAAACAACCTGGACTGGTCCTATTCACTCCGTAAGATACATGACAAAGACGGCAATTTCTTGTGTTATGATGACTGTGAATCTTTAGGTAAATGGCCAGTATTTTCTGGTGATTATAACCACATTGATACGAATTGTTATTGCCTTAAAACAGAAGTTGCGATAAAATTAGCACAAGTTTGGCACGGCGGTTGGGGACAAGATAGAGTTTGGTTACAAGTATTATCTCAACATTTTCCTAGGTATGAATGTACTGGTGAATACAGTGTGAATTATAGAGTGGCTGGAAATGAAGGTTCTGTTAAACCAGAATTCTTTAATTATGGCAACAAAGTTATGAATGAAAAATATAATGGAGAATTACCATGGCAAAAAAGAAATTAATAGTTGGTGGTTTCAGTGGTTACAATTACAATCAACTAAAACCTTGGGTACTTTCCATTGAAGAAAGTGGCATTGAATGTGATAAGGTGATGATTGTTGGTCAGACAACACCAGAAACTAAAGAAGAACTAATCAAACACAACTTTAAATTGGTTGATATGCAACCATTAAATGTTCCAATTCACATTCAAAGATGGTTGACTGTTTACAATTATCTATCATCAGTTAAAGATGATTATGATTATGTTGTGATGACAGACCTGAAGGATGTTTATTTTCAGGCCGATCCATTCGAGTGGATGGAAAACAATCTAATGGGTAAAAAGATTGTTGCAGGTTCCGAATCTTTAAAATACAAAGATGAATCATGGGGTAATCAAAATTTGATTGATACCTTCCGTGGTATCACTTCTCTATACGAAGCATTCAAAGACAAAGAAATCTTTAATGTGGGTGTTCTTGGTGGTGATCCTGCATATCTTGCAGACCTATTTCTACACAACTTTATGTTGGCGATTGGAAATCCACCAGCATTAGACCAAGGCACATTTAATATTCTAATGCATACAAAACCTTATAGTGATATTGTTTACTTTGCCAAACAACACGAAGGTTGGGCTTGTCATGCAGGCACAACAGTTGATCCTTCTAAGATAGATTCTTTCAGACCTAATTTGTTGGAAGCAGAACCTACATATAAAGATGGAATCGTTTACACTTCAACAGGTAAGAAGTTTTGTATGGTACACCAGTATGATAGAGTACCACAATGGCGAAATGATGTGATGAAGAAATACGATTTGGAAGATCCTAATAATTATTTTATTTACAGAACTTGATATGAAAAAAAGAATCTTAATTACTGGTGGTGCAGGTTTCATTGCACACCATGTTGTACACTACTTTTTGTTGAATACTGATTATGAAATCGTCAGTTTAGACCGTTTAGATTTTTCTGGTGACTTGAATCGACTACAAGAAATACTAAAAGAAGTGGATGTCGAAACTCGCAAAAGAGTTAAGGTTGTACACCATGACCTGAAAGCAGAATTGAATGATTATGTCAAAGATAAAATTGGACATATTGATATCATCATTCACATGGCTGCTGCTTCACACGTAACTCGTTCAATTAAATTCCCCATGGAATTCGTACAAGATAATGTTATCGGTACAGTTAACTTATTGGAGTATGCACGAACATTACCAAACCTTGAGAGAATGATATATTTCTCAACCGATGAAGTGTTTGGTTCGTCTGTCACTGATGTGCCGTTCAAAGAATATGACCGTTACAATGCAACGAATCCATACTCAGCATCAAAAGCTGCAGCAGAAGAAATGTGTGTGGCTTATCACAACACATACAACATTCCACTTTATATCACACACACAATGAATGTATTTGGTGAAAGACAGAGTACAGAGAAATATGTACCCATGACTATCAAGAAAATACTAAACAAAGAACTGATTAATATACATTACGACAGTAAAACCAATATGATTGGTAGTAGAAGTTACCTACATGCTCGTGATGTTGCTGACGCTCTATTGTTTCTTTTGAACTTGAAAGAGATTACATGGCCAGCAAATCATACTGGTGGAAAATGTCCAAAGTTTAACATTTCAAGTGACGAAGAATTTGACAACTTGGAAATTGCAATGATGATTGCCGAGTGCATGAATGTGCCACTAGAATACAAACTGACTGATCCAAATATTGAACGACCAGGACACGATATGCGTTATCTAATCTGTGGTGATTATATGCGTTCGTTAGGTTGGAAGAAAAAGATGACAGTTAGAGAACAAATGAAAAAAGTAGTAGAACATACAGTAAAAGGATTAAAAAATGAACTTTGAACAAATCTTCCAAGAAGCATGTGATAAAGATACTGATATACATGAACATTTGCCATTACTAGCACAACTATCATCAGAATGTGATGTTGTTGTTGAACTTGGTGTAGGCTGGGCACAATCAACCAGAGCATTCTTACGCAACGATATTGAACTGCACAGTTATGAGTATAAACCTCTTCCTGGTGTACCAGAGTTTTTTGAAGAATGTAAAAATGCTGGTCGTAGAGTGACACTACATGTGGCAGACACAAGAGAGGTTGTAATTCCAGAATGTGACATGTTATTTGTTGACAGTCTACACATTTATGAACAGGTCAAAAAGGAACTAGAACTTCATGCCGATAAAGCCAAGAAGTACATTGGTTTCCACGACACAACAACATATGCAGTTAATGGTGAATTTGGTGGTCGTGGTATTTGGGCTGCGATTGATGAATTTCTAAGTTCACATCCAGAATGGAAAATGATTGAACGCCGTACAAACAATAATGGTTTAACAGTATTGCAACGTGTCTAATATTTCCTTTTTTCATATTGGTTCCAACAAAAGAACATCCACAGAGAATGTGGTAAACAATATATTACAATTTTATAAACCAGAAGTATATCTTTTGGGTTCTGATAATGCATTATCTTTTGCTGATTTTGCTATACAGAAAAAAATTAATTATGTGTACTACAATAAAAAACTTGGTGGTCCACAACAACCATATGGTTATGAAATTGATTCCGTTTTGGAATTTTTAGATAGGTTCAGAGAAGCTTGTTATCTGTCCTATTCCGTAAATAGAATAGAACATATGATGATGGCTGAAGATGATGTTTGGTTATTGAAACCAGTTACAGTCAATCCAAATTGGCAAATGGCTTGTCATAACATAACGGTCGGCAATGAATTGCCACCATCGTTGTTGGATGAAATTGAACAGTTTAGTGGCAAACGACCAAAAAACATTCATTATGGTGGTGGAGGTGGTTCTATATACAATGCAAAAACATTTTTAGAATATTATGATGATGTTACACATTGGTTTAGAATAAATGGTGACAGAATTATGAAAGAAGAATATGCAACATTTGGTTGGATAGACTGTTTCATGGTTGTTTACTATTACTTGTGCGGTAAAGAGTATTCTATTAATCCACATTTGACAGATACACATAATCATGCACCTGGTTTTGACTATGACAGTTTCGTGGCAAATCAACCACCAGAAATAGAAATTATTAATAATTACAAGAGGTATTATTGGAATGAGTGATATTAGTATTGTTACAGCATTCTTTGACATAGGTCGAGGATCATGGACACCAGACAAAGGTTTTCCACATTACATTGAAAGAACTACCGACACATACTTTGAAAGATTTGGTCATATGGCTAAACTTGATAATGATATGGTCGTTTTCACCACCGAAGATTTGAAACAAAAGGTTTTGGATTTGCGTGGTGATAAAAAGACAACTGTGATTAGTGTTGATTTTCATAACTCATTTGGTGAATTGCGCCAAAGAATACAAGAAATACAAAGTAGTCAAGAATTTCAAAGTAGAATTAATCCATCACAAATCAAAAGTCCAGAATACTGGAATGCCGATTATGTTTTGGTGAATGCTTTGAAATCGTCTTTTGTGAAACATGCCATTCACCAAAACATTTTAGAAAATGAAATGATTGCATGGATTGATTTTGGTTATTGTAGAACACCAGAAGATGCCGGCAAATTCAATAAGTGGTCATACAATTTCGACAAAGACAAGATTCATTTCTTCAGTTTGAGGAAGTTTGAAGCTGGTGATTTGATTGAAAATGCAATATTCAATAATACAGTATACATTACTGGTCCACATTTTATTGCACACAAAGACAATTGGCCAAAAATGGAAGCAATGATACACCATCACTTGGACACATTGTTGAATAATGGTTTAGTAGATGATGACCAAACATTGATGTTAATGTCTTGTTTGGGTAATCCCGAATTGTTTGAGATACATCCTATTTCAGATTCGGATTGGTTCTGTGTTTTTAGGAATTATAATGAAAGTATATCTTAATTCTACCGCAAATCTCGGTGACTTTTTAAACGGTATGCCTGTTGTATCTGGCATCAGACAATCTATTGGTTCCGAACCACTGACACTTATTGTTAAAAAGGAAATGACAAAGTTCAAAGGCTTGAAAGAGTTTCTTTTATACCAAGAAGTTATATGTGATGAAGTATTCTTCGATGATGAATTGTTCATGTATGGTGAAATCAAACAATTGAGTAGTTGGTATAAAGAAGATAAAAACAATCCAAATAGACCAACAGAAACTTGTCGATATGAAAATTTCTTCAAAGACCATTATGGTCATGAGTTTGAAGTGAACGATAAATTGGTGTTAAAATTTCCTGATATTGGTGAACCTATACCAGACACATACTTGGTTGGTGACCGTTGGAATGTAGGAGATATTGATGATAGACGAGAAACCAATATATTGTCACACCTTAAAGGTTTTGAATTTATAGATTATAACAGGACCATTTTAGAAAACTGTTACTTCATTAAAAATTCACCAAAACCATTCATCACAAACTTTACCGGTGTTGGTATATTGTCAGACCTATTAGACAAAGAATCTTTTGTGGTATGGAAAGCAGAAGATTGGAAACCAGAATATCGAGTTGGTAATGATGTTAGTTGGGACAATGGTAAGAACATCAATCAGGTATTTGAGAAACACTTTTATTTGGACCGTAAAGCCAAGTTGGTTCACGCCAAAGACTTGGAGAACTATCTATGATTATAGATGTTGGTGTAGGTGTCTTTGGTGGTCCTTTACGCAATGGAGACATGATTGGTGTCATTAATGTGATTCAACATTTGAGAAAGACCAGACCAGGAACAAAATTCTATATGAAAGCTGGGTCAATCAATTCAGCAGATTATTGTGTTAAGTTTTTTGAATATCTGATGAAAACGACAGACTTCTTCTCACCAATACCAGGTAATCAAGACTTGATGTGGAGGAATGTCAATCTTTGGGATTTTCGTGATATGATTGGAGACAATGTTTCCATAAAGAATGATACTCCAATGAAGAAAAAGATTTGTGTTTTTCCTGTACTGGATGCACCATATAACACATACAGAAATTGGCCAACAGAGGTCTTTCAGAACATACTAGACAACTATTCCAGCCAAGAATATGACGAGTATGAACGAATAATCTGTATCAAGGACATTCCACAAAACATAAATCCACAGAAATTCTCCTACAGTACCGACTTTATGGAAAACATATACCATATATTGGATTGTGAGATATTTGTTGGTGGAGACACAGGAACATCACACTTTGCATGGTCATTAGACCGTGGTCCCAAAGAATTGATATATCACAATTCTAGCCGTGGACTCATCCACACCATGCCTTTTTATCTGATTGATGGTAAAGGAACGACAAAAACCTATTGGTTGAATGTCGATGGCGCTCATTTCGGACCATAATTCCACAAGTTATATAAATACTTCTACGGCAACCAAAGTGCGTTGCAATTCTAGAGGTAAAACAATCAATGAAAACTTTTAATTCTTTTCTGAAGGAAGAATCTGAAGGTGAAAAACTAAAACATATTCACCATGCAGAAGACCGTCCTTTAATGCACGGCCACGCCGGATTTGAACATGCATATGGTGCTTTACAAAAAGCACATGCACATATGACTTCTGGCCACAAGAGTAGTAACCTGACAATGAAATACGATGGTTCACCATCTATTGTTTTCGGTCACCACCCAAAAACTGGCAAGTTCTTCGTTGCAACCAAGTCTGCTTTCAATAAGAATCCTAAGATTAACCACACTGAAAAAGACATTGATAAGAACCACGGGCACGCTCCAGGTCTTGCAAAAACTTTGAAACATGCGTTAAAACACCTACCAAAAGTTACTCCCAAACACGGAGTTTACCAAGGTGACTTGATGCACCATGCAGAAACTAAGACATTACACGAATCTGCAATCATTTCTGAAGCCACCAAGGCACACAAAGTTTCTTTTACACCGAACACAATCACCTATACCGCCCACGGAAAAGAAGCGGAAAAGATTAAAAAGTCTAAAGTTGGTGTGGTTGTACACTCACAGTATCATGGTACAGACATCCATAATATGCATGTTTCACACCACCCAGATACAAGTCACTTCAAAGAACATCCAGATGTACACTGGCACGGTGCAGAACACGACACCAGTAAAGTTAAACATTCCGATGAGAATGAACACCACTTCCAGAAACACATGGCTGCAGCCAAAGAAATACATGACACACACGGTCACAAAATGTATGATTCTGTTCACCACAAACATGGTGGAGAAGCTGGCCACCTGTCAACATACATAAACAAGACTGTTAGACATGATGAAGTTCCAAGTGTTAAGGGTTTCAAAGAACACCTAAAAGATGTACACGAAAAACAAGCATCTAAAGTAAAAACCGATAAAGCTAAGGCTGAAAAAACTGGTGAAGGTCATAAACAGATTGCCCATGTTGAAAAACATAAAGAACACTATGGCAATTTGTTTGCAATGCACCACCACTTACATCAAGCCAAGAATGCTTTAGTTAAATCTTTAGAGACACACGAAGGACATTACCAACATCATATCTCCGGTAAGAAGTCCAAACCAGAAGGTTTCGTTGTCAGCCATACACATAACGGCAAAGAAGAACCTACTAAATTGGTCAATCGTGCAGAATTTGCAAAACAAAATTTGTTAAAAGTAAGAAAATGAAATCTTTTTTAGAGTTGGTCGAAGAACAAAAACAAGGTGAACATCACCATGTTATGACCTTTGGTCGTATGAATCCTCCCACGACAGGTCACCTAAAGTTAATCGACAAAGTTAAAGAAATTGCAAAGAAATACCACGCATCTCATTCCGTGGTAACATCACACTCACAAGATTCTAAGAAGAATCCACTTTCAGCTTCACAAAAGTTGAGACACCTGAAAAGATATTCTCCAGGTACACACTTTGAGGCTTCTTCTAAGGAACATCCAACATTTTTACATCATGCTGCAAAATTGTACAAAAAGGGTGTAACGCATCTACACATGGTGGTTGGTTCCGACCGTGTGCATGAAATGAAAGACAAGTTGCACAAATATAATGGAAAACATGAAGGTTCATTGTTTAACTTCAAAAAAATTCATGTACACTCTGCTGGACACCGTGATCCTGATGCTGAAGGAACAACTGGTATGTCAGGTACAAAAATGCGTGAACATGCCAAAAACAAAGATATCAAATCTTTCAGACATGGTGTTCCACACCATCTATCAGACACACATGCAAAAGAATTGATGCACGATACTCGTAAGGGTATGGGTCTACACGAAAATGTTGACCGTGGATTGTTCAAAGCAATCTTTGTAACTGGTGGTCCAGGTTCCGGAAAAGATATTGTTATCCGTGAAGCTATTGCTGAATCTCGTGCAGTTGAATTGAATACTGTACAGGCATTTGACTACCTAATGGACAAACAAAAATTGTCTGAAAAAACCAACGACTTCCGTAGAGAAGCCATCAGAAATCGTGGACCATTGATTATAAATGGACCTGCGGATGACCACTCAAGAATTCTAACAATTAAAGAAGAACTGGAAGAACTTGGGTATAATACACTAATGGTGTTTGTCAATACAACAAATGAAGCAAGCAAGACCAGAAACGAGAAATTGACCAAAATGATTTCCGAATCTATACGTCAAGAAAAGTGGAACCTTGCACAAACAACCAGAGAATCTTACTTACAAAACTTTGATAGTTTTATTGACTTTGATAATACAGGTAACTATGAAACTATTGAAGAAGATATCACACAGACTTACCAAAACATCAATAAATTTATCGACACTAAACAAATAAATGAAACATCATTTGCTTGGTTAGAAAACCGTGGTAAGTTAAATATCAATGAAACTTTCAAACATTATTTTAAGGAAAATGCAAATGTTAAACAAGATTCTAAGTCTATTCAAGCCATCACAGTCAAAGGAAAGTACAACGCCTTCCTCAACGCCGCTGGTCCAGGAGACCTTGACAAAGACTCAAGACAAAGTGGAAAGCCAGACGACATTAAAGGCGGAGATGCCAAGCGAACCGGTGGTTACACCTTCAGAACCTACAACGAAGAAGGACCAACCCTCAAAATCAACCAAGCGCCAAAAGTCTCCAACTTCAGCAAAGACAAAGAAACAGAAAGACTGAAAAAGTCTAGGTTTCAAAATGCTCCTTCTGGTTCAGTGAAGGCTCATGGTATTGGTCCAGAGTTCGACACAAGACAACAAGGAACAGTATATGCAATGTCCGGTATGGGTGATGTTACATATAGAGAACAAAAAGAATTCGGTAGTTTCCGTAAGAACATCAAAGAATATATTGATGATGCCGATTCGGGAATGACAGGTCTTGGTGGTGCCGACAAAAAAGAACCATTGCAAACTCTGGCAGACCAAGAGCGAGAAACAAATACATCACTCTATAAGAAATATAAAAAAGGAGCAATAAATGTTCACAAAAAATAATGCAAGCAAGTCACTGATTGATGCTGTAAGTTCAGTAATAGAAAAGAAACCTGTTGTTGAAGAAAAAACACAACCACAAGTTATCAGTGAAGAACAAGTTTCTGAGGTTGCACCTCCAGGATTTGAAGGTACTGTTAAGGCCATGAAGAAATATAAAAAGATTGATAACCCTTTTGCATTGGCATGGTCAATGAAAAACAAAGGTTACAAGTCACACAAAAAGGCTGATGGTTCACCAAAAAATGAAGAAGTTGAACAGATTGACGAATTGAAAAAGTCAACACTAGGTTCATACATCAAGAAAGCATCCAAAGACACTGCTGTTCATGGTTTTGCTATTGGTGATTCTATTGCAAATAAGAAGTGGGCAACTGGCGCCAAGGCCGGTGATATGGCTGCCAAACGAATAAGTGGTATTGCAAAGGCAACTGACAAGTTGACCAAAGAAGAATCTGAAACTGTTGACGAAGCATTAAAAGGCGACCAACACAAGATTGACAAAAACAAAAACAACAAGATTGATGCACAAGACTTCAAAATCTTGCGTAAAGAAGATATCGAATCCGTTGATGAGGCACTAAAAGGCAACCAACACGAGATTGATAAGAATCACAACAAAAAAATTGACGCACAAGATTTTCGTATTCTCCGTGCAAAGATGAAAAAAGAAGAAGTTGAAACTGTTGATGAAGCCATGAGTCCACTTGAAATTGCCCGTGCTCGTGAAAATGGTGGAACTGGCGGACTTGGTGCCAACCCACACCACAACGATTTGCATAGACCAGCTAAAGCTGCACCGAGTTACATTAAACAACAACTTAAAGCACGCCAAGCAAAAGGTGGAGTTGCAGGCCCAAAAGGTCGCTTACCAGAGCATGCTGTATCCGAAGAAACTTTTGAGGAAGGTTGGGACGATATGGTTAAGGCTGCCAAAGACAGCGTTAAATCTGGTCCTAAACCATCAGGTGGTTCTGGTGTTAAGCAAGGCACACGTTATGGTGGCAGCAAACAAAAAGATGAACCAGAAGAAAAAAAAAAGAATTGAAAACTGAAGGCAAAACACTATCTCCTGGACAAGATGATTCACCATTTTCTTATACACCAATGTCCAGAGCGAAAGATATGGCCAGCAAAGCAATGAAAAGAATTAAGTTGAATCTTAAGGAAAAAAAATGAGTTCTAGAGCACAGAAATTAAAATCTATTGTGAAAGGTGTCGAAAGTAAACCAACTTTTGGCACTAATCCAATGGATCCTTGGTCAGCAAAGGCCGGCATTTCAGAATCAGAATCTGGATTACTGAAACGTTATTTGTTGTCACGAGGCATTGATCCTAGATATGTGACAAAAGATACACGCATCAGTCATGCCAAATCTGGTCAATTTTTGAAATGGAAATCAGACCACGCAGCAGATAGAACAACAAATGAAGAAGTTGACAAGAAAGACACAGTTACATTTGACATTCCATTGTTGATTCGTGTTTTGGAATTGGCTCGTGAAGATATCAAGTCTGATATGGACTTACATCGTGTGGTGGAACGATTAATCAACATCCGTGATAAAGGCATGTTGACAATGGACGATTATGATACTATTGCCAATATCAAAGAAGAGGTCGAACGAATTTTTGAAATTTCAGTAGAATTACAACATTCATATTTCAAAAAAGCACATGCACAGAAATATGATAAGACTGGAACTACATCAAAAGCCGTCAAACAAAAACGCAGCAAAGGTATGGCCAAAGTTGTTAGTAGAACTTTGAAAAGAAATGTGATTGGATTACCTAAAGGCGTTGATCCTTCCGAAGGTGGAAAATACACAGCCGATTCTGTTGAAGTTGAAGGCACACCATTACAAGAAGGTTCTGCTGCACTACGAATGGCCAAAGCTCTACAAAAGGCAAAACAAGAACGTGAGTTGAAAGACCAATCTCGTGAAGCCAGAGAGAAACAACAAACAACTCCAGTCAAAGAAGAATCCTGTTCATGTGGTGCGGAAAGATCCAAATCTGCAAGAATCATTAAGTCTCTTTATAAGAAATTTAATATGAAAGAGGACATGTATGATTTTGAAAAGGATGATAAATCAATTGAAACTTATGGTAAAAAACCAAAAGTCAATAAGATGGACAAAGATGCCGAGCCAAGTAAATCTAAAATACAGGCAGCAGCAGTTTTGTCTGGTGGAACAACTTTAACCGGCCAATCTAGGGACACCGTTGAAATTGATCCTATTATGAGAGTCCGTCCGGGTCAGCCTGATCCAACGAAAAACGAAAAGAAATAAAACAATAAATAGTAAGATAACCCTCGGTTAAAAGGAGAATATAAATGTCATCTTGGGGAAATAACGACAACGCAGCTAACGCACCATACTGGGCAGTTAACTCAACAGTTTTCAATACACTATCCGTAGAACAAAATTCTGCAATGCCAACTGCAGCCAATGTCGCTTTGTTGTATGGAAATACTACACCTGATGTTTACACAACAGGACAAACAATTGGTCTATTCATGATAGACGGCACAGAAGCACATGCTGGTGGTGATAATGTCACAGGCGTGTCGATTGAAGGTGCCGGTTCTGGTTATGTAGAAGCACCAGGTGTCACCTTCTCAGGTGGCGGTGGTTCTGGCGCAGCTGCAACAGCAACAATTGCTGGTGGCGTAGTTACAGCAATCACAGTAACAAACGTTGGTTCTTCTTACGAAACAGTACCTACTGTTGCAGTTCAAGTTCCAGTTTTGACAGTGGCAACATCTGGTGTTAACACAACAGACGATATTATCACTTATGCTGCTCACGGTCAAGCAAATACTGCTGCATTGACATATGAAAATGCAGGCGGTACTTCTATCACTGGTCTTACTGATGGAACAGTTTACTATGTTGGTGATAAAACAACTAACACATTCAAGTTGTACAACACTTCTGCAAATGCCGCAACAGCTGGTGCAACAGGATTGATGAACTTGACAGGTACAGGCAACAACGACCAATACTTCATCATCAATGCTGGTGTTGGTGCTACTGCAATCGCAGTTAAAGGTCTAGGTGGTGACGGTGATGGTAACACATCTGCTCGTGCTAACAAAGGTTGGAACTTACGCACAGTTGGTTCTGGTGGCCGTGCTGGTCGTGTTCAGTATGAAACATTGGTTGCTCTAAATCAAGTAACTGGTGACGGTTCAGACGACATTACATTACCTGACGCTTAATTTACAGGGGGTTAATCACCCCCTTCTATAATATGTTTGACAACTTGAATGAAGATAATTTTGTAATGTATGCGATGAAGTGTTATAGTTCACCACATTGCATTATGTCAGAATTTGAAGGAGATATTAAACGCACGAAGTATCTAAAGAGATTATTCAGAAGATACAAAGTGACCAAGTCACTAAAGGAGCGTTTAATATTAAACCACATCATATTATTGAACAATGTTTTTGGTACTGAAGCTACTGCAAGAATCTTGTTCTATAAGATTGATGAAAGAGATTATGATATACTGAAATCTTTCCTGTCTTATCTGAATATTATGCCAGATATGATTTATGGCATTAAGGGAAAAAATATCCACACAAGTGACATACCATTAAATGATGACATATTAGAGATACTAAAAAAGATATGAAAACTTTTAAACAGTTTATGAATGAAGCAGGACGATGCTGGCCTGAATACAAACCTGTTCCAGGAAAAAAACCATTTTCTCCAGGTAGCTGTAAAAAAGAAGAAGTGGAAGTACAAGAAGATTTACGCAAGTGGTTTGCCCAAAAATGGGTGAGAATGGACACAAAGGGTAACATAAAGGGTGATTGTGCTCGTGACCCAGGTGAAGGAAAACCAAAGTGTCTACCGCAAGCAAAAGCACATGCTTTGGGTAAAGAAGGAAGAGCATCAGCTGCACAAAGAAAACGCAGAGAAGATCCTAATCCCGAAAGAAAAGGCAAACCAATATTTGTTAGGACAAAATAAATGAAAACCTTCAAACAATTTTTTATGGAAACCACTACCGAGGATACAGAATACTTGGAAGAAAAAAATAAGCCAACAAGTCCAGAAAAGTGGGCAAGAGCAAAAGCTTTGGCGAAATCTAAGTTTGATGTTTATCCTTCCGCATACGCCAACGCATGGGCATCCAAAAAATACAAATCTATGGGCGGTGGTTGGAGATCCGTAAGTGAAGATAGTGAACTAGATGAAAATCATGTTGCCATTGCCATGGGTAAAGAATTGGATGATGAAGGTAGTATGATTATGAATCAACTGGATCAAATGGAAAGATCCATTAATATGATGCGTGATGTAGTCAAAGATTCCAAAATGCAAGTGCCTGCGTGGGTACAATCTAAAGTAACATTGGCTGCTGATTATATCGAAACAGCTTCCGGTTACATGTCTAGTAAAAATGAAGAAGTTGAACTGGAAGAAACTGCTGCATGGCAACGCAAAGAAGGTAAGAATCCAGAAGGTGGTTTGAATGCCAAAGGTGTTGCTAGTTATCGTAGAGAAAACCCAGGTTCAAAACTACAAACAGCTGTTACAACAAAACCATCTAAGTTGAAACCAGGTTCTAAAGCAGCAAATCGCCGTAAATCATTTTGTGCTAGAATGACTGGCATGAAGAAACGTTTGACTTCAGCAAAAACAGCAAATGATCCAGATTCACGTATTAATAAATCATTGAGAAAGTGGAATTGCTGATGAAATCTTTTAAGTCTTATACCGAGTACATTGAATCATTACTTGGACCTGAAGCAACAAAGTCCAGAGATGCGGCCGAGGTTGCTCGCCAAAAAGCACACTTGACAGACAAAGCCAGAGAAAATCACGAACAATCTGCTCGTGAAAGAATGTTTGGTCATGGTGGTGCTGCCGAAGCTAAAGCACAGAGTTACGAAAAAGCAAGAGATAGTATTGGTGAAGAATTTTCAGCTGCACCAACCAACTCTGTTGCAGGTGTTGCTGGTACTGGCGATTCTCGTTTGCCAGTTTCACAGAGAGAACCGGGTGTTTCAAAGAAACGCAATCCCGTATTAAAAGGTTTATTGAGAAGAAAACAACCAAAGGTGTAAAATGTGGATTTTGAAATGGTTACCTGATTGGATTTTTTATGGCATTCTACTTGCAGGTGTAATTGGTTACCTTGCAACGTATCTAATTAAATATATTCCCGTTCCTTTTGTATACATGTACAAGACTCCAATTCAATTGGGGTCTGTTGCTGCAATTGTGATTGGCACATTCATGTCAGGTGCAATATATGACAATAATGCATGGTTAGACCGTGTACACGAAATGGAAGCCAAGGTTGCAAAGGCCGAACAGGAATCCAAAGAAGCAAATACCAAGATAGACAATAAGACACAAGAAACGAAAACAAAGATTGTTGAGAAACAGGTTCTCATAAAACAATATGTCGACCGTGAAGTAACCAAGTACGACAATCAATGTATCATTCCTAAAGAGTTTATCAAAGCATTGAATGATGCTGCGGAGGCACCAAAATGAACATAACAAGAACCTATATGGTATTGGCTCTTATTCTGGTATTCTTCATACTAACTGGTTGTTCCACTACTGTTCCGGTGACTGCAAAGTTTCCCGAACCACCTAAATACTCTATGCAACCCTGTCCACAATTATTAAAACTAAAAGAAGATGCCAAATTGAGTGATGTGGCCGGTAATGTTATTCTTAATTATTCGTCATACTACGAATGTGCTGTGAAAAATGATGCTTGGATTGAATGGTATCAAGTTCAGAAACGCATATTTGAAAGTGTGAAATAATGGAATTAACAAAAGAACAACTAAAACAATTACTTCCCAAAAATCCATACATCAATCAATGGCACAATGCCTTGATTCAGTTGTTGCCGGATTATGAAATCAACACACCAAAACGCATGGCTTCATTCTTGGCACAATGTGCTCACGAATCTGGCAACTTCGTTTGGTTGGCTGAAAACTTAAACTACAAAGCAGCAAGTCTACGCAAAGTATTTCCAAAGTATTTTCCAACAGATGAGTTAGCTGCACAGTACGCAAACAAACCAGAAAAGATTGCTAACCGTGTCTATGCCTCACGCATGGGTAACGGACCAGAAGAATCTGGTGATGGATGGAAATACTGTGGTCGTGGATTGATCCAAGTTACAGGTAAAGAAAACTACACTTGGTTTGCCGCATCACTTGGTATTACTCCAGAAGAAGCATCAGAATACATGCAAACATTTGAAGGTGCTGCACAATCTGCTTGCTGGTTCTGGGAAACAACCAAATTAAACCAATATGCCGATGCCGGTGACATTGTTACCATGACAAAACGAATAAATGGTGGTACAATAGGACTAGAAGACCGTATCAAACACTACGAACACGCACTACACGTATTTGGAGGTTGATATGTCTGGACATAACGACTTAAAATTAGTAAAATGGTTATTTCTGTTACTACTGTTGCCATTAGGTTTGGCAGTTTTCAGTGGTGATAGATTTAGATATCCGTGTCAAGACCCAGCAAATTGGGACAAGGATATTTGTAAAATGCCTTTGTGTGATGTGACTAGAACATGCCCTGAGCACATCTTCAAAGGTCAACGTGACCCTAGACAAGGACCCCCAAAAGATGGACAAACTCAAACAACTACTCCAGCGCCTGCTGCACAAGGAGCAACCTGTGGAAAATAATAACGACTTCTTATACACAGAAGAGCAATTAATGGCTCGTCTGAAATTCTTTATTGGTATCTGTTTATCATTGACATTGACTGGTATCGTATTCGTGGTATTGTACTCACTTATCTTTGTGACACAACCATTGAATGCTATTTCACCAATCGACCAAAAGTTCTTTGAACTGATTGTACCTATCGCAACATTCTTAACTGGTACTCTATCAGGTATTATGTTGGCTGGTGGTGACAAAGATGCACAGAAAGCTGCATTACAAGCTGCAAACAAAGGATGGGAAAGACCTCCTACTCCAGTGGTGGTGTCAAATCCTGCACCAACACAAGCTGCAATTCCAACTGCAACTTTCGGTCAAATGACTACACAACCTCCAATTCCAGTATCAACACAAGTTGTTGCAGGTTTCGGTGGTAAAGAAGCACCTGTTCAACCACCACATCCTGAAAAATGAAATGGTTAAATAGTTTATTAGGTGATGGCACAAATGGAAGTGTGAGCAGCAAGCGAGTTGTCACACTTCTTGCATTTGTATTATGTGCTGTCGCTTTTTTGACTGAACTATATACAGAATATTCTGTAAGTGTTCATACATTAGATTCTATGATGTACATTGTGATTGCGGGGTTGGGCTTCACCGCCTCTGAAAAATTTACAAAGAAGGATTAAAAATGAAAAAGATTATTGCGTTGATAGCATTGTTGGTTGCAACATCCGTTTTTGCAGCTGAAGAAAAACAAGTCTGTGTCGATAAAACTGGTAAGGACGGTAAAGTTCTTGTCGGCAAAGATGGTAAACCACAACAAACATGCAAAACAATAAAAGTCCACAAAAAACTAGAAGGTACAAAAATACCGGACAAAGCAGACAAGAAATAATAACCATGATTGACCAAGAATACACACAATTACAAGTTGATGTTGGTGTCCTGAAAACTCAGGTTGCCACCATCACTTCTTTGTGTGATAAGATGGACAAGGTTATTGAAAAACTAATGGATAATCAAGACCGATTGGTCAATCAAATCTACGATGATATGGACGAACGAAAAAAAGATACTGTGAGTGACATTAAAGAGTTACATTCCAGAATAACAACGGTAGACAGAAACTTTACCGATAAACTGGAACTCACAGAACGCAGGATTATGGAACAAATTGAAAACCTGCGTAGAGATATTGCCGAGCACAACAAGAAAGAAGATTCCGAATTGAAAAAAATCCTGGAATGGAAATGGATGGCTGCCGGTGGTATAGTAGTTTTAGCGTGGTTGTTTTCCCACATAAAATTTGATATAATAACGAAATTGTTAAACTAATTTGTTATTTTTGTTATGTCTGTTTATATTGACCGTACCTTCTTACTGAGGGTATCCCCCAAACTTCAAAAATTCACACAGAAGAAGACCGACCTGTATAATTTCAGGTGTCCTCTCTGTGGCGACTCTAGCAAAAATAAAACCAAAGCTCGTGGGTATGTTTTTGCAAAAAAGAACAACTACTTTTATATGTGCCACAATTGTGGTGCATCCACAAACTTTTACAATTTCCTGGAAAAAGTGGATGAAACTCTGTGTAAAGAGTATGCATTGGAACGGTACAAGAATGCCGACAATGCAACATCCAAACGTGAGAAACCAGACTTTGAGGAATTCAAAGAGAAACCTGTGTTTAAAGAGAAGATTAATTTACCATCTATTGCAAGTTTAGACGAGGAACACTACGCAAAACAGTATGTGTTAAAACGCCAAATTCCCGAAACTTTCCACGCAAGTCTTTTCTATGCGGAAGACTTTAAGAAATTTGTGGAAGATATGAAGATTGAAAAAGACGGCCTCAAAGAAGATGATCCACGATTAGTGATACCATTCTACGATGAAGATAAAAATTTAGTGGCATTCCAAGGTCGTGCATTGGGAGAATCTAAACTCCGTTACATTACGGTAAAGATTGACAAAGATAATTACAAACTCTTTGGAATGGACAGGGTCGTTTTGGATGATGAGGATAAAATGGTCTATGTCACAGAAGGACCTATTGATTCGATGTTCTTGGAGAATGCCGTAGCGACTGCGGACTCTAATCTACAAGCCGCATCAAGATTGATTGATAAGTCTAAGTTGGTATTGGTATATGATAATGAACCTCGTAATAAAGACATTTGTAAACAGCTTGAAAAAGCCATCGAGGAACATTATAATGTAGTTATTTGGCCTGAAATGATTGTAGAAAAAGATATCAATGAAATGATTTTGAATGGTTTCTCACCAGACGAAATTCAAGATTTTATAAGTAAAAATACATTCGTAAATCTGAGAGCCAAGATGGAATTCGTTAACTGGAAGAAAGTATAATATGAAAGTGAAATTAATTAATTATTCGCAAGACCCTGAAGGTCGCAACCTCCTGGAACAAATAGCATACTGTGCAAGGGTTTCAAATCCAACCAATCAGGACAACACCGAGACAGCGGAAAAGTTGGTTAGATATCTGATTAAGAATCAACACTGGAGTCCATTGGAGATGGTTTCCGTGTGTTTGGAAATTGATACAACCCGTGATATCGCAAGACAAATTCTAAGACACCGTTCATTCTCTTTTCAAGAATTTAGTCAACGATATGCGGATGCATCACAATTAGGTTTTGAGACCCGTGAAGCTAGATTACAAGACAATAAGAATCGTCAAAATTCTATTAAGAATGATAATCAGGCTTTGGAGGCATGGTGGGAAAACTATCAACTGATTGTACAACGCACCGCACAGGACGCATATCAATTTGCATTGGACAAAGGTATTGCTAAAGAACAAGCACGCTCTGTTCTACCCGAAGGCATGACAAAATCACGCATGTACATGAACGGAACATTGCGTTCTTGGGTTCACTATATACAACTCCGTTCAGCTAACGGAACACAAAAAGAACACCAAGAAATTGCAATAGCTTGTGCAAATGCAATTGAGCCAATATTTCCCATGATTAAGGAGTTTGTAAATGAATAGTAGGGACGATGTAGCAAAATTCATGTATGCATGTGACCAAAATGCAAAAGATTTTGGAGCTCAGGCAAATCTATACATGGCTCTAATTATTGAAGAATATAAAGAATTGATGTTTGCTTTCGGCAATCGTGATATGGTAGAAATTGCTGATGCTTGTGCCGACTTGAAATGGGTTATTGAAGGTTTAGAACACACACTTGGTATTCCACAACAAGAAGTATGGGACGAAGTTGCTCGTAGTAACTTGGCCAAAATCAGTGCAAGTGGCAAAGTAGAAAAAAGAGAAGATGGTAAAGTACTCAAACCAGAAGGGTGGACGCCACCAGACATTAAGAGTATTCTGAAAAAATAATAAGGAAAAATATGGAATATATGGGAATTAAAATAGATTTGGAGAGAGACAAACTATTTGATGAGTTGGGCATCAAACGATTAAAAGAATCGTACATGCGTGACGATGAAACATCACCACAACAAAGATTTGCGTATGTATCATCAGCATTCGGTACAGATGCTGCACACGCTCAACGTTTATATGATTATTCTTCTAAACATTGGCTCAGTTATTCTACACCAATTCTTTCTTATGGTCGTAGCAAGCGTGGTATGCCCATTTCTTGCTTCTTGAATTTTATTGAAGACACAGCGGAGGGTTTAGTTGATAATCTTAGTGAAACTAATTGGCTTAGTATGCTTGGTGGCGGTGTCGGCATTGGCTTTGGTATTCGTTCGGCAGACGACAAATCGACTGGCGTATTACCGCACCTTAAAATGTACGATGCCAGCTCTTTGGCTTATCGTCAAGGCCGTACCCGTAGGGGCAGTTATGCTGCTTATTTGGACATTAACCATCCTGATATTATTCCCTTCCTTGAAATGAGAAAACCAACTGGTGATCCAAACATGCGTTGTTTGAATCTTCATCATGGTGTAAATATTCCTGATGCGTTTATGGAAATCATTGAACGCTGTATGTTGGATCCACAAGCAAACGATGATTGGAAATTAATTGATCCAAACAGTGGTGAAGTTCGTGAAACTGTATCAGCAAAGATGTTGTGGGAAAAACTAATCGACTTGCGTATGCACACAGGTGAACCATACATGCACTTCATTGATACAAGCAATCGTATGTTGCCTTGGTGGTTGAAAGAAAGAGGATTGAAAGTACATCAATCAAATCTATGTTCCGAAATTATTTTACCAACAAACGAGGAACGCACAGCTGTTTGTTGTTTATCATCACTAAACTTGGAGACCTATGATGAGTGGAAGAATGATGCACTTTTTCTACGGGACGTGGCAGAAATGCTTGATAACGTCCTACAGTATTTTATTGATAATGCTCCTGACAGTATCTCTCGTGCCAAGTATTCTGCTAGCCGTGAACGTTCTATTGGCGTTGGCGCTTTGGGTTTCCATGCTTATCTGCAGCGAAAGAATGTGGCCTTTGAATCAGCCGTTGCAAAGTCAGTCAACAACAACATCTTCAAAACAATAAGAAAAGGATTGGATGATGCAAATCTTCAACTCGGTTTGGAACGTGGTGAAGCACCCGATGCCATGGGCACTGGCTTCCGTTTCAGTCATCTTATGGCTGTTGCTCCAAATGCTTCTTCGTCTATCATTTTGGGAAATACTAGCCCTAGTGTCGAGCCTTGGCGTGCTAATGCATACCGTCAGGATACTCTATCTGGAGCATTTCTAAACAAGAACAAATATTTGGATAAAATCATCCAGAAAGAATCTGAGAAACATTCTGAAGGTTGGGCCGATGATGTTTGGTCTTCTATCATTGCTAACGATGGTTCAGTTCAACACTTGACTTGGATGGACGATGATACTAAGGATGTATTCAAAACATCTATGGAAATTGACCAACGATGGGTGATTGAACACGCAGCTGACCGTCAACAATATATTGACCAAGCACAATCACTAAATGTGTTCTTCCGTCCAGATAGTCACATCAAGTATGTTCATGCGGTACATTTCTTGGCATGGAAACAAGGTTTGAAAACACTATACTATTGCCGTAGTGAGAAACTTGCTAAGGCAGATAAAGTGTCTAAGCGTATTGAACGTGAAGTAATTAAAGAACTTGATATGACACAAATTGCACAAGGTAATGATTGTATTGCTTGTGAGGGTTAATGAAACCAACTATAGCATTGTTCCTGCACCAACCAAAGTGTTCGGTGCAATCAGGCAACGGCATTATCAAGGCACTTGGTGACCATTACAATTTCAAAATTTTCACCAAGCATGAGTTAGAAGATGATTTCTTTGATAATGTCGATATTGTTGCTTTCCCTGGTGGTCTGGGTGACAGCGACAGCTTTGATTCTTTGCTTAAAAATAATCGCAACCGCATTTATGATTTTATTCGTAATGGCGGCCGTTATTTGGGAATTTGCATGGGTGCTTATTGGGCTGGCCGTGATTATTTTAATATTTTACATAATGTTGACGTAGAACAATACATCACTAGACCAAATACAGACACTCGTAGGCCACATGCAAAGAATCTAAAGGTTGATTGGTTGGGTGAAGAAAAAGAAATGTTCTTCTACGATGGTTGTGCATTTGGTCCTGGTTATTATGATATTATTGCCAAATATAAGAATGATGATCCAATGGCAATAATACAAGGCCGTGTTGGTTTAATTGGATGTCATCCAGAAAGTCAACCACATTGGTATGAACAATATAGTTGGATGAAGAATAAGTATCACAACGGTGAACAACATCAACTATTATTGGATTTTGTTAATAGATTGATGGAGGCTTGATGTTAGTAGTAGAATATATTATAATTGGATTTTTATCAGCATTAGGATGGTGGGGCGCAAATCATTATGTGATTGAACCACACTTTCCACCCCCAATTGAAAAGAAGGAAGAAAAGAAATGAGCGACAAGAGAGTATTGAGATTTACCGCATCTTGGTGTGGACCATGTAAGATGTTAGCAAAAAATTTAGAAAATGTTAGTACAAATATTCCAATCGAAGTGGTTGATATTGATGAAAACAATGAAATTGCCATAGATTATGGCATTCGTGGTGTGCCCACACTTGTTATGTTGGACGGCAACACAGAAATGAAACGATTGGTCGGTATGCAATCATTAAAACAATTAGAGGACTGGCTGAATGATTAAAAAAGCAAATTCAAGAGTTACGGACGAAAGAAGTAATTTTAAACCATTCAATTATGCTTGGGCATATGATGCTTGGCTTAAACATGAACAATCACATTGGCTTCACACAGAAGTTCCAATGCTTGAAGATGAAAAAGATTGGAAAAGGAAATTAACAAATGATGAAAAGAAGTTTCTCACTCACATCTTTAGGTTCTTCACTCAAGGAGACATTGATGTGGCGGGTGGGTATGTTAGGAATTATCTACCTTACTTTCCGCAACCGGAAATCAGAATGATGTTGATGGGCTTCGCTGCTCGTGAAGCCTTACACATTGCTGCATACAGTCATTTGATTGAAACGCTTGGTTTACCAGAAACGACATACACAGAATTCTTGGAATACCAAGAAATGAAAGACAAACACGACTATGTGTTAGACTTATCATCTAAGAACGGCACAAAGGAAAATACAGCTCGTCACATTGCTGTATTCTCTGCCTTCACAGAAGGTATGCAACTGTTCAGTTCATTTATTATGTTGTTGAATTTCCCACGACATGGTAAGATGAAGGGTATGGGTCAGATTGTTACTTGGTCTATCGTTGATGAAACGATGCACGCCGAGAACATGATGAAATTGTTTAAAACATATATAAACGAGAACCCTGAAATCTGGAACGATGAATTGAAGAGCAGCATCTACACTATTGCGGAAAAGATGGTTGAACTTGAAGATAAGTTTATTGATTTGGCTTTTGGTGTAAACAAAATGGAAGACTTAACTAGTGAAGATGTTAAGAAATACATTCGTTACATTGCTGACCGCCGATTGATTGGTCTTGGTATGAAGGGTATCTTTAAAGTAAAAAGAAATCCTCTTCCATGGGTTGAGGAAATGATTAATGCTCCAACTCATACCAACTTCTTCGAGAATCGTGCCACCGATTATGCAAAAGGTGCTCAACAAGGAACATGGGGTGATGTTTGGGCTCATTAAGGAGACCTTATGTCAAAGTTAGTTACGGCTGAATGCCTAAATTGTGAATCTAGTTATGAAGTTGCTTATGTTGAGCAACTTGTATCATCTGAATTGCCAGAACATTGTCCGTTTTGCGGTGAACCCATTGAAGAAATCACCGAAGACTATATAGAGGATGATGATTTGGATGAAGATGATTTTAAATGGGAATAAACTGGTTATACGATAATAAAGACTTCACAGAGGAACAGATTGGTGAGAATTATGGTTTTGTTTACCTAATCACCAATCTAACCAATAACAAAAAATACATTGGTAAGAAATTCTTCTACAGCTCTAAGACAAAAGTAGTAAAAGGCAAGAAAAAGAAACACAAGGTTTCCTCGGACTGGCAAACTTACTACGGATCCAACGAGGAACTGAAAAAAGATGTTATAATGCACGGCAGGGAACTTTTCAAGCGAGAGATTATACACTTGTGCAAATCCAAAGGTGAGTGTGGTTATCTTGAAGCAAAAGAACAGTTCGTTAATGGTGCGTTAGAAAGTGATGAGTATTACAATACCTGGATTATGGTAAGAGTGAGAAAATCACACATTAAGGGATTACAATGTTAGAAGCTTTACGGGAAATCGTAGATTATGATACCATCTTTTTTGTGCCACATCCGGAAGATGAAAGTCAGGTAAAATTAGAAGTGGCAAAGTACAAAGAAATGGGTGAAAAGTTGGATGTCGGTTTGGCCGGAGATTCATACGATATTATCCTTTTCAGATTGAACGAAGAAGATGAAATAACAGACCTGGATAAATTCCAAGGCGTTTTAGTTGAACCTCGTGAATACATCAGCAGGATGATTAAAGAAGATTGGTATGGAATGGTTAGCAGGAAAACCACCACATCACACCGATTGGTGGATGATGTGTTTGCCAAATGGAACAGTTATACAGTATAATATGTAAAACTATTGAAAGATATTATGATTCTCGTTGATTTGAACCAAGTGTTACTGGCAGGCCTCATGGCACAAATTGCCAACGCAAGACCTAAATTGAAATTAGAAGAAGACCTGATTCGTCACATGGTCTTAAACATTATCAGAACACACCTAAAAAACTTCCGAAAAGATTATGGTGAAGTTGTACTCTGTGCTGATAACCGCAAATATTGGCGTAGAGAATTCTTTCCACACTACAAAGCTGGACGAAAGAAAAACCGTGCAAAGTCGGACTTAGACTGGCACCTCATCTTTGATATGTTGTCGAAGTTTAAACAAGAACTCAAAGACAATTTCCCATACAAAGTGATTGATGTTGAAGGTGCTGAAGCTGATGACATTATTGGTACACTTGTGCCTCGTCACATCATGCATGAGGACATTCTAATCATTTCCAGTGATGGCGATTTTCTGCAATTGCAACAATACAATGAAGCCAGTCGTTTCAAAGTTAAACAATACAATCCAACACAAAAGAAATTTATTGTGTCGGACAATCCATTACATGAATTGAAAATGAAAATCATTGGTGGTGATGCAGGCGATGGCATTCCAAACATCATGTCACCTGGAGATACATTCGTGCGTGACATTAGACAGAAACGCATGACAGAAGGTAGAATGGAAAAATACCTAAATGAAGATATTACACAATATGATGAAGAAGCCAAAATTGGTTATTCCCGTAATAGTACACTGATTGACTTGAGAAATATCCCAAGTGACATACAGAGTAAAATCATAAATACCTATGATGAAACCAAACCTGCACCCAAAGGCAAGATTTTGGATTATTTCATTGCTAATAAACTGAAAAATCTTATGGATGTAATTGGAGAATTTTAATGAAGGCTTTGTATGAAATTTTTGATGAGTTTGAGGAAGCAAAAACCAAAGAAGCAAGAATGGGTGTTATTGAACGCAACCTTTCAAAAGTTTTGGTAGATGTTTTACAGTTAACATATCATCCAGATTTTCAATGGAAGGTAAAAGAACTTCCAGAAAATTATAAAATTCCAACGGACATGTTACCAGGAATTACACACGATAGTTTAAACTCACAACTGCGTAGGTTGTATATGTTTAGAGAGGGTGATCCTACAGCAGAGAGGTTGGACGATAAACGAAGAAATGAGATATTGGTTCAAATGTTGGAATCAATAGAGCCAAGAGAAGCAGAAGTCATTTTGGGAATATTCCAAAAAGATTTGCATGTAAAAGGTCTAACATACAAATTTGTTAAAGAGGCATTTCCGAATCTATTACCATGATACCAAAAGATAGAATAGTCGTTACATCAGGTGATTATGATATTTTGAGAGTTGAAGATTTAAGATTTCTACAAAAATGTAGAGCTCAAGGTGACTGGTTAATTGTCGGTTTGAGTTCTGATATAGCAACACATTTGAAAACAGGTACACTTTTTAATCGTTATGATGAAAGACAAGAATTGTTACAAGGTTTTAAATGTGTTGACGAGATAATAAGATACAATGATGCTGATGGCACAGATTGTAACTTATTGAAGGCCGTTAAACTGTTTTATCCTCAAGCAGTTATAACATATGTTTCTAAGCATGATATGCATAACATGCCAGAAACAAGAATTAGAGGAATTACATTTCAAGTTATTGATTAAGGAGTAGTAGTGTCGAAGTTTGTGGCTAAGTTCCGTAAAAATGCGGATTATAATGATGATTATGAATATTCACAAAAACGCAAGCGTAGTGGTAAACATGATCCGTCAAAAAAGTTGACCAATTACGATTATGATAGAATGATGCAGGACGAAGAGCTATATTATGAAAAACCTGCTCGCCGAAAAGTAAAACAATTCTACTAATTCCTAGTGTTGTAGGTAAACAACACAACAATTGACAAATCTCCTGATTATGTTATAATATACACATACAGGAGATTTGTTATGATGATTTATACTCGCACACCTAAGTCAAAGCGCAAGCTTGCACCAAAAGCCGAGCGTGAGCAATATCAAAAATGGTTGGATTCACACAAACCAACCAAAGTCATACAATCCACTCCACAAAAATTCACTTATAAACTGTCGGCACCTGCCGGCCGTGAAACTAAGCACTTTCCGTCATTAAATACCGGTAATGTAGCTGCAACTAAAGCAGAACCGAAAGTATACACTGGCGATAAAGTGCTCGGTATTGCAACTTTGCACAAATCAAACGCTGTTCCTGTGTTTAAGAAAGAGGAAGCAGTGGAAATCTCAAGTATGAGGCGTTAAAATGAAAAGGAAAATTAATTTTGTTGTAGAATTGAAACGACCAGTGTGTCGGACACCAATCAAGCCTGTACAGGCTCATAAAAATGAGGTAAAATATGAACGAAAACCAAAACACAGAGCAAAAATCTACGAATCTTGATTGGGAACCTGTTTGGCAAGCAACCAAACGCTGGGCAATCATGTCTCAATGGGAAAATGACTTAGAAAATTATGAAAAAACTTGGTCAACTAGCATTGAAGAAGCGAATGATGGCACAGGCGATGCAATTTTAACTTTTCCTGATGAATTGCTCATGTTAAAAGGTTGGAGTGAAGGCACGGTGTTGAATATGGAAGTGGAACAAACGCCTACAGGCAATGTTCTTATAATTACTGAGAAAAAATAATGAGTTTACTTGAAACAAAATCACTATTGGCCAAATTGATGGCTACGGAAGACTTACGTATTCAACAAGACAGAGTACAAACAGCAAGTTTTAACATTGAAACTCGTGTGTTGACTGTGCCAATCTTGGACAATAAGATTTCCAAAGATGTTTATGACTTGTTTATGGGTCACGAAGTTGGCCATGCACTATACACACCATATGATGGCATGAAAAAAGCCATTGCCGAAAAAATTAATATGAATGTGGTGAACATTGTTGAAGATTCACGCATTGAACGCAAGATTAAAAACAAATATCCTGGTATCAAAGCACCATTCTTTCGTGCTTATGATGAACTGTACAACAAAAACTTCTTTGGCACAGAAGGAAAAGACCTAAACACATATAATTTTGTTGATAGAATCAACTTGCATTGTAAAATTGGTGCAGGATTGACTATTAAATTCTCCGATAAAGAGCGTGAACTGCTTTCTGAAGTAGAATCAACTGAAACCTATGAAGATGTGATTGAAGTTACAAAGAAAATTTGTGATTTTATGAACATGGAAGATGAAGAAGAAGTAAAAACATTAACAGTTGCTGTCTTAACTGATGATGACGGTGATGGAACCAATGAAAATGAGAGCGAAGGTGAACAACCAGCAGACATTACCGTTGATGCTCGTGAAGGTGAAGGTGGAGATTCTTCAGGTGATAGTGAAGAAAATGAAGGTGAAGAAGAAAAACAGACCAAAGATGAAGTTGGTGGTAGTGTAGGCACACAAGGAGCTGGTCGTAAAGAAAAACACGAGAAACCTCCAGAGCCAATTCGTTCGTTTACTGATGAAGCATACAAGGAAAATGAACAACAACTGTTTGATAAAGGTCAATCCAAGTATGTTTATGTGAATGTACCTGAATATGACATCAAAAAAGGCGTTGTTGACTACAAAAAACTTTATGCGATGTGTGAGGTTGAAGGTTTTACAATCAATCGGCAAGATTTTATCAATTATCGCCGTGAATCCGCAAAGGTTGTGTCGTATCTTGTGAAAGAATTTGAACTCCGCAAGAATGCCGACCAAATGAAACGTGCTTCAACAGCAAAAACTGGTGATTTAGACCTGAGTAAAATCTATTCATTCAATTTCAATGAAGATTTGTTTAAGAAAATTACTGTTGTACCTCACGGACAATCACATGGACTTGTAATGTTCTTGGATTGGTCAGGTTCTATGTCACGACACATTGGTAATACAGTGAAACAACTGTTGAACCTGGTGATGTTCTGTAAGAAGGTTAACATTCCATACGAAGTTTATTGTTTCATTGAATCTAGTGATAGAGAATTTCTCTACAAACCAGCAGCAAAGCTTGGTGATTTATACTGTGGTGAGTTTGGTATGGTTAATTTGTTGTCTAGTAGAATGACAGCAAATGAATTTATCACTGGTGCAGCTGCAATGATGAAGTTTGGTGGTATTACAAAAGAATGTTTGGGTCGTTCGTTGACTCCATGGTTCTTGCGTATGAGTGGTACACCATTGAATGAGTGTGTTATTGGTGCCATGGAAATTGTACCTGACTTCCAGAAGAAGAATCGTTTGCAAATTGTGAACACCGTTTTTCTAACTGATGGTGAAGGTAGTTGTTTGTTTGATATGTATGACAGTCAACATTATCCTACAAAGGCTGCATTTACACATATGGTCATCCGTGATCCTAAAACTAGGAACGAAGAAGTGTTTGAAAGAAACCGTAAGGCGAACCTTTACTATTCTAGTATGTTGATGGCACAGACTGATTGTTTCATTCGTTTGTTGAAGAAACGCACCAACTCACATGTGATTGGTTTCTTTGTTTGTGAATCGAAAGACATTTCAAACCGATTCACTTATTTCTATCCTGATAAAACAGATGATACTGATATCAAAGAGACATTCAGAAAAGAAAACTATGCTGTTGTGACAAGTACCGGTTTTGATGACTATTATTTGTTACGGTCAAATGGCCTAGATACTGATGATGAAGAAGAACTAGAGTTCAAAGAAAATGCAACCACTCGTGGTATGGTTTCAGCATTCAGTAGGTATACTGCAAACAAAATCACAAGTCGTGTTGTGTTGAATCGTTTTATTGGATTGATTTCGTAAGGAGTAAAAAATGGAAATTTATTCAGAATACTATGAGGGTGACCGCAAGGCCACAGTTACTAGGTTGAAGAGGTCTTACAATTCAACTTTTGATGTTTGGGAAGTTGCGATGTATATTGGCAATAAACCAATTCAAAGAACAACATTGCGAAATGAAACGGATGCCGAAAATCTGGCAGAAGATTTTGTTAAAGGATGCGGTTCAGCACCCACACTATTGAATGAGCACATTAGTAATGGATAATCAAACCAAAGAGGTCTTTTGCATTGCACAGGAAGAATGTGCAGAAGTTACCCAAGCAATTTCTAAAATCTTCCGTTTCGGTTTCGAATCACAGCATCCTGTTAGTCTAAAGACCAACAAGGAAAGTCTAGAGGAAGAAGTGGGAGACCTCCTTGCAATGGTTGACATTATGGTGGAAAAGTGTATAATCTCAGATGAACAAGTAAACATTGCTCGCCAAAACAAACGAGAGAAACTGAAAACCTGGTCTACCATCGAAGGGCTGTAAAATGGATTATGATTATGAACTTTATTGCGAGATTCTACAAGTCTTTATGGAAGATGCCAGGATTGACCGTGATGAATTGGTGAGAGGTGAAGATATCTCCGACATTCCAGAAGTCAAGATTATATTTGACGGATACGGTGACCTTGAAGATGAAGATGAAAATGGTGAGTACCGATATACCGAAGGTGGTAACACCAAAATGGAATCTTATGCTATCTTTATTCACAAAGATGCACTACAGGAAGAATTCATGTTTCCTGAACACGACACTGCATGGAACATGATTATTCACCGTCCAAAGGAAGAAGTCTGTATCTATGCATGGTATGATGTAGAAGCTGAAGAATGGGAATTCTTACAACTAGAAGACCGTATTGATTCAGACCACACTATGAACGAGGAAGATGTAATGAAAATATTACATGAATTGTGGCAAAGATACTTTATGCAAAACTTTGACCTTGGTGTATAAACATGACTGACCAAGAAATTGTAGAACACTATGAACGAATGAAAGAGATTTATGGTGAGGCACTTCCAGACATGGACCATTGCCCAGCATCTTTTGCTTTTGCCGTGAAAATGTACAAATACTTTCATATGAACAAGGACAAGGATGTTCAAACTAATTGACTTTATCATCTATGGCTGCTGGCACCGCTGGAAGATTATACACAAAGCTAATGTCAACGAATCAGGTGCAGCAATTGGCTTCGCATATATTTGCCAATGCGAGAGATGCGGCCAACCAAAAAGATTCAACATGTATTAACTCAAGCGCTTCCGGAGGATTCCAATGACAACATCAACACAATATATCTGGTCATCCGCACACTATGAGCCGAGTGAGGTCATATTCAATGACCTTACGGCGCTCATTTACAACCAATTACTGGAACTCTACATTCGGGACCTAGAGGTCGAACTCATGTCCGAGAAACTAAAGAATGTCATGCCGTTGCCTGCACCGAATCCGTATCCTTGGGACAGAAACAGAGTATACCCACCACTTGATCCATGGAACACACCTTACTACGGACCACCGTACAAGGTGACCTGTCTTGCAGGTGATCCAGTGAAATATTCGGAAGAATATGACGCACACTACAACGAAATCAAAAATGTATGGCTAGACGATAAGTGCTCCGATTCAACCTGTGAGTTTTGCACTACCCGTCCAGAGACACCA